AGTCCAGATCTGCTTTCGCCGAGTCCCTGCTGTCCTCAATGACGCTGGGTCAGCACTCACCGGCACACTTGGTGAACTCATCAAGAAGCGACACGCCGAGAACTTCGCCAGCAAGCCAGCACGAATCGTGGGCATCTTGCCATACACACCACTCCCACCCGGCATGAAGGCTGGCGGAATGGTGGCCTGTGTGGCCGCTGGTGGCGAGCGTTTCGCCGCTGACTACACCCAGTTCATCAAGGACACAAAGCCGTGCCGTGAAGAGGACTACAACGCCCTTCTCACTGAAATGCGAGAGGTCGCCAAGTGGGATGTTCAAGCAATCAAAGCAACCCAAATCAAGCACGATCTACGCCGACTTGAGGTCGGTGTCGGTGAACCATCAGCGGAGGAACTGGCGGCACAGGAACCCAGCGTTTCACCACCAACCACCGACGACAACACCACCATTGTCGCCGAGGACTTCACCATTGAACTTGATGTCGTTAATGACGATGTTGAGGCCAGTGGTGCCTTCGGCAGTGCGTCCTTCAAGGAGGAATGGGCTTGAGCATCGTCGGTTCGATCCACATCCAATGTGGTGCTTCCGCATGTGATCGTCATGTGTTCGCCGTTGACGCTGACGCATACATCAGCGAGATGCTTGACGCCCAGCGTGAATCCATTCGCACACAGGCAGGAATATGGTCGCACCCAACACGATACTGTCCTCGCTGTGAAGCCCGTGCCGAAGCACTGGGCTACGAATCCCAGCGAGCGATGGACGAGCGCATGGCTCGCCGACTGGCTGACTCCGAAGCGCAGGAAACCCACCGTTTGCCACGAACTGCTGGCCTCACGGCTGGCTTTGAAGGAGGCGAGGTTTGATGAGCGACAACGCAGATCTGAACACTGGTGATGTGCCTTCAATCAACGAAGTCGCACGCTTGCGTGCCTTTGAGGCCGCTGTGCTGGGGCACTGGCAACAGTGCGTCAATCACGGCTCAACCATGAAGGATTTGAACTGGTGGCTGGGTCATGCTGGCTACTTGGAGAGGGTCGATCATGTCATTGAACTCCCCGGTGAAACAATCACTATGCCCGGTGGTGCTTGGCAATTGACCGCAAAGCACCGAGAGGTTGCTGATGAATGGATTGCCGAAGAGGAACGCCAAATGGAGGAATCAGCATGAGGCAGATCTTCACCATCAGCGACGGCTACGGCATCCAGTGTTTCAGCACATGGGATGCGGCACGCAAGTATTTGTTCGTCCTCCGTGGACGCTTTGCTGGCGACGACGAGGACTTGGGCTATCATGGTGCCCTGCGCTTTGACACAGACAATGGGGACTTTAACCACAATGGTTGGGAGTTCCCAGCAGACTCGCCAGCGACGGCACAACGAGTCAAGAAGGTTGTCATGGCTGGCTATCAATGCACGCTCAAGGACTCCAACGATCCACACCCACAAGAGGTCGTCATTACACCGTGTCAAATGTGGACAGCAAAGGACATGGACAACCATTATCGGCACGCCAAATTGCTCAAGCATGGGTATTGCGAGGCTTGATATAGGCCGGACTGTGTGGACTGAACAACGGGGAATCAAAATGACCGACTCTTATAGAAAAAAATACGCACTGCTCCCACTTGATGTGGTGAAGTTCAAGGAACCGACCGAAGGCGACATTTGCCGCTTCTGTGGCTGTGGTATCGCCCAGCATACAAAGAATGAACTCACGATCTGCCTTGCAGGAATGAGTTCATACAATGTGGACGACGCTGGTGTCAAGCACTGGCAAAACCGCTTGGAGGAATCAGCATGACATTCAAACCCGAACTTGGGAACTGTGTTGTTTGCTACAAACCACTGACTCCGCATACTGGTGCAACATACTGTTCATCGGATTGCTACAACAAGGAGGAATCAGCATGAAAAAATACGAAATCAATTGGCATGAAAACCTAAACGAAACAGAACTCAAGATCTTGCTTGAGGAATGGAAAGGATTCTTTGAAGTGGTGGAGGTGAGCGCATGAGCGATTCAACACGAATGACTGACGAGATGAGTCAAACGCTATCCGACCTTGAGGCGGCGTGCTGTTCAGCACACGCCATGAAGGCGACAGGAGAACTGACCGAAGACCAATACCAGCAGATCAACAACACGATTGCTGGCTGGGAAAACATGCTCAAGGACATGCACCAAAAGGCCAACAATCGTGAAGTGATGATGAAGGACATTCATGGCTCCACGATTTGCGTTGAACGACTGACTGAACAGGAAAGGAAAAATTGGAGAGAGGAATACACGAATGCCTCTCCACCATTCGCTGTGGGTTCATCACGCATTGTTGTCCCACTTGACAGTGCTGACCGATTCGCATACATGACAGGACTCTCCCAGTATGACGAGAAGCCCTCTCAATACATCATAGACGACGCTGACCTCGGTTCAAGCACAGTCTATGCTGTGTGGTGCATTTACGACCACGAACGAGAGGACGAGGACAAGCGCATTGACATATTGATTGACCAGATCCGCTACGGTTGCACACCGAACGAGGTGAGCGCATGAGCAAACAGTGGACGATTCACGGATTCAACGAATACCCATGCTGTAAAGGCTGTGGCGAACGACTGAAAATCTATCAACCATCGGGCAACACGCCTGTTCTCTTCTGTGGGGGCTGTGAGTCCCCGTGGGGTCTTGACATCCGACCAGCCACGATGGACGATGTGGACGGGGAGGGAGTTCAATGAGTGATTCACCGCAACCTGTGGGAAGCACCGCAGATCTGCTCTCCTTTGAAGTGCGAATCCAGCAAGAGGAATTGCACACGCCTCGCATGGCTAAGGTGCATGAACACCTTCAAGAGAACGGCATATCCTTTGACACTGGTTTTGCTATCAAGCAAGGCCAGCCATCTGCTAAGACATGGTTCTTGGACTGGTCTTTGGCTGGTGCTACACCACAAACCGTGATGCGACTATTACGGGAAAACGGCGTGGAGTTCACTGTCCTCATCAACACAGCGGAGGACGAAGCATGACAGGGTTCATTGAAGCACGCTACGAGGAATCGCCCAAGCAGGGACAGCGCAAGGTGCGTATGCTGTGGCAAGCCATCAAGCAAGCCACAGGCTCTCCACCATCACTGATCCATTATCGTCCACCACAGCGTCGCTACGACGGCGTTTTTCACCCCCGTTCTTCGTGGGTTATTCATCACGAAACAGGAACATTCACATTCACAGGACAACGGCCACAGGAAATCACACAGGTGATTCGTGCCGAAGGACTCATCCAGCAAAAGGAGGCATGAACATGCCAAATCTAATTCAAGAGATAGAGAGGATATTCGGCAAGCATGTTGATATACGCCCGACCCCTAATTCACATGAGGACAAGCGAATGACGACCCAGTGGTATGACATTGACAAATACAGATTGAAGCACCCAGCAAATCCAGATCAGCGAATCAACATCATGGACTTTGCACGCCATGTGTGCATGAACACGGACATAGGAGCAATCGCCCATGAGGCGTTTGAATACGCCACCCGTGAAGGAGAGAGGCCGTCATACAGAACCCGAACCAATCAAAAGCACATCGCCACCGTCACCAACGAATGTGCCCGTGATTTGTGGCGAAAGACTGACAAGACACAGGCTCGCCAATCCATCAAGCGTGTTCGCCAGCGTGGCTCGATCAGAATCCAGTTCGCCAAAGACGCACGAACCAAGAGCGCACGGGGTGGCCCCAAATACGGTATCACCATGTCAGTCAATGGTGATGAAGGAGAGGCCACTGCCCGTGCCCTCAAAGTGCTACTCCATGAGATGATCCATGTGTTCCAATTGACACACTACAAAGAACACCACGGCAGGAACGGCAAGCGACGCCCACACGACATCATGTTCAACCGCATGATGCTCAAACTGATGCAACCGTGGTTTGGCCTCACCGAGAAGGAATGCAACCCGTTCAACATGGGCTACGCCAGCAACAAAGGCTACGGCCCCAGCAAGAAAGTTCAGCGCATCATTGAGAACAAATTGAACAACAACGAACCACTTCGCATTAACAGATTCTTCCAGCCCCATGCTTCAACACCAAAAGCCGAGCCGACTCCACAGGAATTGGTGAAGAAGGAACGCTCGCACGCCAAGCGATACATCAAAGCGATTATCACCCGTTGCTGGGAAGTTCACGGCGACGACACTTTTGATGATAACAGCAAGTTCACAGATCTGAACATGGGTTGCTGGCGTGAAGCCACCGAGCATGTGTTCAATTCAATACTGACTCACGACTCCCTCTCCACCTCGCTACTCACCACGAAGGAGGAAGCGTGGTATGAAGTGATTCTTGGGGATTGTAAAGCCGACTGGAACCCATACAATTGGGACAACCCCACCAGCGACGCTCGCTGGGAGGGGCTGGTTCGCATGGACGAATACCTATCACGCAACATGCACACAGTGAAGCCGTTCGCTGACAAGGAGAAGGCCACCATCCCCCAGCCGGAGGAACCCAAGCCAACCCTCACATGGGAGGACATCAGCGTGGAGGATTTACGCTGTGCGCTTCACCGCAAGACACGGGCACGCTTCGATCCACGATGCTCCAAAGAATACCTTCTTAGCCAAGCAGTTCGGCTCAAGGTTGTCCCCGCTGACTGTGTGTCTGTGGGTGATTCAACACAAACAAACGAGGTGATACAATGAACATATTCTTTCTCCACAGGCTGGCTTGGCTGGCGGGAATCATGCACTGCGACAAGCACATGAAAATGATTGTTGAGGCCGCACAGATGCTCTCAACGGCTCTCTTCAAGCACACAGGCTCCGCTGACCTCATGCCTATGCGTGCCGACGGCAAGACCCCCTATTCGGGCAAGGCTCACCCGCACCACCCCAGCACGCTGTGGGTCGGCTTGACACGGGCGAACTACGAATGGCTGTGTGAACTGGCCGAGTCGCTACTTAAGCAAAACCAGATCCGCTACGGCAAGGAACACGGTTGCACTGACGCCATCCGTCATTTGCGACAAATGGCTGAACACATTCCCGACTTGACTGGCGGTCAAATGACACCAGTGCCGCTGGCTATGCCCGATGAATACAAACAACCCGACCGTGTTCAAGCATACAGGGACTTTTACTTCCATGACAAGCAACGCTTTGCTCGCTGGGACAAGGGAACTCCTGCCCCTAATTGGTGGCGAAACATGGAGGCGGTGATAGTATGACTGAAAAAACGAAAAACATAGATCTTGAAACAGCGACCGATGAGGAATTGAACAACGAATTGACACTCCTGTTGCATGGTTTGTGCTACAATGCCAGCCGCCCATACAGGGAGTTCATTTTCCGTGTGTTGATCGATGAAATTACCATTGACGACATTGACACCCTATCCAAAGGGAGGGCGTTTTGAATGAAGCGTTGGGTTGTTATCAAGACGGCTGGATCAGGCTACACCCAAAAGTATGCCCCGCCTGTCGCACTGTTCAAGCGATACGCCGATGCGGAGAAATACCTGCGAGGTAAAATCAAGAAGCAGGTTGAGTTCAACCTAAAATGCCAAGCCGAAGGGCGAGGTTGGGGTGGCCCTCAAACCATCAAAGAGTTCCTTGAGTCTAATTGTATCACGCAATTTGACACGAACGAGGGAGAGTTCTTTCTTGAACAGGTGGTGTTTGAATGACCGCTGACATTCCTATGGACGAAGACCCATACTACACCACGAAGGACAGGAAATGCAAATCCTGTGGTGAAATGAATACTGGATCTGACACATGCGGTGGCCCGTGCGGCCAGTGCTGGGCGTGCAATTGCGACTGTGATGGTGATGCTTGATGGGTCGCTACGGAGGCCATGAGTGCGGTAAATGCGGTGGTTCACACCGAGGCGTTTGCCCAGCATACTACGACGAAACCGAGGCCATGATTGACGAGGAACGACGGCAAGGCCGTGTGTGTCGCTGTGGCGACCCAGCGTGCCCGCACAAGGCATCGTGCTACTCCTTTGTGAAGAAGCAGGAGCCGACTTCGCTGGCTGACGCTATGGGTGTTGACGGCGACAGCACGGTTGAATTATTCATTAACGACGGCACTACACCCCTGTGGGGAGATGATGATCTGGAGAAGGACTTTGAGGAAATGATGAAGCGGATTCAAACATTCTTCCGAGCGAACGCTGGCCCAGTCTTTACCCACGAACGAGTGGATAGGATGATGGTTGCGATTGCCGACGAGGTTGAAGACCACCGCTTTCATCACGATTCACCGCCCGAAATGCTTGACTTGCTCTTGCACTTCGTGGCGAACAGTCGGGGTTGTGAAGAGGAAACCGACCGTTGATTAAATACCCCAAACCCAATGGTGATGATATGGCCGACAAAGCAACCCGCAAAAAACGAACACCCTGCGACCTTTTGCAGATCCGCAATTTCATTACCAACAAAGCAAAAGCCATTTTGCGAGGAAAGGAAATGGGAGCCAAAGAATGGGAGGCCGCTGTTGTTGAAGCAGGGTTCGCCGCATACAAGCACCCACGCTATCAGCGAAAACCACACAACGCATCGATCAAGGCGGCACTCCGCCGTGAGTTCCGAAAGTTCGCCGGAACGACGACGCCTAAGAGGAAGAGCAAGAAGGTCGTTCGTGGTAAAGCAGGGGAAGGGAAGACGCTGACCGATGCACCACGCCACTATCGCACTGAATACTTCCCCAACCCACGACAAAAAACTCCGCCGTATGAGCCATACAACGATCCACATGACCCATACGCATACAGACCGAAGGCAGGGCAAGCAAACCCCATCAAGAAGATTCAGCACCCGCTGGGTTCTATCAATGAACTATCACGAAAGACCGACAGCGAACTCGTCGCCGCAACCGAAGAAATGAAAGATCTAATCCGCAAACAGAATGCACTGGTTGAGGATATTCGCAAACTCCAAGACAGGAAGGCAAAAATTGACGCCTTCTTGAACGGTAAAGAAACGCTTGAAATCCTCACACTACTACAACAGTGAGGTGGTTGTTCGTGACGAAACGCTCAAAGGAAATCCTTGCCAAATACAACGACGACTTCATGTCGGCTGAACGCCACTATCGCCGCAAGGCTGGTGATTGGCGGTCAATCATACAGGAACTACACGCAGACCGAGGAATGCTTCTCGGCACTACGCAATACGCCGAAATGAACGGCGTTGAGCGTGCCGAAGCACTGGGTGTTATCGATCACGCCGTCCGTGAGGCTCATTCGCACATTGAGGAATTGAAGATCCTTCGTGGTGAAGCGGTTGAAGTTCCGTTCGGATTCAAATACCGTTCAAAAATCGCACGGCGCAAAATACTGTTGCTTAGTGACGAAGCACTGGGGGTATCGGAATGATTCTTTGGACTGATCCAGCGAATCCCGATAGAGAGTTCCTAATGTCAATCGTCGGCCCCGACCGTGCTGGTTGGCACGAAGCACTGGTGCAATACGAAGGGGAGAACGAAAGGGAAACCCTTCAAAGCGCACAGAAGGTTCTCAAGGAACAGGGTTTTTACACGCCCCGTGATCGCTGGTATTGGGAGAAAAAGGACATCACATACATGCGCTCAACCGACACATATTACAAACTCAAGGTTCGCCACAAGGCACCGGAAGGAGAGGAAGAAGAATGATCGACATAACCGAATTATCATGCCCCGATTGCGAAGGCCCGATGTTCCGCTGGAAAGACGGCGAGCATCCAGATCTCGGACAAACGCCGAGAGCGAAGTGCAAACAATGTGGACGCTGGGTGTGGCACACGCTACGCCTTATCACAAAGGAGGGAGAATGATGACCCAGCCGGAGGAATTGGACATTGGCCCTCTCCCCCTGCCTTCTCAAGAGGATGCTATATGGGCTATGCGCCTTTGGCAATCCCTCGTCATTGGTGACGAAGAACGAGGAATCGTGGGAGGCATTTGGGATATGCCGAATGTCGGACGCTATCGCCGGACAGGAGAACGGGAACTGACTCTCACCGAGATCCATGCTGATATGTTGCCCGATAAAATCGGTGTCAGCGTGTGGAATAAACACGACTGGATTCGCTACTTAGCCGACCAAATTGGATGGTTCGTGGTGAGCAACAGGGTTGAAACCGCCGACATGGAGAAAATGGCTATTCAAGAACACGAACCACGCATTGAACACATCGGAAAGGTGTGGGCTTGCCCGTGCGGCATGATCTATTCTTTACTCGGCGAGAACGCTGGGGAAACCCGTGTGCTGGTATCGCCGACAGGCGACTGTATGAATCCTAATTGCGATATAATCATCCCCCACCCGCACGCTGGTGTGCTGAATGTGGTGAACGACACAGCAGTGCTGGCTAAAATGCAAGCACAGGAAATGCTGTCTATTGCACAGGATGAGGACGAATACCCCGCACCGCCGATTGAAGCGGCTTTTGCTCAACAAGATCTATTCACTGATTCCGAAGAGGAATGAACAAAGGGTTCATATAGGCTACCCTGTGTGGATAGGCCATGAGCAACCAAAACCTGCCTAAGTGTGTCGGCTGTGGCCGACCAACAATGATTAACCCAACCGACCCGACTATCGCCCCGCTGGCGATGGTGCTTCAATCCGAACCCCGCTGTCAAACATGTTATCATGTTGGCGATTTATTCACGGGGGATTCCCAATGAGCAAGAAGCGTTTCAAATCATTCGTTGAAGGACTCTCCGATGAGCAGATCGACAACCTCGCTGGTGTCGGCGCATCCGTTCGGGACTTCGGCACAGCACTTGAGTCCGAGTTCTTGGCTCGTCGTGGCAAACTACTGACAGCCGATGAACGCAAGGAAAACGACGGCAAGCCAAACGCTGTCGCTAATCCAACCATTGACATTGAAGTCCCCGGTGTTATGTGCTTAATGCTCCAACCCTGCGACGAGAACAAAAAGACTCTCGGCAACGGCTATCGCAACGATGTCGGACTGGCTGATAAGGTCAAGACTGGGAATGTCCCTCCGACTCTTATTGCTGAAATCCTCCTTGACAAACTGGTGGGTATGCTCAACGGCAAGGTTGCCGACAAAGCACTCACCGAGGTCAAAGACGCACTCACCGCTGGCATGACCGTCAAGGACGGCAAGTTCACCTTTGACAAGAAGGTCGCCCCTCCATTGAAGCACGCTGTTGAAGTGGCTGAATGGATGGCTGAACTCAAGACCACATTCGTCGGCACCACAGCAGGTGCTACTCACACCAGCATGGAGGTCATACCAATACCTCTAGATCCACATTCCACGCCAATGGAGGCGAACACCGACACAGCGGAAATCCCATCCCCTGCTGGTTCACCACCAACGACTGAACTATCAGTGGACAATGTAAGCCCTGTTGTTGTCGCAACAGGCCACCCACCTTCTTTCATTGATTCATTCGGGCAGGTGAGCGAGTGATGGTTGAAGAATACCTCTCCGAACGCCAAGAGAAACTTGAGAAGGCTGTGAGAAACCTCATGGCTCAAATGCAGGAGATGAACGAATACATCGCCGAGCAAGAAAAGGACATCATTCGCTTGAACGAGAAGGTGGTGAAGGCCGAAGCCAAAAACATACCCGGTCAATTGGATGAATTGCGTGCCGACATTGAAGCCCTTGAGGCTGACGACGATGAACCCGAAGGTTTCCGCCGCAGTGTCGCAAAGGCCATTGAAGAGATCCAAGACACATTCCGCAACAATGAGATCATCCTCATCCAAGACGATGTGGTGAGAAACACACTTTACAAGAAGGTGGGAATGTGAGCAACGAGAACCGCTACAACCAAGTCCACCATGCGACTATCCAAACCACATTCACTGCTGGCGAAGAAGTCCACATTTTGACACAAGACACCCGTGATGAAAGAATAATGAACATCCGTGTTAATCGTGTGGCCCCCTCAAGGAACGGCCATGTCGGCTACACTAAGAAGGGCTTTTACTTGACAGAAGAAGAAGCACTTGAATTGAGGGACAGGCTCAATGAACTACTCCACAAGGACAACATTTCAGATCTGTTTGACAAGGTTGATGATAAAATGCAACCCGTTGCTGAAACTCTTAAGCGAGGTGGTGAATGATGGTGCGTGCATACACAGAACCGTGGTTTGACATCAAACGCTTTGAATTGCTGGCCCTTGTCCACGAACTGCCGGAGCAAGGCTGGCGGGTTCACGATCAAAACACTGGTGATTTACTCACCACCATTCAAGAGGACGCATTTGCACTATGGGAACAGGTCGTCGGCAAGGTGGGGCGTGCGCCCCGTCCACTGCTGGTGGATTGCCTATACATTTGTGCTAAACTGTCGGGCAACCGTGTCGGTATTAAGGCTGTCAAGCGAGCCACCAAGAAACTGTGGGGCAAGTCCGTTGAGGTCTTGCCGCTTGACCGGAGAAGGGAGATGCGACGCTGGATATGGGGCTACAAAATAGAGATTATGCGCCTTTATCCCGACCAAGCCGCATGGGACGACTTCGTGAGCGCATGGCGTGATAAGACCGTCGATCCAGCATATTTTGACGAAGGAGATGGTGAGGAATGACAGCAGGATTTGAAATTGGCGACCGATGGGCGAACAATCACACTGGTGATGTAGCACGAATGACCCAATGTGAGGTAATCAACATCACCACTGACGAATACCCAAACGGGAAGGGCTTGTATGTCTATACTCTCACCTATGAAGACGATTCGATCTATAAGAGGAACGCTTTGACTCACCATTTCAGTCATGTGTTCCGGTGTGATGAACCGACACTTCTCAAGCACTGGTCGTGCCTTTTGTTTGACTCGCATGAGAGAATAATGGACGACATTATCGCAAAGGAAGAGGAATGAACATGCGTGATACGAACTTTCGCCATATTGCCGCCTGTTGCAGACAGGCATACAATGGTGTGCGAAGGCCAGCCATCGTCGCTGAATCAGCGTTCAAACTCTCCCCTAAACAAATACCCGAACTCATTGACTTCTTCTATGAGGACAGCCGCATTGACAGGAAACTGACCGATGAGGATCTGCGTGAGGTGTTCTATCACCTCACTGACCTTTACCCCGAAGAGGCGGTTGACGACCCCGATATTGTCGCTGAACTTTCAAAATTGGTGAAGACCGATGCGGAAACCACCATGACATTTGGTTTCGCATATCAGCGAATGCAGGATATTCTCAACGCCGACGACAACAGGGTGCGTGCGATGATCATTCGTATAGTCCTCAAGCGTTCCCATCCCCGTGATTCATACTGGTTCATCCTTCGTTTGACACGAACAGCCAACCCCTTCAAGCGAAGGGACATACTCAAGGCTCTCGGTCAATGCTACGGTATGCCGACCCAGCGATTGATGCAAGAGTCAATGTTCTCATCGATCCGTGCTGTCGCCGAGAAGGTGATTGCGGGTGCTGAACTCATCGGTGTCCCAAGCACAGGAAACCCTGTCATTCTCCCACTCCCCCGACGACATCGGGGAGAGGATTTGCCGTTCAACAGCAAAACCGCTGAACTTGAGGTCATTCGTGGCGAACGACTGACGCTACACATGAATGAAACAATTGGCTCGGTTGCCTATGACCCACATGGGGTTGAGGTGCAGGAAATTGACACCACGCAATTGGCGTCCTGCCTTGAGGCCGGTATCTATGTGGTTGAACACACACCGCAAGACGACTTTCCTCTCAAGGTGTGCGACATACTCACGCTTGAAGGAGCCGACGCCCATGAATGGACACGAAGCAAGAGGCGACAATACATTGACGACCATGTTTCAGATCTTCTTGTCAAAGACACCCGTTCAGTGGAGAACATGAGAGCGATAAAGAAACTGTCCCCGAAGAACGGAGTGGTGTTCATACATAACCCCGAATCCAAACTCACATTCACCAGTGCGAACGATGAAGTCGTGCTGTTCAGCACGAAGCACACAGGAGAGATATTCCGTTTAGTGGCTGGTGTGTGGCGACATGAACCCGCACGGGGATTGGTGCTGAACGGCTGGCGTGTTGCCGCCCGTGATGGCATAGATGCCTATTATGAAGTCGGCACTATCACAGCGGAGCCTCACATGGAAAAGAAACTGGCTCGCCTCACCAAAGCAGGGACAGCGGTTGAAGGCTCACGGGTTGACATGAAAGCACCCACATTTGTTGAGGTTGAGATCCACTTCGCTGACTATGACGAGCGAGGAATACACATTCAAGGTGTTATCACGGGTTTAGCACCAAGCGCAGGGCTGTCCGATGTTGTGCCTGTTGAAGAGGTTGAATACTTAGTGGGTGAAGAACATGTTGAGTGAACAGGACATTCTTTTGTTGCTAATTGCTAAGAACGCAAGGTTCCGTATTTCCTCACGCCTCACCACGAAGAACCAAACAGGATATGACATTCGCCCCGAATGCGATCTGTTCGGTCGCAAAACAATACCAGCCGAGGTCACTATATTCCTGCGGGAGAACGGCTTGCCAGCCCAAAACCGCTACACTAAACCCCAACATTTGACACGGCTTATGAGGCTCTTGAAACCGTATCGCCTATTCACAAAAGAACCCGAAGGTTTTTTGGCCGTCTTGCGCCATGTCGGGAGTCTGCCCGAAGCAACAACGCATGAGGACATAGAGAATATATTGGAGGTGCTTGAAAATGAATCTGTTTGAAGACGAGGAACTTATCACGAACGACTGGTTTGAGGTATGCCCGAATGCCTATGACATTATTCTTGATGATCGGAAAATAGGATTGTTTGATGCTTTACGCATGTGGACGAACGACTACGACAGAATCGCTGTGCGAGAGGCACTGAACAAGGTGAAGTCCAGCCCACGATTTATGCTTGACACAATGTTGGCTACATACCCATACGATCCAGCGGTAATGTTTGTTGGTCGTGAATTGTTGATGAAGGAAAACGACGACATTTCACTTTCAATACTTGCTTTGTCAAAGGATGGGACGAGCCAACGGAGAATCAAGTTCCCAAGCAAACGCCCAAAGGCTGTGCCGAACCGCCTACTTGCTGTATTTGGTCTAAGGCCAAGCGAAGCCGAATGGTTTGAACCAATTGTCGCCGTTGAGTCCAATGTTATGGCGGTTCTTCCTCACCTGATCGAGAAGGATTGGGAACACATCATCCATGATAAAGACACGCTATTGAAAAAAGCGGCTGAACAGGACACTGCGGCTATGACCTTATCCCATTGGGGGCTAAACCAATGACACCGAACCTTTTATACCCAAGCCCCTGTTGGCTTGAAACCCACCGAGCGTGATATTATGACACAGTTATGGAAAACCCACCGACCCGACACACTACAAGGAATGGTCGGCCTTGAGCAATTGAAGGCCGATGTTCCGACATGGGTTGTCCACGCTCAAAATAAATACACACTACGCTGTGGTGGAGTCATATTCTTCGGCAAACCGGGAACTGGTAAAACCAGCGGTGGCCGTGCTATCGCTAAGGATCTGCTGGGTGATGCCTTCGCCAATAACTTTCATGTGTTCAACGCCTCCGATGATAGAGGCATTGGGTTTGTTCGTGATAGGCTCAAGAGCCTCGCTGAACAGAAGGCTGTCGGCCACGACTTCAAGGTCATTCTTCTTGATGAGGCCGATGGACTCACCAAAGACGCACAGGACGCTATGCGCCAATTGATTGAGGAAACGGGCACCCATGTGCTTTGGATTCTCACATGCAACCGTATTGGTCGTATTATCCCTGCTCTCCGTTCAAGACTCCCTGCCTATTCCTTCAACCCGTTGGAGATAGGCGATGCCGAAGGTTTCCTCGGTCGTGTGATTGGTGAAGAGAACTTCCCCGATGCGTGGGTTGCGGCTCTCCCGTCGCTTATCACGAAATACAAAGGCGATATGCGGGCTTGTTTGAAAGCCATGCAAACCATCGATCCAACCGATGAGGACGCCCTCATCAATTTGACACTCACTGACTTTGAGCCAGCACAGTCCTATTACAAGGGCATTCTCGCTGGCCCTCACTCCGACTTAATTGACAGTGCGGAATCGCTTGTCAACACGCACGGTATGTCCCGTGATGAAATAATTGAGGGTATGCACCAAGCAATCCTCTCGGCATACAAAGACGATACGGTGGACACCGCTACGGCGATGAAGCACCTTATGATACTGGGACAGTGGGCGGCAAGAAGCCCCGACTGGACAGCCAGTGATCTCCTATTCCTCCATGCTATGACTGGGGATTACAAACAAAGAGGTTGATTATATGAGCGAAAGAGAAATCGGAAACAATTGCATTGATGAAGCGGCTAAAATACTTGGTGTGGGTGCGGAAGAAGCACTTGCCTCATTTGGTTCGTGGATGAACGAAACATTCCCCGACATGTGGGAAGCCAGTGGTGGTTCAGCGCAAGGCTTGGACGACGACGACTACAACGACTTCGCTGACATGTTCGTGTGCGCTAACCGCCCAAGTGGCGGTGGCGGTGGCGGATCTGGCGAAGAATGGGTCGGTATGTTCATCGGATTTGACCGACGCTTTGACTTGATGAAGCGCAAGCGTGAGGCGGCAATTGACATCGCCACTGCTGACCTGTCGGGTGCAATCAACAACGGTTTCCAATACAACGGCAACAAAGTCGGTATTGGTCGTGCTTTCCGTGCTGACGGTGTTTGGCGAGCCGAACACAGCACTGGGACATTCGTGTCAAAGGACTCGGCTGACGAGAACCCGAACTGGGTTATCCCTCTCAACGAGAAACTTTCAATCTGTATGCTCAAGGCTGACAACACCCCACAGCGTGCTACGGCCATGAAGTCCATTTGGGCGTTCAATGGGAACTCCAAAGACAAGTTCCTTGAAGAAGGCCCAATGCTCATCACTGTTGAGGGTGCCTTTGAAGGTGCTACGCACGACTGGAACCTGTGGCAACCGATCACCGTCAAGGGGAACTTTGACCCCGAAGGCTACAACGGGGCTGGCCCAACACTCTCCATCAGCAACACCAGTGCGACCTATGGTTTGGACTGGGTGCCCGAAGGAAAGAAGCGGGACACTGCAACCAACCTCTTCAAGCCGGAACAATACCTCACCACTACTGGCGACGCCGCAGTGAATGTGAAGGATTTGCTCTCACACCACCTTGACAACCGCCGTGAGTCATACACTGACCGCAACGGTGTCCAACGCTATGACGGCCCAATGGTCTGCATCGTTGGTGGTGTTATGGACATCAACCACGAAGGCCGTGAGTCCCAATGGGATCCAACAGGCCGTGATTACTGGTTGTCTATCAGCACTCAAGTTCTCCGCCGTGAAAACCCCAACGCCCGTATCGGCATTGGTGTGTCGGGAACGGTAAAGGAAAACCACAACGCTCTCTCCGTCCTCAAGGCGGGCGAATGGCTCCCATTCGCAAAGGGTTCCCGTGTTTGGGTTGTCGGTCGCACCGAGTCTTACACCAACCAAGACGGCGATGAAGTCGTCAAGGTGCAAGCACACGGTATCTATGCCGTCCCTCACAAGTCAATTCCTGCAAAGAAGCCAAGTGCGTCCAGCAACGATTTGGGCAACCTTGACGGTTTCAGTGCCGGAGGTGATTACTGATGGGAACAGGATTCTTAGACGGCTTCAAGGAAAAGAAGGGCAATTACGAACCACCGACCAAGAAGGCTGGCGGATCTAAGAAGACCCCAGCACCAAAACCTGCACCGAAGAAGGAAATGAAAGACATTCCTATTGAGGCACTGGTTGATGAAGCACCTGTTGTTCAACACGAAGAACCGGAGATGGAGGAACCTGTTGATGAGGCACCACCCGCACCTGCTCCAAAGAAGGCCAAGAAGCCTTCTCCACCGGCCACCGCAAACCACCTGTCAAGAGTCAACCCGACAATTGCTAACATGATTCGCAACGCTCGTCGTGTTATCAAGGCACCACCCGCATTCGTTATGTGTGGTATCGCAGGGGCACCAAAGACCGGCAAGACTGGTATGGTGCTTGACAGCCTCACTCCACAAGAAGTCAAAAACGGTGCCGAGATTTGGCACTTGGACTTCGATCTCGGTGGGGAAACTACGAAGGCGGCTCACCACGCTGACAAGGCTGAAAACCTCGTCGTTCTCAATCCGTGGGTATTCAATTATGGTGACAGTCGTGTCCCATACGATTTCCCAGCAACATTTCAACAAACTGTGGACATCCTCAAGACCGCACAGGCTCAAATGGAGGCACAGAATGAATACTTCGCTGAACACGGCAAGATGCCAAAACCATACCTCAAGACTGTGGTGTTTGATGGAGCCGACCATTGGCTACATATCACTGAAACCTGCATGAAGGTTGATGATTTGGATCTTGGTGTTGACGGTATCGCTGTTTCGGGCAAGAAGGCCACCACTCAAATTGGCCGCTTCAATTGGAACATTCGTGCTACTCGCTATCAAACGGCTATGGTCGCTCTCCGTGAACTATGTCGTGGTGGCGTTCACTGCTATGTCATTACCCACATGAAACCGGGCTACGACTCGTCGGGCAACGAACTTGCTGGGCAAGACACCCCGAAGTGGCTCAAGGGCACAGAAGGGCACCTGCAACAAGTCATTCACACTGAACTTGAAGAGGAACGCAACGAATCCGGTGAACTCACTGGTGTTGTCCGTGGCTACGCTGTGATTATCGCTGACCGCACTTCACTCCAAGCGTCGGGTCGTGTCCTGCTCTTTGAGAGGAACGACGACGGTGGTGTTTGGCATGGATGGCCTAAGATCTCCGCTGGCGACTTCAATGTCCCAAGAGGTGATGCTTGATGGTCGGCTTCCGTATGCTTCAACACAACCTGCTGGGTTTCCTCAAGGGCTTTGAGGGCATGGATGATTTGGTCGTCAATGTCAGTGAAGAAGGCTTGGGTTCCGCAGGAACTCTTGACAAAGCGTATTTCATTCAACGGCACACTTCTTTCCGTGAAGGAGAGGGATGTGTTGACGCTGGGTCAATTGCGCTCGGCCAATTATCCACCTTCACTTCACTCATCAAGGAATGTGGCATTGGAAACGAAGAAGTGAAAATTGTTCTTCACGACGATGGCAAGATCCATGTCGCTGGCTCAAGCACTTCCTTCACTATGCCGTCGGTCAATTCGGCCTCTTCACAGGCTGGCGTTGAACAAGTCGTGAAACTGATTGATGATTCAAGAGCCAACGACTTCAACAAGTTCGGTTCGGGTGAACTGACCTTCGCTCAATCGTTTGAAGGACAGCGTTTTCAACAAATGCGAAACACTGGGAAATCCATACAGAACGGTGCGCTATTCTGTCTTGAATCAAATGTCGCTGGGCTGACCCTTAGCGTCAAGCGTGATTCAATCCGCATGGAATCAACACTTGAACCATTGACAAACAACCTCGCTGATGAAAGCGAAGGTGTTCTCAATTGGTTTGGAAAGTGGCTAATGGACGCTCTCAAGGCTATGCCGGGGAATGGGACTGTCTATTTGCACGGAGGCAACGACAGCCCCTTGCTCATTCGCCACGAATCACCCGACGGTGATTTTGGAACAACAGCCGTTATCGCTCCCCGCCAAGAAGAAGGCGGGGCATCGGCGTGATTATCCAAACATACGAAACCGATGATTCGGAGTGCCCTTCGATCTATTTGCGATACCGTGATGAAAACGGTGTGGTGATGGAGGCTCACGATGGGACATTCCGACCATACTTCTATGTGGCCGCTGACAGCGATACACCACGAATCACCGAGTTATTTGACGAACGGTTCGTTGGCTGGTATGCTGGTGAAAGGACGGCCAAGTCTTTGGACGGCAGGGAATTGATTTCAATTGTCGCACCGAGTCCGAAAGATGTCAAACCTATGCGAGAACTTTGCGACGAAACATGGGAGGCTGACATTCACTTCCCCGACAGGTATGCTATTGACAGCATTGATCCGCAGGATATTCCCGACTGGTTCCCGAACATGGTTCGGGCTGGTGGCTTTGACCTTGAATGGAACGAGCAAGGAGAACTCACTGCTATGGGCTTCACCACGAACGGTGAGGTTGTCCAGCAGTGGTCTTGGCATCCAACCTATGAGGGTGTCCTCAACCCATACCGTTCCGAGAAGGAAATGCTTGAAGCATTTGCATTGGCGTTTGAGGAATTAGATCCCGACCTTATCACCACATGGTCGGGCAACCGTGCCGACTGGCCTAAAATGTATGAACGCTACAAACACCATGACATTGGCTTTGACTGGATGTCGCCTCTCTCGGAGTTCAGCACTTCACCACCAATGATCCACCTCCCACGCAGTGGAGTCTATGACGACGGGACTCAAGTGATACCCGGTCGCATGACCGTTGACCTCGCTGACAGGAACCACGGCTTTGAGCGTGTGTGGCGGGACGCAGGAAACGGTCAATTGTCCGACCGACGACTGGGTGCTGTTGGCAAGGTGGCGTTCCCCGATAACCCCGAATTATGGAAGATAGACACCAAAGGAATATCACATCACGACCTTTGGCTCAACCATTTTGAGGATTTCCTGCACTATCACCGTGCTGATGTTTTACTCACAGATCGCCTTGACAGGGAATATCATGTCACCCGATTCTTCATGGCTTTACAACGAGTCTGTGGCGTATCGTTTGGTTCTGTATTTACAGTGAGCCGCTTCGCAAGAGGATTGCTACGCCGAAGGGCGACATGGGCGGCACCCACAGGGACATACAAGAAGGGAACTGGCGATTCATACGGCGGTGGCTTTGTAGCCGAGCCGAAAACAGGCCGACATAACAATGTCGCTGTCTTTGACTATCGTGCCATGTATGCCGAGATTCAGCGGGCTGACAACATCAGTCCCGAAATGCTTCGGCACGAAGCAGGGGAGAATACCCGTGCGGTCGGCAACGGCACACATTGGAGTCAAGAGAGGGTTGGGGTATTGCCCCAACTGCAAATGGATCTGGCCGATGCTCGCAACGAAGCGAAGGCCGAGATGAAGAAGCACGAACCGGGTTCATCGGAATACGCTGGCTTCAACACACTGCAATTAGCCTTCAAGCGTGCCGCCGCCAGCGTATATGGCCTCATGGGACACACAGGTCATGGTGAAGCACACAGAACTGTTGCCGCTACTATCACCTATGTTGGTCGATCACTGGTTTCACGCCTCATGGATGTGTGCGAAGAGATGGGCTATGAGCCATTGGCCGGACACACCGACAGCGCATACATCGGAATCGGCGACAACGACGGCCATGAGATAGCCGATGCCTTAACACGAACGATACAGAAAGAGTTCAACAGCGAGCGATTCGTGGTGGAGTATGAGAAACTGATGAAGTCATGGGTTGCCGCCAAGAAGAACAGGAACTTCGGCTGGGTGATATGGCCGAAGCAGGGACTACACTGCACTGGCTTTGAGATGAAGAAGTCCAATGCCGCACAGATCACCAAACGCATTCAAGAAGTGGCCTTTGAGGCCGTTTGCCGTGAGGACGCCAGTGAAGACGACATTCGGGATTTGGTGAACACATGGATTTCCGGCGTGCGAACTGTGGTGAAGCGTGAGGCTCTTGTTATGCGCTCTCGCTTAGGCAAGAAGCCGGAAAAATACGGACAGCAGGGTGGGTTTCAAGGAGCCGCTAAGGCATACAACCGACTGAACCCCGACAACCGATTTGAGAAGGGCGATGGTGTCCCCCACACATACACTACAAAGGGGATCGAAGCATACCGAACCCCCGAAGAACTTGAAGAATTAGACATAGATTTCACGGCTGTGATAGAAAAGCAAATTATAGCCCCCGTTTCCCTCATCTTTGAGGCGATGGGTTGGCGACAGCCGACGGCAGATGGCTCAAAGCCTCAAGAGTGGTGGTAAAACATGGAAGAGAAACAGGATATTGCGATGGTGTCGTTCAGCGGCGGAAAGGATTCAACGGCTATGTTATTGAGGATGCTTGAACTGGACGATCCAAACTATCCGATTCACCGCATTGTATTCGCTGACACTGGTTTTGAGTTCCCCGAACTTTACGACTACATCAAGCATGTTGAAAAATACATTCAAGAAAAATACCCCGAAAAAGGATTGCACATTGAACATGTGTTCTCAAAGAAGTCATGGAACGAGTGGTTCTATGGCAAGGTGACGAGGGGCAAAAACGAAGGAAATGTTCGTGGGGCACCCCTCATCGTTTATCCTTGCTACTGGGCGAGAGAAGCCAAACTCTATCCTCTTCAACGGGCGACTAAGGAATGCACGATCAAGTATGTCGGTATCGCCATAGACGAGAAGAGGCGTGTGTCAAAGACCGCAAAGGAGGACGGCATTCGTTATCCTCTCATTGAGTGGGGCTGGACAGAAGAAGACGCTTTCAAATACCTTGACAAACTTGACATGGTGAACCCATTGTATGTCAATTTTCAACGCTTGGGGTGCTTTCACTGCATCAAACAACCCACTTCATCGTGGTATGTTCTATGGAAAAAATATCCAGATCTATGGGCGCAAGCCAAGCACTGGGACGAGGAAAGCCGAAAGGTTTCCCCAATGAAGCACGGGATGAACCAATACAACACCCTTGCTGAAATGGAACAGAAGTTCGCCGATGGATTCGTGCCCGAAGGCCGACGGCCATTTGAATGCAATTCCTGTGATGCGGTGAGCATTTACCACGACGATCAACAGGGTATTGTTGAAATGTGGGGAGGGGAAGAGGAACTACACAGCGACGATGCCATGTCATGCGAAATCAATGACCCCGGAAACAAGTCAGTCCTTGAGCAATTTGAATGGGTCAAGAAAGACGAACAGCCCGAACCAAAGGAGTGGTGGTGAATGATTACCCATAAGCCACCACGCCCATACCCTGTGCCGAACCATGAGGACTTGTTCTCATGTTATGATTGGCACCCCGGTATGCCCGACAACATCATTCTCCGTATGAGCAAGTCCTCGCTGGGCGAGTCCACCTTTTGCGCTCAACAATACGGCCTAAAACGAATCGTTGGTATGAAGGAACCACAGAACGACAACATGCTACGGGGCACCAATGTCCACGACGCTGTTGAAGGATTCTATGACAGGGTGGATATTGAAAAGGCAAGTGCCGAAACTGACCTTGATGGCTATTTCCGTGAGTGCTTCCCCACTTCAAAGGAAATCCGTTCGGCACAGGATTCGTTCTTTTTGGATGAAGATCTGCACATTGACCGTTTCCGTGTGAAGGAGATTGACCGCTTCAACAACAGCGACCCCGAACACTTCCTGCCGACTGGCAACGAGATGGAGATTGATTGCGTGGTTGAAATTAAGGTTGACGGACAACCCCAACGCATACATATCAACGGTTTTATTGACCGCATTTACACTAACCCCGACGGGACACTACACATTCACGAACTCAAGACAGGTGCTTGGAAAGAAGCCAAATACAAATACGAGGCTATGAGAAAGGAAATGGCGTTTTATGTGTGGGCGTTGCGAAAGGCTGACCCTTCGGCACAAATCACCCACTGGGGGTGGGATCACACTAAGGGTGTCAAGGGCACCGATACCGAAGACGCTGAAATGTTCCGCTTGGTGGAGGCAGTTCGTGTCAAAGAACTGGGCTTGATGATGGCTGATATGCAAAACCTCGTCCGTATGCACCGACGCTACAAGGGCGACGGCGACATCAGCATGTTCCCACTTATTGCACCCGGTCGCCAATACTCAATTTGCGACCCGTGGTGCGCTCTCAAAGAGTTCTGTCCTCGTTATCAAACACACTTGGAGTGAGCAATATGACACGAAGCACAGAACTAATACACGGAGATTGTATCGCTATACTTGAGAAAATGGAGGATAACAGCGTTGACTCAATCGTCACCGATCCACCATACGGACTGTCCTTCATGGGCAAGAAGTGGGACTACGATGTGCCTTCGGTTGAGATGTGGAAAGAGGCTTTCCGAGTATTGAAACCGGGAGGATATTTGCTATCATTTGCTGGTTCTCGCACATATCACCGCATGGCCGTGAACATAGAGGACGCTGGCTTTGAAATCCGTGATCAAATCATGTGGGTCTATGGGTCGGGCTTCCCAAAAAGTCAGTCCGTCAGTAAGAACATTGACAAAAAAGCGGGTCGCTATGTTGAGGGAGAAGTCCTCCCTTCATCACGAACAGTGAAAGGGCCATTGGGATTTCAAATGAAAGAGAAAACAGCGGAGAACCCACAAACCGACGAAGCGAAAAAATGGGAGGGGTGGGGTTCATCCCTCAAACCTGCCCATGAGCCTATCGTGGTCGCCCGCAAGCCCCTTATCGGCACTATCGTTGAGAATGTGCTTGAGCATGGCACAGGCGGTTTGAACATTGACGGTTGCCGAATAGCCACCAACGAGAAATTATCCATTGGTAGCAACAACAGGGAGAATGCCGTTGTCAATTTTGGCATGAAAGACAACAAAGAAGCACAGGATCAACACGCTTTAGGGAGATTCCCCGCCAATTTCATTCACGATGGCTCGGATGAAGTCGTGAACCTGTTCCCTCAATCCAATGGTGGTGCGTTCCCAAAGAAGTCCAATGTGGCTATGGGTGAACATTACGAAGGGGGATGGGGGAATGTGGACAACGGGGTTCGCACCGAGATGGGAAATGGTTCAGCCGCCCGATTCTTTTACTGCGCTAAAGCGAGCAAAGCGGAAAAGGACTTTGGTTTGGAAGACAAAGAACCGCAACTTGTTGCGTGGAGCAATCAAGCAAAAGCCGAATTGAAGCGTGGGAGTGAGGATTTCAAGCACGAAAACGACGAAGCGAAGCCTTCGTCTTTACACAACAAAGTTGAATACCGAAAAAACATACACCCAACGGTTAAGCCCGTTAATTTGATGAAATACCTATGCCGACTCGTCACGCCTCCCAACGGAGTCGTCTTAGATCCGTTCATGGGGAGTGGAACTACTGGTATTGCGGCGAATGTGGAGGGCTTCAATTTCATTGGCATTGAGCGTGAAGAAGAATACATCGGCATCGCTCGCCATCGGATTTCACATTGGGTTGAAATAGAGGAACAAAAAGTGCGTGTCCTTCGGGCGCAAAGGTCGCTCTTTGAATGGTGAGTATTATGACACGAAGCACCCACATGTTCCGACATTTTCCCCGTGAGGTGGATATGCGAAAGCGGAAAGTGGTGCATAACATGGACGAACTGCAACGCTATGTCGCCGCCACGAACGGTGCTGACAACCTCACCACTACGGTCTATGGTTTCCGTCAATTAAAGACGAAAGGGAACCGTGGTGAATACAACACGGCTGTGATCCCACACTTCGTCATTGACATGGACTATGAACGAGCCATGAAAGAGAGTGTATCAGCCGCCCAAGCGGGCGACAGGTGCTTCAAAGAAGTCTATGCGCTTCATCAGCACCTTGTGTCAAACGACTGGCGGCACGCTATGTGGTTCACCGGAGGCGGTGTTCATATTTGGGTCAGCCTTGACAAAACATACGAACCGACTTCAATTGAACTCGGTGACTTCTTGCTCACTGGTCGTAAAATGATTGACGGCTGGGTTAAGAAGTGGGACTTGTCCACTCTCGATCCAGTGGTTTCATTCCGACCCGACAGGCACATTCGCATTCCTAACACATACAATTTCAAACGGGGGCTATGGGGTATGCCGCTGACAACCGAAGACCTTGAAGCAGGTTGGCCGTCAGTCATAGCCAAAGCCGACGAGCCTCATGGGGGCATGAAGCCATACGGCACGAAAGGTATGGTTATCAAGACCAAGAAGCGAGATCCCGATGCACCATTTGAGGCTGACCCTGTGGATGTGGACATGAAGAAGGTCGGCAACCTCACTATCCTCCCCTGCTTGGCGTCAGCCGCCTGTGAAAAGGGGAGCAACCCTACTCACGAAGCGAGAGTGTATCTTGCCATGTATTTGCAGGACAGGCTACGCTCCTTCGCAAGACCCCCTCGTTCATCGCCAACCACCAACCGTAGCATCAAAGACACCATCGTGTCGTTCATTCGGGACTTGGATTGGTCGGACTACAAAGAGGACATCACCGTATCATACATCAACCATAATGTGGATCGCTACTACAAATCACCATCGTGCCGAACCCTTCACCAAAAGGGGTATTGTATCGGTCGTTGCCCGTTCTATGACAGGAGTGGCGGAGTATGAATTATCCAATTAGAAAATCAATTTTTCAATTGGAAAATGTCAAAACAGAATCCAATTGGAAATACGAAAATGGAGAGGAATGAGATGCGATTAACAACAAGGCTATGTGCCGACAGAAAATGTAAAAACTTAGCAAGAGCCGGATTCCGCAAGTGCCCATCGTGCATAAGCGGAAAGGTGATTAAAGATCTAACTGGGGAAGAGGAATGAAGCCGGAGTGGAATTGGATGAGCGACGAAAAAGACATTGAAAAAATACGAGCAAAAAAAGTGGCCGAGATGCAAGCAAAAGTGAAAGGCATGGAGAAGGATTTTGAAGAAGTCCAAGCCATGCAAAACCAATTCACTTGGAAGGACTTCGGGTTTGAAGAACCCGACTGGGGATTCCGTTTGAGTGAAACTATGGAGGGTGCCTTTGAAGTATGCCAACAAGGCCAAATAGTCGCTATGACGGCAGACCCAAAATGGGCCTTACTCGTCACCGACCTGCTCAACCGGGCACGGCTGGAAGAACTAATCATGTCAAAGCAAAATACAGGTGCCGAGGGTGCGCCAAAGGAGTGAAAACCGTGCATCCAATACACCGTCTTTGCCACCGCTGTTTCACTGCACTGCGAAAGCGACATCCCGAAGTATTGAAAGGTGATTGAATGGTTGAAAAAATCCTATACATTGACAATCGTGAACGATCTGGCCTTGAAGAAGCCGTCAAAAAACAAGCCGACAAGGCAAAAATCAAGTGGGAACTTAACCAAAACTTGATCACGGACTACTGCTACGGTCAAATCGGCATTGAGGCTAAGAGTATTGCCGACTACATGCAATCCCTCCAAAGTGGACACCTTGCTCACCAATTGGAGAACATGGATGAGAACTACAACCGCATGATATTGGTTATTCATGGCAAACTGGACGCCTATGTGGCAAGCCTCAAGCGAAGAGGCAACAGGACACCATACGCCCGCATTCAAGCGCAGTTCTTAGGTTCATTGTCAAGACTTGATGTTGACTTTGACTTAACAATCATGCAATTCCCTACTCCCTCCGCCGCCGCCTACTGGATCGTGAAACGATGTGAAAAGGACGGCACTCTTGGGAGCATTAGCACATACCGCACACTCCGTCGCACCTCAAGCGAGGATATACGGATTGACGGACTCCGTGGTATCGGATGTAGTGAGGCTATCGCAAAGCGTTTGCTGTCTTCTTTCGGGTCAATCGCTGAAATTGCTGGGGCTTCTGTGAAAGAACTGATGAAACTTGAAGGCATTGGCAAAGTCCGTGCTAAGTCCATTGTTGAGGCACTAAACAGCGAGTCGGCTGTGGTGAAAGAGAGAGTCAAAATTACCAATGCCTAAGTCTTGATATAGGGGATAATGATAGGGACAATTCCAACGGAGGCAAAAGCATGACAGTATCAATTAACAGCGACATGAACGACATGATGGCGCAACAGCGACAGTGGGATGATTATGCCGTCGTCAGCAGTGACAACGATGGATCAGCGTTCATTCGTGGCTACATTGAACGGTTTAACACTGTGTCATTCTTCAATGAATACGCTGGTTTGTTGTCCTTCTTTTTCGTCATGGGACAGTTATGTGCCCCATACATGAGAGTCCCTATACACGGCACCTACATTGACTGTCGTGTTCACACCTATTGGATTCAACAATCAAGAACAGGAAAGTCCATCGCATGGGAGTTCACTGATCGGTTGCTTGAGGCATGTGGCATTGAGAGCGACACCTTCACAGCAGGGTCGGACGCTAAACTCATCGGAACAGTCCAACAAACGCCCGTAGTGGACGACAATGGGCGTCCAACGGGTGAAGTCAACCACATTACCGTTCCCGGCCTTCTAAACGGCTACAAGACGCTTCTCTTTGACGAAGCGTCCATCCTACTCAACGACTCCAAAGCCCACTTCTCCGACAAAATCCTATACCTCCAACAAGCGATGGCTCCATTGGGGTCAAGAACTAACATCCTCGTAAAGCACCTTGTTGGTGGCGATGTGAGGACTCCATCGGGGGTATCACTTTGGATGACAACCTATCCACCAAAGGACATCATGGCGCATGTGCTGGACAAAGGTTTCTTTCAGCGTGTGTTCCTGTTTCAAAACGACATCACCAGTGAACAGCGACAAACCACCAGCGAACATCGTGTCGGTGGTGCATACATGCGAACTGACGAGCGAATCATGGACTACGGGACACTCGCTGAATACTTGCAGGGTTCCGTCGATCTGATGAAGAACCGTCTGTTTGACGCTATGGGCATAACATGGGAAACTGTGGAGATTCGCAACGAAGATGGGGAAATAGAAGAACGCCGCATAGAGCGTGATGAAGTGTGGAGGCGCATTCCCGAAGGGGAAAGGGAACAAGCCGCTATGCGCCACGCACACGACATATTCACTGTATCGGCTGGTTATCACCCAGCATTACTCAATGCGGTGGACGACTACTACGGGCTGGTGAACAATATAGCCAGCGAGGCCGTGAGAGAAACAGCCTTGTCGTTCCTCCCAAACATTGAGAACTACACCATGATTTTCGCAAACTTGATTGCCGTTCTCATGCGTGAAGATCAAATCACAGAAGACCACATTATGATGGCAAGTGAAATCATTTTTGACAACCTACATAACCTCACCATTTGGCTTGAACAGAAGGAGTCCGTCAAGGATAAGAAGAAGGTCACTGCGGAGCGTGCTTCATGGACAAAGGCGGCAAGCATGTGCAAGAAATATACCAGCGAAAAAGACGGCGTTGAGCGTGTTATGCAATCAGATCTGCTCAAGGTCTATGCGGCTCAACAGTCCGTTGCCGACATCACTGCTGAACGCCGATTTAAGGCATTAAGGAAAGGCGGGCAGGTTGAAATCGTTAAGCAAGGAAAGGGCGGCAGGAATTATGTCGCCTTCAAATGGGGTGCTTGAGTATGATGGGAATTGCCGTGTTGTTTGACACAGCCCTTGAGGATGATGGATGGCGGGGTGAACTGAAACCCCTGCTAATCGCCACATGGGATGGGCAAAAGGCCATCGTTTATACCGACATTTCAATGAGTGAAAAATCCCTCAAGGTTGAATTGAGGGACATTGAATCCTTTGATTATGACATACTTAATGAAGCGGTCGGCCATAACCTGCACGGCAAGTTCCGTGAGGGCACCTTTGATGTGTTGAGAGCCGTAAAAAAGGCCAGTGCCCCTGTTCTCCAAAACGAAGGCAAGCGGTTTGACTTGTATGATCTTGCTCGCTGGAACGGGGTGCGTAGCCTCCCTGTTGAACTGATTTCACGAATGAGGAAAGGTGTTTCATGGATGAAAGGTCAGCACATAAACTGTGCAAGGTGGGCCATTGAAGACGCTATGATGTGCTATGATCTGTATCATGCTGTGAAAAAGAACAAGCGAGTTCGTTTCCTTGACACGAAAACCGGAAAGAAGCCTTATGCCGATGTTTCGTGGCCTATCACTGACGAAGAGGAATGAGCATGGGTAAATGGTGGGAATGTCGCTCCGGCGGGTGTTTTGGCACGGACGGTGAGAATCATAAAATGTTCACCAGTGCTATGCGAAAGCCTTGTTGTAAAATGTGTGGTCGCAAAGTCCAAATGTATTTGATGGAACCTCAACCACCCGACCCCGATAAAGCGGAAAAGCCACATCGTTTCAACGATTTGATGGATCAGTGGATTCGCCAATACCGCAAATAATCAATACAATTTGGTTTGGGTGCTTCGTGCTAAACCGGGTATCGGCCCTTCAATCCCTTTCAATCCGAACATCTCCACCTGTGGGAAATTGTTTGCTTTCGGTGAGCGTAGCCACGGGAAAATAGTGTAGCCGGAATCTATGACATCCTTGATGTATTGTTCAAGGGGCTGATGTTGATCCTTCGCATACATGTAATTGGATAGGATGGATGGGCCTTCGTGTTCACGACCCATTTGCAGGATTTTTCTTTGGAAATCGTCGTATGTTCTTCCTTGACGCTGTAATGAGGTCGCCCCATAATCCATATCACGGCCAATATACGGCGGATCTAGATACAACAAATCAGTCGGTCGCAACAATTCGTGGAGGTCAAAAGCGTCGCCGTGTCGGATGTCCACCCCTTTGTAGCGTGGAGCATAGGAGTTAAGGTTGATTGAACCAGCATGGTGAGGGAAAGCCCGCCAATTGCCAACCTTTTTGCGTTCAGCGTCAGTCAGTCCAGCCGCATTCGCCCTGTCTTTGAGAGTCTTGCCTTGTTGTTGTTCTGTCAATTGGAATAGACGCTCAACCTCTTCGTTGTTATCACGCCAAGACTGATAGGGAACACGGCCTTCTGTATAAGGGACAGCGTAGTCCCCATCAAACCCTCCCATCGGCACCGTTTTGCCCTTCTCGTTGACTTCTGTGCGCCCAGCCCAGTCCACCCCTCGCCAATCAGTTCGGTAAGAAGACAGGTTGTTGCCCACAAACAGCCGAGCAAGGTCAGTGAGTTCTTGTTGCGAAAGTTCTTCGCCGTCAACATCCCTTCTTTCACGAATAGCGTTCATAGCGTCAATGGCTGTGTTATGAGCCTCTTGGGATTGAGGAATTGCTACATCACCCAAACCTCTCTTTGCCTGTTGGTGAACATTCACGATGTCGGGGTTCATGTCATTCATCAACCCCGTTCCCCGATTCATACCCAACACGAAAGACCCACTTCCCGTCATTGGCTCCACTGGTCGTTCCCAATCGCCCAAATGCCGAGCCATCGCACGGAACTTTGGCATTTCGCTCGTTTTTCCGCCCTCCCAATTGATGAAGGTTGAGAGCATGTTGTTCTCGGAATCGGTGAATCCCGGCATAGCGTCAAAAATAGGTTGATGGTCTATGCCCGCCAAACGAGCATCCCTCATGGCCTTGAACGGTTTCCCTATGCGCCCCTTTGCTTGAAACGGTGGTTCGGGCAAAGGGTTGGCTTCTTTGTCTTGGTTAAACATGCGAAGGGCTTCAACCACCATAGGATCCATTTCGTCAATATCCTCAAAATACTGACCGTTGAAAACAATGCCCTTCATGATCGACCACGCTTGATCGAATGCTTCGGGGCTATTTAACAAACGCTTCACCTCAAATGCTGACGGGACATTGAAGCGATAATTGCTTGGCGTTCAGCCTCTTCGTCACCGTCGTTTTCGGGTGGTATTTGGACAAGGTTGAATACCTCATAAATCAAAAAAATACACACCACTGTTATTATCGCAAATGTCAAACTCCAAATCATCATCTATCCCTCGTTGGTCGCTGTCCACCTGCACCTAAAGAGCGACGCATTTTAGGTCTTGCGCCCGAACCACTCCCACGCTTCTTAGATCGCTTGTATCTGTTGGCCGTTCGCTTAGATTTGTTTTTGCGGGAAACTCCCCACGCCCTTCTTTTAGCCTGTCGTTCAGCACGACCAGCCAAAGGGTTCTTTGAATATCCTTGAAACTTTCCTTTCAAGACGCCGAATCCGACATCTGCGGCACGGGCTTCAACCTCGGTCGTGCGTGCCGCCATAGTTCACCGCACGCAGGACATTCCCATAAAAATATCCTTTCTCGGCTCCCTGCATAGAAGCCATTGATGCGTAAAGCAAGAACGCCGTCGCCACAGCCGGGACAATCCTGCGTGACCTTAGCACGGTATTTGTTCCTCGATCCGAGCAAGTCCAAACTGCCCATCTCAATACCCCGCATGAGTGTATGTGATTTCAGCCGAACCCGGCACCGCCGCCACCGCCGTGACGCTCACAACCTTGCCGCTGACAGTGTAGTGAACATTTTCCACCCAAGCCTTCGTGCTTGACCCGTCGGCGTTTGTCCACAAAATACTGATTAAATGAGTGTTGGCCGCACCTGTGGCACTGGCGAGGGGTGTGCAAGCGAGAGCCGTTAAAGCCCCAGCCCCACCACCGACCGATAGGATTTGCTTTTCAATTCTGTGAACAGGAGTGATTTGATACGAACCACCAGCACCAGCACCGACCGCAATATCCGATTGATAAAAGAGGTGGGTTTGTCCTGCACCATGTGGTAAAGCAAGGGCTGGTTGATGTCCAAGTGGATCTCTCGCATAAAACACACCAAGTCCGGTTTCGGGCAAGGTTCCTGCCGTCAAGGAGGGGCTGGTGCCGTAGTCGTTAATTGGGTCTGTGGGTGTCCCGTCCGATTTAACCAAAGTAGTCAAAGGCATAGGGCCACCACGAATGAACATGCGCTTGTCTTCAATCGCCGCTACATTCAACGGGCTGGCGTATGTGATTCTCATAGCCGCTAAAACGACCGATTGCTTCACTAAGTGTGAATAAGGCATTTGAGGATAAAGACCAGTGGTGACATCCACAATAGGCCCACAAACAAGACCGATGTTGTTTGTCCCATTCAATTCGGGATCAACAATGACAAGAACCCAACACTCTTGATTTGAGCCACTTGGCAAAACCATACCGCCAGCATTGAAACGGCTGTTGTAGTAAGCATTCGTGTCAATATCAAATGCGGTTCCACTGCCTACGCTGTAAAAGACACCATCAAGGCATACAACCCCAGCATCAACGAAAATAGAGTTCGTTGCTCCACCACTGTTGGGACGAACGACACAGTTCCCGACAATGGGGTTGTTGCGATCAGAACCCCCAGCGTCGGCTCCGTAATTTGTAAGGTTGATTGGGATAACACCGTTGCCTATTCCTCGCTCCACGAAATTGGTTAGTGTGGCCGATGAAAGCACATCGCTATCCCTTAATCCGTCGGCTTGCCAAGACGCCCCTGTGCCTGTTTTTTCATGCCCTTCTGTTATTCCTGTTGTTCCCACTATCGCACCTCCATGACGACATCAATACGAATCTCGTTTGTTGTATTCTTATTGATCGGAACAAAGGAAGCCCTAAAGGCGGGGTTGTCAAGGGGGGTTGCACCATGCAACACCACTTCTTTGACATCGTTTGAAGAAATCATTTCCGTTGTGAAAATTGCATTTGCTGAAATGGTTCTGTCGTCCACTCTTTGCACGACAGGCGTTGTTGTCATGGCTACATTTCCTGTCCCGCTGTCCCTTCGTGACGCTTGACCGCCCGAAGTTCCAAGACTCATTTGGCTGACAAGTGTTTGTAAGTGATCTGCTAATTTTGCTTTTATTCCATCAAGTATTGGCATCATCTCACCTCGTAAAAGACCGACTTAGAATGACCCACAGGGTCGGCCCTCTTTGTCTTTACTCTCAATTCCGTGTTGTCAGCGATGGCTACGGCGTTATTGGCCGTCAGCGTGATTTGCGTTGCTGAAACAGACTGAACTAAGCCCACATAGGCGTCAGCGAGAGTATAGACTCTATCCCCTGCCGCAAAGCGTGTGGTCGCATCAAACCCGTCAACAACCACAGCGGTCGTTGATGTAGCGTTTATCGCCCCGTTCTTGATAACACCAGTAGCACCACCTTTGAGTCCAATTGCACCCAACGGCGTGTTCACGGAACCGCTTCGCCAGCGACCGCCGATGATAAGGCGGGTGTTGTTGACAAGACGAGTTCTCACACGGCTGGCGGCAACCAAACGGATTGACCCACTCAATGATATTTCAGTGCGCTCTTTCAAACGGGATGGGTCTTCTTGCGAGGTTGCGGCAGTGGAGGACAACAGATCGGCAAGAATACCCTCTATGCCCTTTTCATATTGACCTATCACCAAATCCGTGAAACCTGTGGTGCTGTTGGTCGTTGATTCAAATACAGCAAACTGTCCTTTTACGCCTTCATTAGAAAAATCAACATTGATGATTTCACCGGGCTGGATATGGCTTGCTTTGACAAGGCCACCGATTCGCAACATAGAGGCACCCGATTCTGTGCGATTCATAAATTGTTTTGCCATACGCAAAGCAAGGCTTGGTTCTTTCAGCCCCGGAACAATTTGAGTAGCCGTGCGTAATAATCCTTCTTCGTTGCCTTCGCCACCCATTTTCTTGGCCTTTTCTAAGTCCTTGACTTCACCACGAACTCGTTCGTTTTCGGCGATTTTATCACCTTCAACGATAACATGGTTAGCCATTTCAAGCATTGAAGAAACCTCAATCGTTTGAGGGCCACTGGATGAACCCACCTTCTTATCACGACCAACGAATACACTCCCAGTGTAAAGAATCCGCCCTGTTTCATCCAGCAACAATTGTCGCCCGTCCATTTGCGACAAAGAACGGATTGTGTCAAGGACACCTATTCCTCTTGCATCCCTGCTGACGAATACACTGCTGTGATCAACACCGGATAGCAAAGAAGGATGGGCGTTCAGTGCCGCTGAAAGAGCCATTTCATTCTTGAACCGTGTGATATAACCCAAAGTAGCCACTGTGTCGCCGTAGTCATACAAGCCAGTGTCTTTCCTCGTTGGTTCAATGGTGCTTTCATAGGAAATGAGATCTGCACCCGGAAGCGATTTTCCGATGTCGTTTAGAAGCATCAAAGCGGCATCTGTGGTTCGGACTCCGACACCCATGCTATGCCCTAAGCGAACGAACCCCAACGACATGCCTCCGCCGGACAACGAGTCACCATTGATATTGCGGAACTTGAGTATGTTCTTTTGCCAAAGCCCTTCACCGGAAACCACATCGGCTCCTGCGATACGCCACTTTTTCTTCACCGCATCAATCAAATATGGAGGGCAATAATCAACGGCAAGTGCCTTTCCGTCAACATAAACTGTGCTTAAACCACCAGTTCCCGGTCTTTTAGCATACGAAATGACTCCTTCTTTTGCCCCGTCGTTTAGCACGAAACGCTGGGGTGTTAGCATGTTGAAATCCGATGGCTCATAATGCCCGATTCCCCGATAAGCGATGTTGGGGCTGAATGTTTGGGTATCTGTGCTGTCAGTAGCGTCCCATTTATCCGGCAGTGAAAGACCCATTGACACAGCGTTGTCCACGAACGATGGGGCGACTACAAGCGAGTGTTTTGATGGGTGGATGTTGGCGACTGTGGCCGCTGTTGAAGCACCGTTTTTGCCGAAATAAACCTCATACCCAGCAAGGTCGGGTGTGCTGTGACACTCGCCTGTTGATAGCGAGGGATCGGTTGAAATCGTCAGTCTTTGCTCATCCCTTGCAGTGTATGTCAATTGTCCCGTGAGGCCGATGATAACAAGCGTTCCAGTAGCAGGGAACACTGTTGCGTCCTTGACATACATGTAAGAACCCCCATCAATTGATATTTTTTGTTTGGGGCCGAGTGTTGTCATAGCCAAATCCGCTTGTTCCTTGACAACCTTTTCATCAGCACCTCTTCGGTTATACGGATCCATCATAGCCAAATTGGATTGAGTGGTGAATTGGGTTTCAGTCTGCGATACTACATGCTTTCCACCCGGATGCGTCGTCTGTGAGTATCGGGGGTCAATTGAAGGAACCAATGTTCCTTCTCCGTCCCTTCTTGCGGCATCGGACTTGAAATGTTGAAGCATATTTGCGCTCGGTATCAAGTGCCAAGTGACATCCCTGTCGTTAGCGTCGGGCCAAGCCATTGTAGGTGCAGTATCAACACGGGATGTGATAGGCTCAAGTGTTCCGGGCATTTTGCTTTGGTTTAACTCAAACATACCGTATCGTTTGTCACGGGTGAACGGCTGGTGCGCTTTATCACTGACTGTGAGGGTGTTATACGCCCCTAAGAGCCACCCGTCTTGAGTGAAATGATCTTCGTTGTCCCAGTCCCTTCGTGTTGAAAAGCCGAATGTTTTGAGAGGGCGAACCATACGCATGATGTAGTCGGCTGTTTTACGAACAGGTTGATCCACAGTATTCACGGGCGCAGGGTTTTGGGAATGTAGGGGGTCGTCAGCATCATAAGGCATGACACTCCGACGGTTGTTGTCGTTTTCGGGTCGCTCAAGCCATGTTTTACGGAGAATATACACACCGCCCCATGCTGGCAAATCGCCACAACCACGAACAGCCCAGTGGTCTTGAACACCTTTGCTGTCAAACATACGCACGCTGTCGGAATTAGCAGGAGCGTCAAAGAGCGTTTCCCTGCCTAAACTCCACTGCGGCATTTGGTCTATTTGGTTTGGTGCTAACGGCGAACCGTATGTATTATCCGGCCCAGTGGCGGCTGTTTCGCCCCCTTGAGCATACTTTGTCCACTTTGTTTGCTGAACCCATGATGGGGTTAATGGGAACTGTTGGCCGATAGCCAAGTCGCTGTGCAAAGACACGGCTTTGGTGCTGGTGACGATGTATTCCTCGTTCTTTCCTGTGGTTCGCTCACTTTCGGTTTCAACAACCATACCCAAACGAGGGGACAGGTCGGATTGCACTTGTCGGTGGTCTGCGATTTCCGATAGCGGGATAGGCATAGTTCCTCTTTCCGCTTCGTTTTTATTCTTCATATTCAAAGAACGGCCCCAGCCATGTGATGGATAATGCGTCAAATCCCCACTGCTGACCTTATGATCAACAGGATGAGCGTTAAGGTGTAGGTTGTTCCCTTTATGGTGAATAAAGGTGCTTCCACCCCCAAACGCACTGGATTGACTGACAGCCTCAACCGAACCTGCGGCCAAAGTGGCATCCCCACTATGATGATTCAAGCCAATGATAGGATCTGAACCAGTGTTCAGTGATTTAGCATGAAGGAACTTAGCCGAAGTTCCCGTCACAGTGGTGAAATCGGTTCGGTGAGAGTGAACAAGACCCGCTGGGAGAGCATTTGGCTTAACAAGCCCAACATCCTCCATACCCAATACACGACCCATACCTGCCGGATTCTCACCCTTCTCCCACGCTTTGTTGGAGAGGCGTGTGAAGCCTTCAAGGTCATACCCTTCGTTCGTATGTTCGCTCATAACAACACCAATCGGCACTGTTCGCTCAACGCCCGTATAGGCCGACAGTGTTTGCCAGTCGTTGCCCACAGGCAGTGTATTCATGGTGTCATGTTTTCCTCCATCAAAACGACCGGAGGCTTGTATTTTTTGTTGAGTGGTGAGTGTTTCAGCAGGGTCGCCAGCAAGCATATTCAGTGCATCACTGCCTGTTCGGAACCCCCATGCTCGCACAGGCAATCGGCGGCTCCAATCCACAGCAACCATAGCGTTCTCAACGGTGGTGACTTCGTTCCAAACTTGCGAATTGGTTCCTCCTTGATCCAGTATGGTTCTTGAAACGACCTTGTATGGGTTGAGTCCATCCCCAATACCTTCACCACGACTTTTCCGCCTTCCATACGCATGATACACATAATTTGGTCGCAGTTCAAGAGTTCCGTGCGGCTCTCGGATAGTGGAGTGCCCCATGAGGACAGCACTGGCGGCTCTTGTCCCCCAATTAGTCCCATGACCTCCTGCGTTCAGTCCATTGTAGCCATAATTTTGTAGCCATTGAAAAGCATAAAGGCGTTCAAACGGCATAGCGACCTTTGGTGTCCCTGTCGTTTGAGAACCGATTGAATGTGCGTTTCTCAACATCAAACCACGAACCGCTGGGTTGTTGACGGCTTTCGGCATACCGGCTGTCCGGTATCGGAATGTCATGTATTGCTCACGGCTTGTGCCGAACAGTGCAGGGTGGCTGTATTCGGCCAGCCATGTGCAAAGGAATGCGTCGGGCGTAGCACCGGAGTTCGTGTTGCTGGCTGAAACCAGCGCAAGGTCGTTGTGTTCCGAAACTTGCGTAAAGTGTGATTGGTCGTTGGATGGACTTTCAACGATAGGAACAGGAGTGGCCGAAGCATTCACCATTTCGGGGTCGTGGGCGATAAGAGGGGGGGTTGTAGCCAGTTCCGTCCCGACACGGGGCTGATGCCACCCTGCTGGGTGTCCGTTGTAGGTGTAGCCGTATGGATCGACTTGGCTTCTTTCGTGTGGGAGTGAGCGTAGTGCTGGTCTTGGGCGACCGCCCATGAGCAAGTATTGGTTGACAAAGAACCCGTTGAGGGTGAACTCTTCGCCAGCCGTAAAGCGGTTATTGACAACCCTTGAACTTGCTAATTCTAAAGCCACTGTGGCACTATGCCCTGCATTCCCATAACCACCAAAATTGCTTACTTCCTTTCCGTGATTTGAGGCTACAAAGTGGGCTTGCTCCATTCCGCCTTCGGTCATTGTATGCTCTTGACCGGGTGCTAAAAGAACATCATAGCCGTCATTTGGGGCGGTGTTGAAGTATCGGTGGTGATTTGGCAAGCCGTTGTTCTCAATTTCGGCGTGTGGTAGGCCATCTGCGTTGAACGACCCAGTGTTTTCATTACCCGATTTAACCTCCATCGTGTCCAAATAGAATGTGTTTGCGTCGCTGTCATTATGTCCCGATTGAAAACCAAAGTGCTTGTTTTCCGTTTCCGCTTCAAACATCAACGAATACGCTGAACCATGAGATCTGTGCAATTGACGACGAAGGGACATCGGCGTTCCTCGTATGGTGATAGGTGAAACAAAGTGGTGTCCTTGACGACCAAAGCGAATGCGGTGGTGAGCGTGTATGTTGCTGGCTTGAACTGCCCCGTTTTGGGTTTCGGGCAATACTGAACCACGCTCGGTGTGATCGGAAAGGCGGTGTGCCGCAAACATTCGTGTTGAACCACTGGGCACTGCGCCGGGTGTGTTGTTCAATGAGAGGCCGAATTGAGAGGTGAGGGTGTCGTGCAAAATACGCACTGGGTGAAAGTGGAGAACCCTGTCGTTTGTGTCAAACTGCGTGGCTTCTCCGGCTGTGGTGTGTTGTAGGTTTGGATTCGCCACAGAAGTGAATGGACTTTGGTTTGCCTCAATAACACCCGGTTCATCGGGACGAGGGATGCTTAGGCCACCCATGCCCCATGAAAGGTGTCGCCATGCTTGCACACGGTCGTGCCCACTACGGACAATGATGTTGCCCGGTATTTCATCTTGTGATGGCAATTGGATTTCCAAGTTCGGTTCAAGACCACTGCCGGGTGTTGAAGGCAACGAAGAGGCAGTGTTTGTTTTAGGATCGATGCGGTTTTGTTTGTAATTGTAGTCTTTTATCACAGTCCCAAACGGAGAGCCGCCTTCAAGAGTCAATTCAGCACCAGTGTCGTCCACCAGTTCTATGTTCTCCCAAACCATCGCTTCATTGGGAATGTGCAATCCTTTGACCCGTTCGGTGTTGACAGCCCGCACCGTTCGGAATGGTCTATGCACATACCCCTGTGAGCCTGTATGAGCGACAGTGGAGGCAGTAATAGTGCTGACTTCACTCTTTAGTCCGTTTTTGACGATGGCCTTATTCAATACAACATCGGAATTGGTGAGGCTTGTAATTTCTTCGTGCTGATCACCGTATGCGTTATTCCATTTAGGGAAACGGCTGTTGATTTTATGCCCGTTTTCAAGAGCGACTTGCCACTTGTTAATGTCCTTTCCTTTGAACAGCATTTGGCCGTGATAAAGGTTGTTTCCGCTAATTGGAGAGGTGAGAGTGAGGGTTGGTGCCGCCCGATGAAGAATGGTTCCTTCGGGAATATCCGCAACACATGTAGCCAATAAGATCCGTGAGTAGGTGTAGGTTGTCGCTCCAACGGTGACAACCCGTTCATCCAATACTCCCGCAATCGTGCCGTATTCTTTTCCATCCGAACCAATCAATGTTGCGGAGTTCCCACTATTTTGGTCGGCATAGTTCATCATCAACGCTCCACCGTAGGCTTCGTTGTCAATACTCTTCACACCAGCGGTTGATTTGACAACGAGGTGGCGAGAGCCGGTATTGTTGCCGTCATTATGGTGTGATGTTGTGTATGCCCAGCCCTGTGCTGGGGTGTTAAGGGCACCTTGATTATTGACACCAGCCTCATAATTCACCGCAGGGCTGAATAGGCGTTCATCATTCGTGATGGCTCGTAGGATAGTGCCCGAAAGGGACGAATCCCCAGCGTCCGAAACTGTGATGCTTTGGGCACTGACAGACTCGGCTCTCAATTTCAAATTGTCAATTAGCCTAAATTGACCTGTTGCGGTGGTGTTCGCTACATCGTTAAAGAACTCATGTCCTGCCCCGTTGTCAAAGTGCAATTTATCTTCCAATTCAATTGCCCATTCGCTGTTCCCCCGAACATGGAGAATGCTGTTAGCGGTAAGAGGGATGGCGTTATTGGCTTCAAGTGTAATTTCCCTGTCCCCCACAGAACTGACCGTTCCGATAAGGCTCCCAACACCGTTTTCCAATTTTGAACCGGGCAATACCCGTCGTGTGAATACAGTGGTGTCATTGGTTGAGAAGTTCAATGTTGTCGTTGAATTGATGGCGACCGTGCCGCTAAGGAACCCATGCACGCTTGTTTTATGCTGTGTTTCCTGCATACTTTTGATAGTCCCAATGTAAGAGTGAACATAGAGTTCTTCATTTACGCCACAAGGAGTCACTGACGCCTCCTTTAGTGTAATCATTCCTGCATCAACAGCCTTTACAGTTCCAATCAAGTCCATGCTATTCCCGACGGTTTTTAGGTAAATCCTATCGTGTGGTTTAATTCGTGTTCCGTCATATCCGGCTGATGTCGGATCACCTCCGGCAATAGCAAGCAACAGTTCGCCCGCTGGTGTGGGTTGCGTCGTCACCGTGGTTTTGTAATAAATATCCTCGGCATACAATTTTTCACCAACATGATAAATCAAGTTCGGGTCGTTGGTGTCAACGGTGAAGGATTTTATGTCCCTGTTTGCGTCCGAAAACAAATCGTTTCCGTCGGCAATATGCACAAGAGAACCAACAATTCCGCCCGCCCCCGGTGCTTGACGCTTGACAGTCCGACAAATAGGGACTGTGCCAATCAAATTGTCGGATTTGTCGGTGATTTCATCTCCGGGTTCATAATAGGAGTTCGGTGCGGCTCCCCCTGTTCGCAAAGTGCTTAACGAATTGATTGCATGTGCCCACGCATAGTAAAAGAAGGCGTTGTAGCAACGGTTTCCACCAAGCGGTGGATCGCCGTTCAATGTGTGCCCAAAACCATGATCAACACGCACCCCACTGTCAACATTTTTAGGGCCAATGACAGTCAGTTCTGTGCTGGTGGTTTCGGCGACGCCCCCTTCGGCAATTGTTCCTAAAGGAGTCCCGTCGGGGGCATAAATGACATCACCGTCGTTGAAATGGGCTGAAATCTTAGTCGCTGGTGTGAGGGCTTTAACCGTGGTTCCTCCGGTGAGTGTAGCGTTTGTTGAAACCATACAATTGGTTTGAAACGGCCCTCCGTCGTCCATTTGAGTTCCGAACTCGTTTTTAGTGATTAACAGGTTGTCCTCTTGGTGTGCATTCAAAGCGTCGTTTAGTCCAGTCCACTGAAACGGATCGGCTTCGGTTGAACCTGCGACCACTGGGCCGTTAAACGGCTTGTCGGGTGGCGGCATGTCGGGCAGTGAGCATGAATTAAGTCCTTCAATGGAGAACCGGCTATACCCATGTCCTGTCGTATGTGTTGAAGGGCTGGCACCCCGTGAATCAGCGTTTGCGGCTGGCAAGCCCATGTTCCCGCCGTCCATTGGTTTGGCCGTCAAATACCAAACAGGGAGGGAGGCACCGAGTCCTTGAACGACAGGGCCACCGTTGGCCGTGCCCCAATAGCCGCCACCAGTCGGGGCATCTATTTCCCACGAAACAACAACCGTGTGTTGTTCTTCTGTGTCGTTGTTCACGAACCATGTAGGTTGGGTGGGGTCTGTGACAATGGAGTCGGTGATGTCCTTTACCGCACTCGTTGACTCCACTTTGGTGATGTTGAATTGAACTTCGTTATCATTGACAATTTCCCAGCCGTCATAGGTTAAGGTGTAATTGCTGACAGGGGCACTGGCACTGTCTTGGAGTGTCGTGTTTGGATTGCCGACAATAGTGCCACGCTTTGGCATGTCGGTCGGCATGATGTTATGGTTAAACTGCTCGGCTACTGTGTTTCTCTTAGTCGTGGTTCCAAACTGCAACAGGCGTAGCCAGCCGCCTCTCAATCTATCGGTAGCCGTCAAGTTCACCTTGATTGGTTCATAGAACCGAATGCGAGTGCCACTGATTTCAAGGATCTGTCCAATATATCGGTTGTCGGTGGTGTATAGGTGTTCATTGGGCAAGAGATAGCCACCGACCCCAACATTTGTGTTTATTTCATGCAGGTTCGTCGCAAAATTGCCGTTTGGCTTCAAATATGTCGTTCCACTCCCAATTCGCTGTCCGTTCTCAAAGCCCAAAAGCCGACCACGGCCAAGTGTTGTTGAATACCAACCACCGTATTGCTTGCTCCCACTCATTTTCACATATCGTGCCCGCAAATAACGAGAATTAGAGTGTGCGCCGATTTGACGGTTGCGTGTTGAATTGATTGTAGCGGCGATGAGTCGTGCCGCTTCTTCTGTGCCCAAATCAAAGGTTTTGGCGGGCATAACTGCCCCTGCGGCGATTGATGCGGCGTGTGCTTCGGCGGCTCGTTTGAGGTCAATGACAACAGTGTTTGTTCCGTTGCGTGCATCCTCACCCGGACTGTCAATTGATGCGGCGTTGGTTGCATCACCAGCCAGCGGGGTTCTGATCATGTAATTGATTCCCAATTGGTTGACTCCATCCTTTGCGAAAGTCATGGATGTAGGGTCTTCATAGGCCGTATCGGGATAGGTAAAGTGAAGGCTGAAATACCCACTCGCAGGGGTTCCATTGTCGGAACCAATAGGAGTCAAGGCGGCGGGATATTCCCGCTTCGCATAGGACAGCACCTCCGCCATGTTATCACCACACGGTTCTCGCATTATAGAGTGTTGCGACTTCGGTGGGTGTGAGTGCCTTATTCCACATAGCGATTTCACTTAGGGCACCGTTGAAATAAACAGGCGCATTTGCGGAGGCTGGGTCGTTCTTTCCGTGGTGATAATTTGTAGGTGGTGTCCACGGCAACAAACCGGCACCAATAGTCAACATATTGTTTGCTTTTCCGTAATATCCACCACCCAAAGCAGATCCCACACCGACGCCCAAAGGAAGGTGTGGTGCCGATGAAAGAGCGACTTGGTTAATGAATGACGCCCCTGTCCCATTCACTGCAATTCCGTTAATGTAAATTAGTGGCTGTGAGGCACCCGACGCCCTTGACACCACTACATGATACCAAGCATCTTTTGGTTGGTTTGCTTGAACATCGCTGGTGATTTGATATGTGACGCTACCGTTCCCAATGTCGGTATGAACGAATGTCGTTATTGAGAAGTCCATAACGCTATTTGAGTTCCCCTGTTTTGAATTGACTGAAACACCGAATCCCCGTGTCGTGCTGTCAATACCGTGAACCACAGGGCCGTTGCCATAGTGAACACCACTCCAAGCACCCCCCGTAGCGTCGCCGGAATTGAAAAAGAATGAGAATGAATATGCCCCGTCGTTTGCGGCATCGTATGAGCCAAAAGCACCGAACATGTTGCTTTTCAGCGGCACAAGCGAGGCGACTGTGGGGAGGCCACCGGGGTTGGTTAATGTTTCAATTTTATGAAGTGAAATGAGTCCTGCATCACTGTGCCCGTGAAAGTCAATGCCCTTTGATTCGGGATCTCCTGTTGCTGGCCCCGCCAAAAGTGCTTGATTCGCAAAGTCGCCAAACGCCTTTAATTTCACACCGTGTATTGCGTCAAGAGCCAATTCCTTGCCGCTTGCGCCATGATCAGCATACAACGCAGGTTCGTTCATTCGGACATACCAAAGGCAACCATCTGTTTCTTTATCCAATAATCCCTCCGCTGGCACGACACCCGTTTCAACAATGGATTTGCTGTGATGGAGTCCACGATATGTGTTCTCGTTCACCGTATCAGCGTTCTTCAATTTGGTGAAATCAAGCACAGCCGCCGATGTTTGCACTTCTTGTAGGTTTTGAAAACCACTATACCCAGTCGGCCCCTTTGCATAATGGTGAGTGTAAAAGTCGCTGTAATCGTTGTCTGTGCCGTCGCTGACATCAAAGGTGACGCCAGTGTGCCCTCCACCGAAGAATAGAATGGCGTTTGCGTCAATCAACGGGTTCAGCAATTTGATTGGCACCTCTTTCAATTTGCCACTGCTGTCATAAAACAATTCTTTCCATTTTTTGCCGAGCGTCTTATCCAGTGGTTGGCAATTGAACAGCCCCATACAAGATCCAACCCCCGAAACTTTGCTGTTTGAAATGTTGTCGGGGCCGGAAACCACTGCATCAAACTCACCTAAGTGTTTGTCGTCAACCAAAATCAATCCCTTGTTCTGTCGGCTTATTTTCCGGTTGATTCTGTATATTATGTCCAGTGCTTTACGCTGAACCATGAGAGTCGGTTGGGCTTCGGGGTCATAATCGGGTATAAGGTCGCCATCTTCAAATTGAGGCAGGGCGACTGTGTTGAATGCAAACTCTCGCCCTATTCCGCTATATTGACGGAGGTTCCCGTCAGCGTCAGTCACGGCTCCATGAACACCTCCTTGAAATGTGGTTATTGGGACATGCGTTTCTCCATCCATACCCAAAGGCAGTGGTGCGGCAAAGGAACTTGCTTGGTAAGAAAGGCTATTGGACGCTACAAGCCCACCATGACCGACGGCTTGGATAGGCCGATATGGATATGGGGTATTGTTGTTGATCCATACTGCAAAATCACGACCTGTGGCACCGGGAACAGTGCAGTGGATAACCACTGAAAGACCCTTTTCGCCAGTTCGGCTCTCAACCTGTTGTCCCAAAAAGGCTCTCACATAGCCCATGTGCGAACCTGTATCGGTTGAAGTGACGGTGTATATTCCGGCGTCTGTGGTGAACAGTGAAGGTGGATTAAAGGCACTCCCTCCGTTGCTATTCTTGGCTTTGGGATGTCCGGCTTGATTGATTCTTCGGATGAGTTCGTCAACAGCCTCTTCAAACTTGCTGACTGAACCAGCACCCCCTATGTCGCCCAAATTAAGGCGCATAGGACGAACCCAGTCCAATGTGTTGTCGTTGCGCTTGCCTTTCAATGACAAATGGCCGGAACGACATTCCACTGGCGGGACAAGAGGCATACTCCCAGCACCATACAGATAATTTCCGGGATCAAAGGTAAAGCCCTCCATCGTCGGGCCGTCGTGAATAAGAATGGTTGCGCCGGTTGGATCGCTGGGGTCAATTTGTATTCCACTACGCACGGTCACACCGTTTGTGGTGGTTCGCCCAAGTGCAAATGTCTTTTCCAGCGGCTCAATGAAGTTCTGCGCCATTGTAGCGTTGTCGGTGCTTGCTGTGGCATTGAGGACGGCGAAAGTGGCGTTGTTTCCAGCAGTGCCCGTCCCAGCGTAGGCATTGGGGGCGTCAGTGAGCCAGCAACCCATAGTCACTGGCAAGCCAGTCGTGATTATGTTTTTGAGTTCAGTATAAGTCAGCCCATCATCGTCAAAGTGGTGAAATGCGTCAAAATACAGACGGTGTTCACCGTTTATCAATTGCGCCCTGTGAATATGAAATCGTATGCCCCTTTCACTGATAATACCCTCACCAATGGTGACTACAAACCCCATATTGGAGAAGGCTTGCCCTTGTGTTGCAGTGTTGTATGTGGACGAAGCGTTGTTTATTGAAGTCCCAGTGAATCCCCCTTCTTCATTCAATATGAACGGCAACACACTATCCACTGAAATGTATGAACCCGAATATAAGAATGCGCTGTTGCCTCCACTCCCGCCCAAAATGCACGCTTTGTCATCGGCATTGTCGTCGGGGCGGGTGAATGTCGCTGAACTCTCACGCATGGCTCGGATCCATGTTTTCCCCGAAACCAAATCAGCATCATTGACCTTTAACGACGAAACGACATTCTTCATGCCCCAATCAATGGCGTTTCGGTTCTCGTAGTCCTTCATTTGGGGACGATTTTTGGCTGTCATTGTAGCGTCAATTATCAATTCAGTGGACTTGGTTGAGGGCAGGGGACTACGCTTACTTTCACTATCAGCAAGCCGTTGCTCAACATCATAAAACATTGATGGGAATAGTGGCAATTCAACCAGCGCACGGGTTGAAGCATAATAGGTGGAGGTTTGTCGATCATTCCGCACAGACGGGTTGTTTGAGCCAATCACCTTGTCTTTCCATACTGGCAAGAAAGAGTGTTCAGTTCGGGTCGGGGCGATGTCAATGCCACCCTGCCCCAATCCGCCCATAGTGAGGCTGACCGTAGGAGAGCCGAGGTCGCCAATCTCCTTCAAAGCAAATCCTTCAGCAAGGCTAAAATCCCTTTCAGCGACACGATCTGAAACATCCATCATTTGTGAGCGACCACGAATAACAACGCCTCCGCCGCCTTCACTGTCGCTGTTAGGGGCGATTTCTTCAACACGCCCACGCATAGAAACGAGTTCAATTTTACAAGTATGTTTTTCAATATCATTCGTCAATCCAATATCACCCAACACACCTGTCCTGCTCTTGTTTTTCGGCTGGACAAGAAGCAATTGCCTGTCATTTTCGGTTTTATTGTCAATGATTTCATACTGCTCAAATGTCGCCGCCGATGAAGTGATACCAAGTGCTTGAATTGAAGTGGCATTGGTTTTGTCGGCTCCCCCGCCAGCCAAAACTGAAAAGGTGTGATACACACCTTCACTCTTTGACATAGGACTCCGTGTTCCGTGCTGTGCAACGGGTATGCCGTAGCCATTGTCAATACTTTTTGAAATGCCGGGTGATGGTGATAAGGCACCGTTTTGAACCAAAGTGTGAGCGCAATTTTCAAGATTGATGAAAGGTGAATGTGTTTCCCCTCCGGTTGGATTCACTCTCATTGAGTGATCTTGCAGTGAACGATTTGCCCCTCCCGCTGGCACCGAAACAATACCGCCCGGTGCCGTCACTGTCAGCGAATCCCATGCCGTTTGCGCCCCGCTTGCTTTTTGAGCCGCTGTGAACGGCTCTTTCAGCCAATTGGCGAGTGTGCGGAATGTGGGTGCGGCATTAGGAAGCGAAGTATCGGGATAAACCATGTTGGAGTCGGGGACTGTTTTTTCAACGACAAGCCACCCTTTTTTATCCATACCGTCAATGCCTTTGAGGTCGTTATGGGTATTGTCAAGGTTTGCTAAAGCGTTCTTGTAATTGTATGTTTGATTAAGAATAGTAATACCTGCTCTCGTATCTCCTTTCCATGCGGCAACGACTTCTCCGGTCAGATCAATAGCACTATAATGCACCAAAACTCTTGGTGGTAATCCCTGTTGTCGCAACGCCAAAGGGATTTCTATTGAAGCGACCCTTGATTCTTTTTCCGGGGTCAAATGCCGGACATATTCTTGGTTGGTTGGTTTGGTTGGGTTGGTTGCGTCAAATAACGCAGTGTGTTCAACATCAAGTCCTTTCAGCGCAAAGGGGCGTATGTCGTCAAGGCCGATTGCGATAATGGAGTCGGCTGTTGATGAAGCATGTGCAAGGTTGTTATTGTAGCCGTAGCCGCCTTGCACCACGATGGCGGATTGCTTATGGTTCGGGCTTAACGATTGAGTCAATGTAGCCATATTGCTTTTGTCAATGACATTCAATACTTCACCTTGATATACGGTTTCAGTGATTTGAACATTGGCGTTCATTGACACAATTGACGCCACCGAAGGGTCTTCGTGAGTGGTTTCAAATCGATCAGCGAGTCCTTGAACAGTCCTTGTTATGGTTTCATCCTGTGGTTGAGGCAAACTCGCAAGGAAAAAGTGCCCTTTCACACGATTATACGAAGTGACACCCGAACACCCTGCGAAATGGTTCACTGGCTCTTTGTCAATTCCGTTAATGGCTTCTTCGCCCAGTCCAAGACTTGGGTTGGGGTAATTGTCCTCTTCGGGCATATTCAGATCCCCCATTTGTCTTCAACATACTGTCGCACATCGTTCATAGAAGTGCCGTGATAACCAGCATAAATCAATACTTCGTGAACTATGAAACCCGGCGGTGCGGTAGCAGTGGCGGTATTTGATTCGGGGACAAAAGGGGCACCGCCGCCTCCGCCGCCACCTCCGGGGGGGTTGAAGGGGTCAAAGGGGTCTGCTTTCGGGGGGTCTTCTCCGCCAAATCCGGGTTCGGTGGGGTTGAAGGGGTCTTCTCCGCCAAATCCGGGTTCTCCGCCAATCTCTCCGGGTTCGGGTTCTTCGGGTTCTTCGGGTGGTTCGGGGTCGGGTTCCCCGCCACCGCCGCCACCGCCGCCGCCACCGCCGCCGCCACTGGCTGGTGTGTGCGTTAAGAAACCAAACAATTCTAAACCCGCTGTCCCAGTGGTGGCATCTAAAAACGAAAGGTCGGCATTTGGTGTTCCGCTTAACGCTTGACTGTGGGTTGCCCCAGCACCCGAACCTTTCGCCCACATTTTGTAAAGGCCATTTTCAGTGCCGTTGACAGTGATGGCGACTAAACAGGGTTGTCCTGCTGTCGGCTTTCCGTCTTGGTGAAGTGCGGCTGTGATGTTTGAATACGCTATGGATGGGACACCACTTCCGTTGTCCAATTGAAAGTCGGGTGTGTTTGCCACATTTTTCAACAAATGCAAGACGCCGGACTCATATTGCGGTGTAATAACATAATAGAATGTGAAATCGCCATTGTTGGTCGCAACACCACCAATTTCCGTATTATGAACGACAGCGAAAGGTGTTGGTGCTGGCCCGTTCGCACTATCAAAACCGGGAACTCTCCCCGGCTGATTGAATGCACCCTCTCCGTTGACCCACATGGATTTTTCAGTGGTGGTGGGTGTAAGTGGTATGAGGTTTGTATTTATTTCACCCGCTTGTTCCAGTCCGGGGTCAATTTCAGTGACACCGACCTGCTCGGCTATTCCGGCGGCTTGGAGGCCACCACGACTGTTCACCTTTGGGTTGTTTTTAATCCAACGCCATGCGTTTCCAACCATGCTTCCGCCATAAAAATGATAATCCGGTGCCGCTGGGGCTTTACTTTTCCACCACACTGGGTAATTGCTGTTGTCAGTCACCGCCATGAGGGGTTGCATATCGCCCCTCAACATAGTGGCCGGATCGTCGGCATCAAGCCAAAGCAACAATGAAGGCGTCATTGGCGGATAGTCGGTGTTTTGTGTTAAACCACCGATGTTTTGAAGGCGGTTTTTCATTTCGTTTGTGTTCCTTGAATGGGTGTTGACAAAGTATGCCGCATTCCCAAAACCCGATTTGTCCTTGAATCGTTGGCCTTGAGTGAACCTCGCCCTTGTCATTTGTCCTGCTGGGCGCAAGTCGTTGCCTAAATCGATCAATAAGTCCCCGTTTCCGAGAGTGAACCAAATGGGCGTATTATCGGGGTGTGCGAAAATGAACCCTTGACTTTTTGCATCGGCCACTCCATCTTCGTTCTTGAGCATTGAGTTTTGCACGACTATTGCGTGTGCGTTGAAGTCAAGAGCAATTATGCGGATTCGTTCTATTGGGTTCGCCATAGGGTCAAGACTGACACCACCTGCGGGGTCTTGTGCCAAATCCTCATAGTCGTATGCTGATACCGGCACCCCTGTGTTCGGATCTGTGCCGCTGGCATTGACGATTGCGTTTAAGTTTGACACTGGCAACCCATCAGCATGATAGCGTGCTTTAGTGACATGTGCCCCGATGTCAAGCACACCAGTCCCATTGTTCCACCATGATTGGAGAGGCAAGTCGTCAATCGGTATGGATAGGATATGAGAAGCGAGCATTTCCAAAGCACTGGGCTTGGTTCCCCCAAAATCACGGATTTTGAAAGTAGCGTAGTCGTAGCCCGTTGTCAATGACAAGGGGGTGGTTATATTGCCGCTGACGGCAACATTAGTGAAATCATAACCGACGCACACCATTGGGTGCGACATTTTCCCGTCACTTTGGCCGACTCCATCTCTCCCGCTATAATCAGCCTGTGCCGGACTCTTATGGTTAGCGAAAAACAGGTTGGGGGTGTCGTCTTCATCTTCAAAATCCCATAGCCCCATAGTGTTGTCTTGTTTAGTAAATGGTTGGAGTTTCGGTGCTACAACACCCCTGCTAATCCGAACACTTTCAATGACACCTCGGAACTCTCCCCCTCGCCCGCCTATGAACAGATCAGAAGAACTCGCTTGAATTGTTCTTTCCTCTCCACCAAAGTCCGACTTTGCCACCAAATCTCCATTGATGTAAAGTCGCAAGTCCTTTCCAGTGAACTGTGCGTTCAAATACAACAATGGCTGTAAAGGCAAATCTAAATCATGGGGCTTGTGCCCTTGTTCACCATCTTCAATTGGGTTGAATTGATAAACACCTTCTTCAAAACCTTCATCCGTCAATAATATGCTGTATGGGTTATTCAAAGTGGGAAAATTGAAAGAAGTGGCTACATTCACAGCGTCTTTAGCACCCGAAGTGCTTCGGGTGAACACGGTGAACACAGCGGATTTAGGCGCAAGTGGACTCCCTATCTCCAATGTGTAGCAATTTTCCTTTGAAACGATTATGCCTCCTTTATCGGGTATGACAAAGGCTTCTATGGTGAATGGGCCAATTATGTTGTTTAGACCGTTCCCTTCGTTGGGTATGTGTCGCCTCCCTATTTTGGGGTCGTCGCTATTATATGAGGGAACTTTGTTGGTTGATCCTGTTTTTTCAGTGTGCGATGCGGCATACAAATCCACACCCGATTCTCGGAATGCACCCGTAGGGACAACAATACCGTCAGTGAAACCATTAAAACGAATGGCCTGTGAATGCAGTTTTTTGATCGGCATGAATATCAAACCCCAATCAATTGTTCCACTGCGGCAAAACCGAGCGAATAAGTCCAAACCGAATCACCTGCTTGATATGCAGGTTGAAATGTTTGAACTACACCCGGAATAGCAACCTTTTGTCGGAAAAACGGGTTGGGTCTTGTGATTTCTCCGCCTTCTGTGTTGGTCGGATCGAATGGTTCTGTATTTTCTTCGGACGGGTAATCTGTTCCCGGCCCCGAAGGAATGATGAATTGGCGCAATACCTCACCACTGACCCCTGCCGTCACCATTGATTCATACGGTATGCGAAGACCGACAATGTATTTGCGAATAGACGAAGATTCACTGATTCCAAGCAATTTTGATGTGTCAAAAGACGATAGTGAGTCCGGCATTTCAACAAGATCACCAGTCAGTGCTTGAGGTGAAACCATAAAACCACCGACATTTGCATTCATTGTCATGTTAAGGAGGTCTTGCACCTTGTCCCCCTTGCTTTTGCGTGAACCGTCCACACCACCTGTAAATGCCGAAGTGAAGAATGAGTGCGACCAGTCAGCCGTTGTTGAGAAGGGCATGGCACCACGCTTGACAAGAGGCAAGTTCCCTGCCTTTCCTGTCGTTAGGTTTGCTATCGTGACCTTTTCGTTGACAGCCGCACCTATCCCTTGTTTATTTGCGCTTAATTCGGATTGCTCACCGAGCGAAAGAGTGGTGGTTAAGAGTGAACTTATTGCGGTGTTTGCACCTCCGACTTTGACAGTGCCTCCATCTAAGGCTGTTTTTATTGCCGTAGCCACATGGCCCGTGTGGTTCACTGTTCCCGACAAGTCAACACGAACGACGGACTCGGTTGCGACACTGCTTGAAAAATTGCTCGCTTTGTCAAAACGCAAAACAGTTTTTTCTCCAAGCCCTGCGCTCATTTGCCCCGCTGTGCTAAACATGATTTCCTTTCCATGCAACACATCTTTGAGAACATAAGCACCGTATTCGTTTCTCAATTGCTCATGCCAAGAAAGACAGACCGCAGTGGGTCTTGACAAATCCAAAACGCAGGATGCTCCGTTATCGCCTGTGCTTGAAGTGTCGTCAGTGATCACACCGTTAATGGTGATAGCGAGCATGTTTGCGTTGAGATCTAATGCGGCACGGGTGGCGATAATCGGTATCGGCCAAACAGAAACACCACGGGTCACTGACATGCCTATATCGGTTGCATCAAGTTCAATGACTTGCCCGTCTTTGCGAATCAATTGTATTTTCGGCACCCGTCATACCCCCCTGCTGAAACCACCAGTGCGTGAACGGCTTTTGAACAAACGCCCGACTTCATCACCCACCATTCGTGCTATCTTGCGAGGGTCGCCGCTTGCGCCGCTGACATTGATGTTGATTGTCGTTTCTCCACCCATTCCGCCCCCACCTTGCATGGTGACTGGGATAGTGCGCCCGTCGGGCAGTGGGACTACGGCTTCTGTGCCGTGTAGTTCGGCTGGATAGCCGGACTTTGGCCCACTGACTACGCCACCCTTTGCGAGTTTGAGGCCACCAATGTCAATTTCCGGTATTTCACCGAATGGATTGATGGCGTTAAAGGCACCTATGACCTTGTTTATGAGTTTCAAAGCAGGGCTGGCGAAATCAATGAGGTTGTTGATGAAACCTTTGAAAAAGCCTATCACTCCGTCCAACACATCAACCCAAATGTCCTTGATTGAGTATAGGATTTCACCCACTTTGTCAAAGTCGCCACGAAGCAGTGCGACGAAGGCACTGACGAGTTTCATAATAGTGCGAACAACACCCATGACGACGGTGAGGATCATGCCGAATGCGGCAATCAGCATTTTGTAGTATGGTGCGACATACGGATAGACGAACTTGACAATTTCAACGACGATGCGAATAATGACCGCCGCAAGGAACACCACTGTGCCGATGATTTCACCAACCAATTGAATAATGTCACCAATGAATGCAAATATGCCCGAACTCACCAAAAAGTCCATTGTATATTGAAACAAGCCGACGACCATATCAAAGAAGTTCTGCACTCCCCCGTCGCCAAAGGCACCCATGATCATGTCCCAAGCCTCCATGAAAGAATCATAAACGGAAACGATTGCATCAATAATGGCTTGGAGAAGCCCCGACTCGGCCAGTGCAGTGATGTATGCACTGATGAGTTCAATAATCATCATCCAGTAGCCTTGAAATATCTCATAAACCATCGTGATCCCGTCAATAATGCCTGTGAAGAATGATTCGCTGTCAGTCCCTTCGGGCAAAGTGAGGTTGGCTTTCAGTGTTTCCCAAATGTCCTTGACCGCTTGGATCGCCGCTTCAATTGTAGCCATCATCCCCCCGATAATCGGCAAATCAGCCAGCCATTGTTTCAGTTTCCCTCCGCCAGCGTCAAAGGCGGCGACAAATAACATGACAATACCCGTGACGGCCATGACGACGCCCATGAGGGGCAATAGTCCCAACAACAGGCTTTTGAACATGCTTCCGACCAGTTTGAGAGTGCCACCAAGTGCTACAAAAGGGGCGTTGAGAACGCTCACCGCCTTGCCCATAGCACCTCCACTTTTTTCCACTTTGTCGCCACTTTCCTCCATAGTGTCGCCAAGTTCTTCAATTGGTTTTGACGAATCCCCGAAGGTTTTGTTGAGGCTTTGAAGTGCTAAATCCACCTTCAAATAGGTGGACATTAAAGGCCCAAAGACCTTCAAAAGAACACGGGTTTTATCGGGGAGAATAGCCAGTGCGTCCCTGTATGCTTCAAGGGTGGACACACCATCAGCGAACTCCAGATCGAGTTTCTTTACTGCTCCCATATTCACTCACTCCCCAGTTTTGCATTCATTCGCTCAAAGAAGTCGGAGTCACTTGTAGTGCGAACTGACCGCCCCTTGTTTGCACCGACGGTGTTCTCACGCTTCAATTGTTCCATCTGTTCGGCCTCCATCTCCTTATATGCCGACAATGTGAAGTAGTCTAAAACGACTCTTTCGGGTGGCAAGTGATCCCATGAAGAAGGGGCACACTTGAAAAAATGTCCGAGAAAAAAGGTGGGCATGTTGCCAGCAATAACTGGTATTTTGTAATCGTCAATCGGCAGTTCGCCCTCTCCATCCCATTTCATAAATGAACGGACATCATCAAGGGTTATTCCAAAGGGCCGCTTGCACCGGCCATACCGGCCATCAAATCCTCAAATGAAGGCAATACAGCCTGTATTGCGGCACCGACTTCGGGGCGAATGTTCAGCAATTGCTTTGTCGTGAGTGCGGGTTCTGTGCGCTCAATGCAGGTCGTGAGAACGAACTTCCAGTAGCCCCCGAAGTCAATTTTCGGAGCCATATTTCCGTCCCCGTCAGCCGACAAGGACACGAACTTCGTCAGTGCTTTTTGCCGATCAACCCAAGAAAGAGGGCGGATCCAAAGGGTCATTTCCCCGTATGGTGTTTCCACTCTCGTTTCTTCTGCATCTGTGCCTGTGATTAAATCACTCGCTATCGCTTTCTCCGCCATCTGTTTCACCTTCGGTTGCTGGTTCGGCTTCATCGCCTTCGTTCAAACGAGCAATCAAGTCGGCTTTGGTTCCTGCGGTTGACAGTTCACGCTGACTACACAAGACCTGTAATTCGGTCTTGTTCATGTCGTCGTATGATGTCGGCTCCGCTGGGGCCAATTCCGGTGTTGCTGGTGTTGCAGGGGCGGGTGAAGCGACAGGAGCGTCAGCATGGACAACGATTTCTCCACTGGACAGGCCAGCACCTTCAATGATGCTTGTTCCTTCTATTGTCCAATTCAAGTATTCTCGTCGCCCTGCGATGTTCACATATCCTGTCAGTCTTACCATTGTTCTCACCCTTCTCATTGTTGTTAATATACCTTGTCCTCGTCAAACGACGAAGTATGGAGAAGTTTCGGCCACCTTCAAGTGGCGAACAGCGAACTCCACGGTCGCTGTGACTGGCCCTTTATCATCCGGCACCGGATGTTCGGCCTTCGTGACTGTATAGTCTTCAAGTGTGATTGTTGCGTTTTGGCGAGTGGCATGTGCGCCGGATTTTGTCAAAGTCAGCGTGCAATCGTTTGAGTTAATGTGGTGCTTGCGTGTTCGCAATTGTTCAAACCAGCGATCATCCTCAACAAGTGCGGAGAACTTGAAAGTGTATTCACGGGCGGCTTCGGTTATTTCCGATGCGAACTGCGTTGCCGCTTGTTGAACCTGATCTCCGTCAAGGTGTGTTTGACTTGAGCCACGAATGTAAAATTGGGCTGTATTGGTGTTTGCGATTGTTATGTCCACTGTTTTGGCACGAAGCACCGAAGCACCGAAGGCACTGAATTGCATGTGCTGAAACAGATATGGCTTTTCGCCGTTCACTGCAATACCCGACACTCTTCGCTTAATTTGAGTATTAGCAGTATTCTCAAACATTCGGTGTGGTGTGATGAACTTTGAGGCAGTGTCTTTGAACATGCGTGTGGATTCAAAGGATCCACTTAGTTTCAATTCCCCTTCGCTGTCAGCGGCAAGGTTCAAGTCGCCCATTTTACAACCACTGAAAACACGAAGCAATTGATTGGCTCCCGGTGTTGAATCCGAAGAACGGAATGATTGTTCAACAGCGAATGTAGGAACATGCGAATAACCAAAGAAAGTGTGTTCAACACCATATTTGAGTTCACCAGTGGATAAAAGCGCAGGGCTTCCTCTTCTGTATTCATTGTCGCTGTATGTGTATTGTAGCCTTTCAACGCCACATGAAGCGGCGATGTGATCGAACATAAAAGCCTCTTCAACATACAATTGCCCAGCGTCACCACCGTTGGCGGTTCCGATAGCGATAACACGACGGATTTCGTGCCTGTTGACTGTTGGTGCGGTGACATCGGCACCGGGTATAACCACTGTGTCCTTGTCAAAGATCTGAATGTAGTCGCCGATTGTGAACTTGGCGGCGTTTGTTGCTCCGACATTGACTCGCAAATCACCGCAAGTGATGTTGCCTGTGATGCCAGCAAGAAGGTAAATCGGAACATTGGCGGCTTTCGCCCTTGCTAATGCCCCCGTATCAATATCAGCACAGCCTGTAAGTGTGGCTGATGCCCCGCCACCTGCGGTATAATAGCCAAGCAAAACATCGTTTCCGTCGGCTGAAAGAACCTTGAATAGCCCTGCTACGGGTGCTGATTCGTGGCTCACACTTGCGTTATTGGTGAGGGTGATTTCACCAGCGTCAAGGTCGGCCACTGAAAGCGCACCAACGAATACTTCTGTGCCAGCAGTGCCCGTAAGGCCAGTTAAGCCATTTGCACCGACGGTGGCTGTGATGCTCACATCTATTGCGGCACCTCCGACATCCTGTGCCGCATAAGCGGCTGTTGCACCGTCTTTGATGTTAAGAGGCAAGTCAGTCAATACGGTGTTTGCTCCGGTGATACTTGAGAACTCTCCCCTGCTTCGTGCTGTATGACCCCCAAGTGCATATTTCCAGTAGCGGAGGGTGTGGGCGTTGACATCAAAAGAACCGCCAGCAAGAGTTTCTTTGCCGGAGGTCAAAATGTTCACATCACGGCCCATACCGACGATGTGTTGTTTGCGAATCTCCACTTCGGGTTCGGGGAGTGTGAATGAATTGAGAAGACCGATGAATTGGTCGGTTAATACCCGTTGATCGTTTTCACCCATAGCCGGGTCATGTGTTGGGACACGGTTGGCGTCAATGATGAAGTAGTCGGCTGTGTCTGCGGTTGTGTCGGCTGTTGTTGCCAACGCAGGGGTGATAGTGATTGTGTTTCCACTGTTTTTGGTGATGTAGTAGGTGCGCTTGGTCGTAGGATAGTGATCTGCGTTGAAATTGGTGTTGCTTCCCGATGAATAAATCCTAAGCGTTGCGCCTGTGAGCATTCCGTCGGGAATAAGGGCGTGAGGTGCGTTTCCCGCCGCATTCAAGCCAACCCAATACATTCCTGCTCCGAGGCTAATGGTGGTGTTGTTGCCAGCGGTCACTGTATTCCAACCAGCAGTAGCACCAGTCCCCGAAGTGACATTCGTTCCTTGCCCATACAGTCCGGTTTCTTTTCCGAACGACACTTCAACAATGTCGCCCTTGAATACTTGATTTACAGCCATTTTTCATCATCTCATAGGGTTGGTAGTGGTTGGGCGAAAATCACACATTCGGCTTGCATTGTATAGCGGAACAACCTCTTGCTCCGGTCGGACAAGTCGGTGCGGGTTTTGAAGATTACCCTATCAAATGTGTTATTATCGCCCTTTCTCACCAAATGTAGTATGCGCCGGACTTCATCTCGGAGTGCGCTTAGGCGTTCCCGATTCTTCACAGTGCGTATGTCAATGGTGAGGTTGATGTGTTCATTTACAAAGTCAAAAGCCAATTCGGGCTGTGCTTCGTTATGTGCTGTTTCAAAAATCCGAATGATGTCGTGATCCTGCAACCGAGTGCGCTTTCCTTCGCCAGCATCCAATGTAGCGATGTCCAAAATAGACGGTTTTGGTGAAATAGACCAATTGCTGTCTATGATGTCACGAATGGCTTCAATTGCGTCTGTCATTTTTGCATCCCCTCCAACATTTTGGCGTGAGCCACCGCTACATCTAAGGCGAAGGGGCTTGCGGCTTTATGCGCTTGCATGACAATGTTGACATCCTCTTCACTCACTGGCTCATCGGTGTCCTGTGTTTCACGCTCGTAAATCTCCAATTTTTCTAAATGCGCTGGTTCGGCGGCTTGTTGTATCTTCATAGCGGCAAGAAGATCTTCGGTGTTCTTGAGGTGTTTTTCAAGGAACGCAAGCATTTCTTCCACCTTAACCACCCATTCCCGCCACGACAATAGACTCTTGAAACGGCACCAACAATTTGGCGACTTCGGCCTCTAATTTTTGGTGTTTTGTGTTCAAATCAATGCTTTGAGTTCCTTCGGGGAACATCACCGAATAATCGTCGGACATGAGAATATCCATAACAACCAGTTTAGTGCAAGCCTCATGGATTGAACCCTCCACATACCGTTCGCCGTAAATGTAGGAGCATCGGATGGAGTGGTTCTCAAAGAATGGGTATTCGTTGTTAAACAAAATCATTCCGTTTTCTTCAATAGACCACCAAGACTTTTGGCGTTCTTCATCGGTGATGTCGTTTTTGAATCGGATCTGTTTGACAGTATCGCCGACCTGCAATTGGCCGTCAAAGTCGTTCAATTGATCAGCGACTATGGTGAATGTGTTCTCATTTCGTGTGCAAAGAGCCACCCTGTTCGTAGTGCCGCTGGTGATATACACCAACCCATGCCCTTCAACGAAGGTGGTTCCGTCGTTTAGCACGAACGATGTGGCGGGTGAATTGGTTATTGACGCAACGGTGCTTGACACCAAAGATGAGAGGCTTGTGTTAAACGACACAGCCGATTCGTGGGTGATGGCGATTGTTGCGTTTTCACCGCCTTCGGTGCTACGCATTGAACTGATTTCAACAACCCCGTCGCCAGTGTCGCTGTTGGACAAAGCCAAGAACTCTTCATGCACATTGAGGGTGACATTGGCGGAGTCTGCTGACTCCACTGTGAGTGTGCCAATAGGAACAGCGGATTTGTTAAACGCTGGGTCTTTATTGACGAGGGCACCTATGTTTTCGGCGGTTGATTTGTGATCGAAGTCAGATCTCCACTTGGTCTGTGCGTCGTCGCCTTCGGTTAGTGTGGCAACACCGTTAGCACCGGGACACAGCAAAATGGATTGACCCGATAGGGCGATGTGGTCGGACACCCTAAAGGACACCCTTGCCCCAGCCATCTCCCTGTAATAGTCCCCTTGCCAAGCACCCAGTTTGAGGATGCGCTGAATAGCACCCCGCTTAACGAAAACAGCACCCACATAATCGGTGTAGTATCGTCTTCGGAATGGTTTGAATGTGGTGAAATTAACATACTCTTCGGCGACAAGGCGTGGTCGCCATGCGTGGCGTGTCACCTTGTCAATGTAGTCTTGCCGTTGGCGAATCAAGTTTTCAACATGGCTCTTTTTGATGCCTCGTTCTTTGCTGTTCGTGATGGCCGACTGATGTTGAACCTGTGCTTTGTTGGCTGTGGTGAATGATGGGCTGGTTCCTTTTGGTGCGACCAAATAAATATGACCGTTTGAACCAACCGACTCAATGCTCCCTATGACGAACTCAATGCCCATAGCGTTGGCGTCGTCATAAACCACTATTTTTTCACCTGCGGAATACCCCCACCTGCGATAATCGGCACCAGTTATTGGGAACTTGATGTCATTTGTAGCAATCACACTGTCGCCAGCCAGTGATACTGGATCGGGCAAAGGCAATTGTAGGTAATCGGCCACTTTCTCAATGGTGGTGTAGGTTAATTCGTCGGGATAAAGTGGCGCATCGGGACGATGGCCGGGTGAAAAAGCACGGGGCATTTCAAATAACCCTCCGGCCCATGCTATGATGGCCGAGGTTGAAGGTCATAGGACTTCCGCAAGCACCGCATTTGGGTGCCCAGCAAAAGTGCAAACAACCACATGTGGTGCAACGAGTCCCCGAACCAATGTTTTGAATGTCTTTTCGTTCACTTTTCCTCATTTGCACACGCTTTTTAGTAGCGTATCGCATGTTTTCATCGGAAAAGGGGCTGTCGTCCTCTTGGACGGATGAACGGGATGCGTGTTTGATTTCGGCCATTCGGACTTGGCGGCGTCGCTCAATGTCCATGACCTCTCCGAGATCAATGTCTTCAATTTCCATTCTTGGCATTTGAAATCACCCCAACGGCGACTTCAAGACCGTGTGCCTTTGATAATAAGTTCAAGTGCGTCAATGCCGCTTGCGTCAAAAGTGTCTGCGAACTCGGCAAGAGGGCGAGTTTCGGCGGCTGGGTTGGTGCCGGGATTGACGGCATCGCCCGATGCTTCGGTGGATTCACCGAACAATTGGAGTTTTTTGGTGGCGTAGTCGTATCGCACTGTGAAACCTGCGGGCAAACCTGCACCGATTCGGACTTCTTCAACGCTTTTGAGGCCACATTCAGCGGAGGCATCAAAAGGTTCGCCGCCAGCAGGGTATGGATTGTCAAAGGCTACGGTTCGGAATGCTGTGATTCGTGATCCGTCAATGGAGTTTCGCTTGCTTCGTGTAATTGTCAATGCCATGTTGCTCATCTCTTGGGTGTAAGTCATTTGTTAAAAGGATTCCTTATGAATAGATGATGATAACACGGATTGTGTCGGTATCAGCCGCCCAAGCGGTTGCCGAACCAAGCATGATGTTGTAATTGCCACATACTCGTCCAGTCCACGGTTGGTTCTTGTTAATCGCTGTCGGTGTGCCGTTCACGATGGGTGTTCTCGGTGCCGCAGGGGTGTCGTGTCCCGATAGTCCGGGTCGGACTGTCAAGGCGTGTTCCTGTGTGCCCATAGCCGCACCTTCATTGGTTTGAAATTGATAAAAGCGTCCGGGTGTTTTATTGGTGAAGTCAAGACTGGTGATTGGTGAAAACGGTGTTATCATAGCACCGGAAACAGTAGTGATGTCCATAACTAAAGCCATTGAGCCATGTGTCGTCTGTGTGTTGCCGTTGGTTGTCAATTTTGATCCCGAAACATCAAGAATAATTTGGTGAACTTCGCCGTTCAACCCGAAAGAATCGGAGGTGACGGCTGTTTGGCCGCTTAGATCCGCTTGAGTGAACTCATAGACCATGCGATTGACACGGGTGCGACCTGCATAACGGGCTTCGCCGTCAAATATGGTGAGGTCGCTTTGAGGCATCACTCATCACCCTTTGAGGTGAGTGCATGTGCCCTTTCAGTGAGAATTGCTTTGGTGTCAGCCTTTGATACGCTTTCACCCTGCGACTTCATCCAGTCAACCATTTTGGCTCTTGTCCATGTAGTGTCAAAAGGCGGAATGATAGCGTCAGCCATCTGCTCGGTCTTGTCCTCGTCAGTGGCGACTGTCTTTGGTGCCGGTGCTGGTGTTTCTTCAACCACAGCGGGGGCTTCGATCACTTCAACCATTTTCTTGGTCTTTTCCTCGGACTTCTTTTCTTCGCCGCCAATGACTTTCCACTGTGGGAAATTGTCGCCCTTGAAACGCTCAAGAAGTTCTTTGGGAACATCACTTCGTTCTGTGCCTCTTGCGAAGCCGAATGTCTTTTGTCCAACCTTGAACTCAACATACGGCCTGTCGCCAACATATTGTAGTATTGCCACGCTAAATCCCTCCTAACCGACTCAACGGTATAAGAAGGCGATTCGGTAAGTCGTGTCCTTTCCGTTGGCTCCTGCACCAGTGAACTTGATTGCTGTTGGGCTTGACAAGTTTCCAGCGACAGGGATCGCCGAAGCGGCTCCTGCTGTTCCATCTTCCTCGGCACTTGAAATGATGCTCATAACAGCAATCAATTCAGTTCCAATCACTGGGTTGATGATGCTTGCATTACCACTGCCTGTGATGTCATAGGCGGTGGCGGCATCGCCATCGTCAGCAACAAGTTCAATGACAGCCATGCTCATTGTCCCAACAGCCTCGTTTGAGCCGATTGGGGATTGTAGCCATGCTGTGCTGTCTGTTGGACTACCAGCCCAAAGGCGGGTGTCAAGTAGTGCGGTCGGGGTTCCTTTTACATTCGTATTTGCCATATCAAATCATCTCCATATTTTTCATTTTTTGTATCACGATAGGTCACGGATTTTTCCGCTTGCCTTGAAGAAAGATGCGATGAGTTCACCCATTGTGTGAAACATTCCCATTTGTCCGAGCCTGTTGATACCGAAAGGATCTCCGGTTTCAATTCCCGATTCGTGATAGAGTGTTGGCTTTGCAGTGGTGAACCACAAGTAGTCTGTGTCCAAGAAGTAAAGGCGAGAAGAACCGCCAGTGCCCTTGTGAACATCCTTAGATGGGATGATTGGGACACCGTTGTAGGTTGCGACCATGAATCCACCTTGAATGCCCGGAACACCCTTAACGCCATTGACGCCGGGGACGACACGCTTCATCTCAACGAATCGTTGTTGAGGTTGGAGCAATTGCTGAATGGTTTCAAGAGTGTCGTAGCCAGTGAGGATAACCTTTGGCTGACCTCCTGCTTCCCAAATCTGTCGGAACATTCCGTCAAGAATGTTGAGGGTCAAAGCACGGTCAGTTCCGTTGTTTGCACCTGCGTCCACTTGAGCGTCATACCACTGTTGAGATCCAGCCCCAGCACCGTTTCGGGTGAGGTTGTAAATGTTGTGATTGCTGATTGCGTCAATGTCGCCGAAGCCTGTGCTTTCAACGAAAGACGAAGAAGTGATTCTGTCAAGGGACTCAAAGTCGTTTCCAGCAACAGTGTTGACATCTTGAAGAAGCATCTTGTTGATGTGTTCTGTGTGGTGCTTTGCCATTTCCATTTTGATAACAGCCCGTGCATCGCCCAGTCCATCATCCTTGTCAGCCAAGAACATGGCTGTTTCGGAGAGGTCAAAGGAGTGTGCAACCGTCTTTGGCTTGGTTGAAACATGCTCAAAGGTCGGCTTGGTGGTTTCCGGTAGGGTTGCGTTTTCAGCCACACCGCCGCCTTTTCCGAAGTCCGGCTTTGCTGTGGTGACACGCCATCCACTCTTCTCCCACGGTTTCTTAGGGAGGATGGAGAATGCGTTGAACTCTTGGTTCAATTGCGACCATACTTTACGACCGAAGATCGCTTGGTATGTTCCGCCGGTTGAGGACATTAGCGGGGAGTCCGACTTCAAAAGGTCGGTTCCAGCGTATGCCCATGCGTTTTGTCCTGTTCCGGCTCCGTAATAGAGTCGTTCCATGTCTTCAATTGTGCGAATATATCCTGTGCTTCCACTCATCTAATCATCTCCTTTCAAAAGTTTGCTCCATGAAGGGCACGCTGTCCGAGTTCTTCAAGCGCACGCCATCCGTCCAAGCCATCTCCAAGAGCCATGAACTCTTCATGGGTCGGAACACGAATGTCCGACTGTGCCGGAACTGGCACTGCGGATTTCGCTATGGTGGAGGTTTCGTTGCGTAGGGATGCGATTTCTTGCTTCAACATCTCAATTTGGCCGGAGTAATCAGTGGCCTTTTGCATGTTGAGGGCTGATTGGGTTTCCGCTTCATAGCGGTCGTGCCATTCTTTCTCAACAAGTGCTTTGACCGCTTCTTCATCACGAATTGCGGAGTAAGCACCGTAGCCACGCTCAAGGGAGGCAGGGGAAAGATCCAATCCGCCTTTGATGACATTTCGGCCACCGGACGGTGCATTCATTTTCATGTTCGGCACGCCATTTTGCTTAATGACATACTTGTTGGATTTTGCATTTGGGAGTTTTGGTGCAGTAGCGAGGGTTGCGTCTTCTCCACTTCCGTAAAGGTCGCCTTGTCCTCGGTGTCCGAATCCATGCTCTCCATCAACGCCGACCATGTAAGCCTTGCCGAGTCCAAAGTGATCTCGTAGGCCGTCAAGGTTCACGCCTTGCTGGTGTGCGAACTTTTCAAGAGAGTCAATGTAAGCCACTGCGGCTTCTTCTTCCTTAGCCAACGAATCATCAGCATATACTGGTTCTTCGTATGTTGGTTGTTCAATTTGCTTGTTGATTCGTGACAAAGCGTCACGGATTTCGGTTAGGGTTTCTGCTTCGTTGCTCATGTTATCATCGTCCATTTTCAGTAGGGTGTATGTGCTTTCGGGGTTTATTCCTTTTTTGCACAAAGTAATTTCATGCAATTCCATGTCCGTGATTTCACGGTGGGTGCCGTGTTCCGGTGTAGTCTTGCTAACACGGAACAACGCTTGGCCCCCAATGGAGAATGCTCGCAGTTCGCCACTGCGAACTTGCTTTTGGACTTCACGGGCCTTTTCAATGTCGTTGCGGATCTTGCACACGACAAACAGTCCGTGATCATCAACAGTGGATTTCCATACTCGGCCTTCACTGTCAGTATAATTTGAAAGAACTTCTCCCACTTGAATACCACTGTGCGCTAATTGCACATTTCGGTATGCTGGGTCGGCCATAAAGCCGTTGAATGCCTTCTTGAGAGCCGACACAGGGATTCTATCTCCCTGCTTATCAACCATGTCAACAGAAGCGTAGCCAGCAATAACAAGATCGTTTCCGGTTGCTGACTTCAAAATGAAGTCTGCTCCGGTCGCTGTCCATGTTGCAGTGGTCGCCATTATCTCACCCATTTTATGTCATGGTATTTAAGCGATAGGGGCGGCAGGGGGTTCGGGAGGCATCATTCCGTCCCCCTCCGAATCCTCCATAGGCACCTTAATTTCTTGCTCATCCTTGACTTCTTGTTCTGTTTTTTGAGGGAAACGCAGGGTCGCAGTGTTGCCTTCAAGGGTTAAATCCCCATCAATCTCTTCCCCCTCCCCGTCTGTTGTTTGGATCTTGATGTGCTGTGGCATTCCCTCTAATTGGGCATCATCCGGTTGCATTGGGTCAAAAAACGGCGTTGCCTCGTCGTCAAGTAATTCGGTTGGCCCTCTTGGAGCCGTATAAGCGTCCATCATACCAGCCCAGCCACCACCTTGAACACTGCCGCTTATCCTTGCTATTGGTGAACTGATGGCCTTTTCCCCCATCATATCGTCGTCAATCGCTTGATTGACAGTCCACTTTCCGTTTTCAGTGGCTTCTAAACCATATTCGGCACCGAACTGATCGAGCATTTCATCGGTCAAACCTTTGACATTAGCCTTCAATTCGGCTGGGGTCAGTGCTTCGTCACCACCCGTCAAGTGTTGTCGGGCGTGAGTCAGTATCTCTTCAACCGGATTCGCCTTTCCATCGGTGTCCAATAAGGAGGCTTTGAAAAGCGTTGAAGAAGCGGTCTTGATGAATGGTGGGTATGGTGTAATTTCACTAATTTCATATTTCAGCAAGTGAACACCGACTGGCCCCCACACATTCATTTGCCTTTCAGCGTGAATCAATAGTGGCCGTGAACCTTTCTCAAATCCTTGATAGTCAAAACCTTCCCCATCCCACTCACCCTTCACCACCAACGGTGCAGGGTGTCCGGGGTATTCAAGCACCATTCGGTTGTTGCGAATAGAAACCGATGGGAACGGCCCATACATTTTCTTGACACCATCTCCGTCCGGTGCGTAGTGAACCCATTTATGGTGTGCTTCTTTTCCTTTCATAAAGGTGGAGGTGGAGTCACGAAGCCATAGTTCTCCGCCAAGTGCGTCCATGTTTGACCGCAAACCTTCACGGTCACTGAACTTACAGTCGGCTGGCATTGGGAATGAAACGCCTTCGTCAGTTTCGTAAAGTGTGCGAAGGATGGTGAGCCTGTCTTCTAATTTTTCCATGTGAATGTCGTCGCCCTTATGCACCAACAGATCGATGGCTCGGAACTTGCCGTCTTTCAAAACACCGTCAAAAGTGCAATCTCCTTCTTGTTTGCGTATGCCTTCTTTGACCTTCTTCGGCAAAGACACATCCCTGCCCTTTCCGTTGCTGGCTTTGATATGGCCGCCTTTCTTTTGGATGAATACACGCTTTCCTTCGGGTTTCTTTTGAACGACCCAATCACCAGTGAATCCTCTCAAGTCGTCTATTGAACTAAAATCATAAACAGTATGTGCTGGGACAATGACTTTCTCAAACACTCCCGTTGGTTCATAATCGTCGGCTTTGAAAATGTCGCCATTTAGAATAGGAGGTGCGCCCATTTCATCAGTGACTTCAAGAGCCGGAATTGAATTGACCTTTGGTTTCAATGCGTGATCTGCATGTGTAGGGTGAACCATTCCCACATGGCCTTCATGGACGGTGCGTTGAAGAGTTTCAAACGGCTTGTCCTTTACCTCAAACCGTGTGCTATTGTTTTCCCTGTCCCAATTAAATGCGAGGGTCGCTGGCATTTTATGTCCCCAAGCGTCTTTATCGCCTGTCAAATACACTGGCGGAATTGTAGCGTGTGATTGAGGATGGATTGGCCCAAGAGGCACTTCTTGGGTGGCAAGTCCTCCCCCTGCAACCATTGGGGCGAAGGTTGTCATTTTATCCAAACCTCCACCTCTCATCAATTGCATGTTGGCCGCTTTAGCCAATTGTTGCAGGTTTCCACGGGCGAGCGTGTTTCCTGTGATGTCGTTTGGTTTTGTCCCATGCAGTAGTGCAGGGCCGTGTTCAGCCATCAATTCCATAGCCATTTTTTGCATCATTTGGCCGATTAAAACATCACTTTTTTCATAATGGTCGTTATGAAATGTGTGGTATTCTTCGTCACCGGGGTGCCTTTCCCGTGTAGGGCCAATTCTTGGTTGTCCTTGATCTGTGTGAGAAGAAATGATTCGTCCTAATCCGTTCGGGTTTGTAGCAAAAGCATACGATGGGATAATCATGCGTTTGCCTCCGCCTTCTATTTCCGACGGGTGCAAATGTGCGCCGTTTGACACAGACGACCAAAGAGAGCGTCGGCGTGGGAATGAACGCACATACGGATGATCAGAACCAGCCGCCCACCCCGTTGATACTGCCGAACGGTGCGGGTGTCCAGCCATCATCGGGTGATTTGCTGTTTGAGGGAAAAATGATGAACCACTGCTGTGGTATGCGTCTTCGCTGTCATTCAATGGGTGCTGTCGGTCAGCGAGAAAACCAATCATTTCATCACCAAGCCATCCCTGCATAGCGGCTGGGTATGAATCTCTCAACATGGTTTGAAGCGACTGTGCATCACGCCCAACCCCTCCCCAATGTTGAAACGGCAACCACCAATGGTGATTTGCTGACGGTTCAATCATGTTGTCATTTGGGTCAACCATGTCAGCATTCTTCACCCACGGCGATTTCATGTGATTTAACCCGGAGGGTATGTCCTCCGCTGACACTGGCCCGTGTCTGTCCGATGGGCGTTCCCACCAACGGGCTATGGGGATAATACGCTCAAACCAATTGCGTTTTGCCCTATCCCATGAAATGCCGGATGAGGCAGTGAAGTCATTCATAACTTTGCGAGCATTAGGATCTGCTGGCCCTTCGGTTCCGCCTAATTTTTTGAGAGTGTCCATAAAAGCCTCTCGCTGGTCGGAGGATTGCCATTCAAGGCCGAATAAATATGAAAGCAAACCAAGACGACTGTTGCGTCCACCCCATTGTTCCTTTTTTGCATCAATGTATTCATCATCGTCAGCATAAGCAAAACGGGTTCTGCGGTCGGTCATGTAAAGGTCGTGAAGGCTTTCAGTCGGGCGACCGACGATTCCTGCGTATTCTTTGGGAATAACGCCCATGCGTTCAGCGTCTTTCATGGATTTGATAACCGATTGACCTTCTTCATCCTCTTCAATCAAATGCAAAAGGTGATCGACAAAAGCCGGTTCGCCCCATTCCGCACCGTGAAGTAAAGGCATGGTTGGCAAATCGTATGACAACGGGTGTCTTTTTCCGAATCGGTTCTTTTCACTCGCCATAGGCCAGTCTTGGGCGTATGTCTTTACGAACCTGCGTTGTCCTGCGATGTAGTCTTCATAACCACTGGGGAGGTTGAGTGTGGTGACTGGTGACGGGTTATCCATGTTTTCCATGTGATATTGAGGTGGTGCTGTCATAGGAAGCATACCGAGAATAGCCTGATCTTCTTTTTCAATTGAGGTTTCATCCCCGTAGTAGTCGGAGAAGGCTTTCAAATACAGGTCGTGACTGACCTCATGGTTTGACACCAACGACAGAAGTGTGTCGGTGCGTATTCTCAAGAACTCTTGCCTATCCATGCCTAAACCTCCAATTAGAGGTTCTTTGCGACATTTTCCATAAGGGAGGCAATTTCCTCAATGATTCCGGGGTTTCCATATCCCTTTCTCAATTGCGTGAGGCTTTCTTCAATTGGAGCGATGTTCCAATTGCCGCCTTTGCGGTCGCCTCCGTTTGTTAAGTGCATGTGGACTGAACTGCCTTTTTCATCATACCCCGTCTTTGCGTATGCTGGCATTTTAGCCACTTCGCTGATGGATGATTTTTTGGGTGCAACCTCATTAAAGTCCGGGTATGTCCCATTCGTTTGATATGGTCTTGCTTCAATCGGTGTTCCGCCGCTGTGATCCATAAATTGAGGGACGCCGTTTTCAACGGAGCCTTCTTGCTCATACTTGACGATAACGCCTTTTGATGCAAGGAACTGTGAGGTGATGTCGCCTTTGTCCACCATCCATTCGGGTTTAGGCTCAAGCACACTTGACCCATCACCTTCTGTGCTGAAATCCGAGCGTTGTCCGACACCGGGTCGTGGTGTTCGTGTGATTTTACTACCAGCGTTTGTATAGCCACGCCCACCTCTTCCTGTATGGCTTATTGACCCATCATCAAATCGCTTTCTGCTGTGCATACTCCTAACTTTCGGATCGACGGTATATGGCTGACCCATGCGGTCGTTTTTGCCACCACCCATCGCTTCCTCTTGAGTCATTCTTTGACCTCCTGCACCGATAGGCTCTCCCTTGCCGGTATTCTTGCTGAAATCAAAATTGGATAACATGCCGCCTCGTCCTTTCAAGGTCGGTTTCTTTTCATCACCACGGTTTGGTTTGAACTGACCTTTGCGATCCATTTCACTGGCTTCTTCATAGTTCTTGTGTGCGGCGTCTTCATCACCGTCACCCATGATGTCAGCGAAAACCTTGTTGTTATGTCTGTCAGCGTCCGTGACTTTAATTTGACCTGCTTTGCTTGCTTTCTTAGAACAAGACGGGCAATCGTCGGATTTACAACCCATGCAGTTCATGTTCTTTCGCATTTTGACGATTTGCTCTAATTGTAGCACATGTTGTAGTAGTTCGCCTTCGGCTGTATTTTTTGGTTCGTGCCATCGTGGTTGCATTGTAATCACCTGTATTTTATTGAAGAAGGGGTGGTGTGGCTCGGCATGGAGTTTTCCATCTGTTGCCATTCTTTCAATTCATCCATTCCCTTGTTGAGCATTTCAGTTCCGAATCCACTGACAAACGCTGGTGCGTCGCCAGCCTCACGGTTAAGAGGATCATAGACTTCGGCGGATAACGGAGTGACGGCTTTGAGCCATCCTGCTTTTTTCATCAGTGTTTCGGGGTCGTCCACTGCTTTGGAGAGCGTTGCGTTTTCGGTTTCTAATTGTTCCACCCTTTGTCGCAATAGACGGAGTTCTCCGACCATTTCTTTCAACAAATCGGCGGTTGCTTCACCTGCATTGTCGCTCATATCACATGCCTCCCATCATTGGGCCGGGCATAGGCATTCCACCGGGTGGCATACCTGCTGGGCCGGGTGCTGGCATGTTTTGTAGTCCACCCATAGGAGGTGCGCTCATGTCGGGCGGCATACCCATTCCGGGCATGTGGTTCACCATTCCAGCATCTTTGAGTCGCACGACTTCAACGAAGTTTCGTGTTTCTTCTATTTGACTTCGGAGAGCCATAAGTGAAGAAGCGTGTCCCATAACGGAGTCGCCATCTAGATCGTCTGTGTATTTGGATTGGCCGATAGTCCCGATGTGTGCGGTGATGTCGGTTGCGAGTTCGGTGAGGCGCATTTCAAAATCAGCCAATGCTTCTTTGCTGTTGCCATACACTTTGCCACTTGAAACGAGTGCGCTCATTTCTTCGGGCGATGGGCCACCGCCGCCAGTCATTTCGGGCGGGGAACTCATAGGTGAAGAAGGAGGGCTTGTTGGCATCGGGTTTGAAACCATTTGACCGCTTGAACCACTGTCCATGTCGTCAGCCTTGCGGAGCGAAGCGGCAAAATCCAAGACTCGCATTCGGTCGGCAATAGACGGTGAACCACGATACATTGTGATCACTCCTGCTGTGGTCGCCAAATTGTTGAAGAACGACCATATCGGGAAACGCCGAGAACTGTTGCTCCTTCGGTTCCGTCGTAATCGCTCACGGTGTTTTGATGGCGTCCGACATTCCCAAGAGTTTGTCCTGTGCCTTGAATGATTTCAGTTTCGCTCTTGGTGATTGCGGCTGTCGCTTTCATTGACTTAGCGAGGTTGAGATCGCGCTCAAGGATTGATAGTGCGTTTTTTGCCTGTTCAATGTGCTTTGCTACATCGTCCATATTGTTGTGTGCGATTGCGTTTTGCATGGCCTCCATACTTGCCGTTGCTCGGCGTGCCATAGGATCCATTTTTGCGATTATTCCAAAATCAAGAAAGCCTTCGTTCATCTTAACCAAACCATCCCATGCTATCCCATTAAATGAAGGTTATGGAGAATCATAGTCCCAACCGCCTGTCTAAGTTCTTAATGCGTTCCTCCGCATTCTTAATTCCTTGAGGGGCAGTGTCCCTGCTATCTCGTTCGGTTGAGGACATGTGGTGGGCACCTTCAAACCGCTTCACATCGGTTGGGCTTTTGCCCTTGCCGGAGGTGCGCCGACTCTTGAGTCCTAACTGTGATAAACCAACACGCCGAAGTGGTTTCAAATCTGTGCCGTATGTTGTTCGCATGGCTTCGGGGATGGGTTCCTGCCCATGAACTGGATCTGCTTCTGTTCTTTTCAAAATGTCGTCCATTGTTGGAGGTAAGAGCCAATTGCTGGTTTGAACCGGCCCGCCTCCGTCCGGTGGTGCGGGTGCGGCGTTGGTTGCGCCCGGTGGAGGTGGGGGTGGAGGTGGTGCTTCTTTGTAGGAGAATTGGAGGATGCCTTGATCGTCACGGAGTTTGGCATCATAGCCCGCTTGCTTCATTTGAAGCATATTGCGAATCGCCATTTCATCACGACGCATAACCATGATTTCGTCTTCTTCTTCGTGTGGGTGTAGGGACATTTCCCATTCATCAATTTGTAATGCTTGGAGCAACAACGGGAATAATCGCTTGTTGTAAAGGTTTTGACTGGCCGCAAGGGCACGATTCGTGACAACAATTTGCATACCTTCATTGTTCAATCCGCCGCCGGAAACATCGTTCATAAAGACATTTGATACACCAAAGAATGATGAAATACGCTGTCGTATGTCGTCTTTGATAGGAATGTATTGGAGTTCTTCAAGTGTGTCCATCATACGGACATACTCAAGACCACCACGACCACTCTCCGTTTCAACACCAACGGTGGGAATGTAGTTCGGGTCACGCTCAAGGTGTTCCTGTATGTTTCGTGCTGTTCGTTCCACCGTTTCAAGGTTGGACGATTTAATCACCATAACACCTCTTGGCATTCTTCGCTTTTGATATGCAGAATAGACATAATTGTCCATTGAAATGAGTGTGTTCACTTGACGCCATAGTGTGGCGACAGGAGAGCGACCATAGAGTTTAGACGGCGACCATTTGCTGATGTGGATAACTTCGCCTTCGGTATAGACTTGACCTGCGCCCACACCAGCGAGGTTGATGTAATGAACTGGCACGACTGGCAACCCAGTCTTAGGACACTTCTCGTCCTTGTTGCCTGTTCGGAATGAACGGTCAAGGAGGCTGGTGTATTGCTTGCCACCACGAACACCACGCTTGTCAGCGACAATACGCATGAAAATTGGGTCAGCACGGGTTATTTCTTTGATGCGATAAAATTGCGGCTTGCCCGTTGTAGGATCCACGAAGTATTCTTTTGTGAGTATGATGTAAGCATCGTCAACGATATTCAAATCCATTTCAATTTCACGGAGAACTTCAAGGAATGATTGAGCCATTCTGTTCTCGGAGTTCAACAAAGCGTCGGCATAATCCAATTGCGCTTTGTCAGCCGGTCGGACTTCGCCACCGCACTTCAAACAGGAGTCCACTTCTTTTTGGTATTCCTCTTCGCACTCTCGGCATTTTGAAACGAACTTTGGTTTCCAAACCCAGCCTTTGCGGAAACATTCTGTTGCGAGGTGTGTAAGAATAGAACGGAGGACAAGACATTCAAAAGAAGCCGCATAGAGGGCTGGGATAGTGATTCCCTGCAAAAGTGCTGGTTCTTGAACGCCGCTTTGAAACAAAGGCATTTCGGGCGTGGGTGTTGAATGGCGTTCCATATCCACACCAAGTGCGGCGAATAATCGGTCAATGCGTTTCTTATCGGCGGTCATTGACAATCACCTCTTTCCATTCATCTAATCCGTCAATTGAAGTGTTCCATGCTTTGAGCATTGACACTTGATCTTCGGGAATTGCTTGCTTAAAGGCGATGATACGACCTGCGTTTTCATTCCCTTCAAGTGCTGAAAGTAAAATGGCCGCTTCGGAAAATTGCTTTTCTAAATACGGCAGTGCGACTTTAGCCGCCTCATAAACGGCTCGATCTCCTTCAATCAAGAACTGGCGACCCTCCCACATAATACTCTCCACACCCAATTCCTTCTTCAAAACATTGGTGTAATCTTCGGCACGCTTTGTGCTAAACGGTAGGGTAAGACGGGGTATTCCGCTTTTTGTTATGGACATTTCACCACCAACCTCCCACAGATTCCCGATAAACGAGTCAATTCTCTTCAAGAATACTGGTGGTTTGTTGGCTCCATAATGGAGTGTTCGATCATCGTATTTGGTTCCCTTGCCCACCACCTTCATGTCATACAAATGACCGTATGTTTTGATGAGGCCAGCGACTTCGGCAGTGGTCGCATCCACACCATAACTGGTGATGGTTGCGGCATTCATGTCACCGTGCTTTTGCAGTGTGTTAAGACATTCTTTGAGAACACTTCTTTCCCTGCGGCTCAAGCGGTTTTCAGCATTCAATCTATCATGCCACGCTTTCCAAATCGTTCGGCATTCGTCTTGGCTTTGGGCTTTTTTAACACCCGCCACTGTTTTCCTTAATTGATATTCCAATCGTTCGGGATAAATGGTGAGAAGGTTGAAGTCGTTGTCTTGTAGTTCCAAAAGCCCCCAATCGTTTTCGTCCCACCAGTCAAATGATTTTAGCACAGCATGTTGCTCTTGCCGCAACAATTCAACAACCGCCGGTATGGCTTCTGTTTCACCTGCTTTTTGAAAGAGGTCAATTAGATCTGAACCACTCATTCCTATTTCATCTTTGAAGAAGGATTTGCTGACTCCCACGACGGGTGTGGCCGTAGTGCCGGGTTGTTCGGTTGGGTTGCTTGGTTGGTCGCCACCCTTCATGCCTGTTATCTCGGAACCTGCGGTCGCTTGAGGTGGCATGGGTTGTCCTGTTGGCGGCGGGGTTTGTTGTTGTTGCTGTTCCGGCTGTTCCACTTCTTGCTCTTGCTCATTGGTTTCAATCTGCTGTTCTGTTTCAGCCAATTCCTGTTCCTGTTGCCTTTTCTGATCAAGAAGGCCGGTGATTTTTCCCTTTGCCGCATCCATGATTTTTGGTGCGGCCATTTTTGCACCCTCCTTTGCGGCGATGGGTGCTAACTTTTTTGCGGCTGGTGCCGCTAATCGGGCGGCTCCGGCTAACAATGGTGCTAATTTGATAAGGGCGTCGTCCATTGAACGAACTTCGCTATCCCACATAATTCGTGTCATACTTCACTCCACCCCAAGCGTTGCGACCATGCCGCCCCATCAAGGACGACGATGTTGTCCCTATATTCCTTTGTCGCTTGAACTGCGAGTGCAAGGGCAATAACTGTGTCGTCGTGCTTGCCCAGCGACTCCATTTTCCCGTTGGGCAACATAGTGAACATTGAAAGTTCATTGAGTAGGGTGTCCATCATGCGCCTTGTCCTGCCTTCGTCTTTGTAGGGCAAAATCAAATGACGCTGTTCAAAGTGCAATTGAAGTGAGTGCATAATCGCTTCTTTTCTCATGCGGCTCATGGTGAATGGTTTGATAGGTAAATCACTAATTTCTTTCAAGACTTGATGAAAGGCTTGAGCGAAATTGTTTGTTTCAAGTTCAACAATGACTGGGTTGAAACGAGCATTCAGTTCAATGATTTTGTCAATTTGAGAACTGAAATCCATTCCCTTTTCTCGGTGCATCCAAACGACCCGTTTGTGTCGGTTTTCGTCCATAGCCAAAACGCACATGCAAGTGTAGTCGGCTTTTCGGTCGGGGCTGATAGCAGGATCCCACCCGATGTAATAATTGACATTCTCATCAAAGTCGCCCGCATACGGGTCAAAGACAAAGGCATGGTCTTCGTCTTTACACGGATCAGTCATGTCCACTGGGAATAGGCTTGATTCACTGGCAATAGGTTTGCACAGGTATTCACGGGTGAAAGCAATTGAAGTCATTTCACCACGGCGTTGTTGTAGTGCTTCAAGCGACCAGCGTTCGGGCCAAAGTGGATGGCCTGTTTCTTCGCTTATTGCTGGGTATTCGCCCACTTTGTAGCCTTTCAAGCCCTTGAGTTCTTGGTATAAATCAGTGTATGAAAACGGAGTTCCGACGATACATAACTGTGCGGTGTGGTGGAGAACAGGCAGGAGGGCTGTGTAAAACCATGAAGCAATATGCGTCAATTGCGTAGCCGCTTCACTGGATAATATGTCGTCCAGCACTACAATGTCGGGGTGGGCACCACGAACTGCTTTGCCGACTGACATAGCCGATATTGAGGATTTGTTGGTGAACTTGAACTTCTGTTTCGCCCACCCACGCTTTGGTTTCAAATGTTGAAGTGTGGGTATTGATTCAATCAATTCGTTCATTTTCGCCATGTGTTCAATGGACTGGTGTTGACTGTGTGAAAAGAATAATACTTCTGTGCCGGGGTTGTAAGCCATTTTCCATAACAAATACACCCGATAAAACACAGACTTTCCGTGATCACGAGAAGCGATAACACATGTTTTGTTATGGTTCTCGCTCATATCAAACCATTCTTGGTGAAAGTCGGCGACCATGTAATTTTCTTCTTTTCCGCAAATGTCTTCAAAAAAATACTTGAAATCCCTGCGTCCCATCTCCCAATCCACTTGGCGGGCGATATCTGCTACGGGGGCACTCATGGCGTTCACCGGCCACTCGCTTCTCGTATGTCGTCAACAGGTATTTTGAATATATCCTCTAAGGTTGCGGCGTTGTTATACACCGCCGATTGAGCCGACTTGTTGCCGTTTCTTGCGGCCTCCATAATTTCGCTGATGTCGCTTTCGGATGCACTGCCGCTGATACTCAAACCGTATTCTTTTTCGGGTGCGCTTTCTTCACTTGGCTCGTTTTTTTTTGCTTTTGCGGCCTGTCGTGTTCTTGAACGAGCCGCCGCTTCACCCAGTCCTTCAATAGCGGCTTTCTTTGGATTCTTGGTGCGCTTGCGTGCTGGCTTTGCTTTGTTGGCGAACGGTTTGCTGGGGTTTTCCCCTGCCTTTCGCTTTTCGTCAAGTGAGTTCACCCTTGCGAGAGCCGAGCCTTCCTTTGGCTTGGCTTTGGAGGTTGTTGCCTTCACCTTCGCCGCACCCTTCTTTGGCTTGGCTTCAATCCTTTCAGCCCCTTCACCAATTTCCATTTTAGGTGCTTTTTTGGAGGTTGTTGCTTTCACCTTTGCCGCACCTTTCTTTGGTGCTTCTTCTCGCATTTCTTCGGTGCCTTCAAGTGCGCCTTTCTTGTTTGCTTCGGCGACTTCTTTGCCTTTGTCGGTATTCTTCACAGCCTTTGCGGCTGGGCTTTTCTTAGCCTTCTTTGGTGCGGCCTTCTTTGGAGGTGCTTTTTCTTGCTGTTCCTCCGGCATGACATTGTATTTTTCGTTTCGCAATTTTTCCCTGCGCTTTGTTTCCATCAAGCGGTTATTTTTTCCTCTTGCTCTTGGATCTTGCTTGGCCTTGTCGCCTTCGCTTCGGTTGTTGACTTCATTGAATCCTGTGCGTGCTTTGGACGGGATGCCAGCCATTTCACCGGGTTTGTTTTCTCCGGTTGATTCGGGCAATTGTCGGTTTTCGGGTGCCACCTTTGGTGCTGGCAACGCCTTTCGTGGTATTTCTGTCCCAGTTCGTGTCGTAGCACGGGGTGATTCCTCCTGCCCGCCATATTCATTTCTCATTGACCGTGCCCAATCGGTGTATTCCTCTTCGTCCATGCCCTTCATCCAATCGGGGTTTTCGTCTTCCTGTTCCCCCACATACGGAGGGTCAGTCATTAGCATTTGCGATTCCTCCAACCGTTGAAGGGCTTCCGGGTTTCTTTCCTCCGCATTCTTAGATGCCCTCTCCTTGTAAGAAAGTGCATCCTCATTTTGCCGTTCTTCGGTCATTTCCTCCTGTCCCCCTATATACGGAGGGTCAGTCATTAGCATTTGTTGAGGTTCAATTTCAGTATTGAAGTCGGGAGGCAGTTCTTCTCGTTCCTCTAATCCGTTCATTTGACCGAACGGATCACTGAACTCTCGTTGTTCCTCCACTGGTGCTGGGGCTTCGGATTGGGGTTGCCTCATCGGTTGTTCCTCCACACCAGCAAAGCGGTTATAGAAGTCGTTGTCCACTGGCTCACGCATAGCGTCCATGCCAGCGTCAACAGCAGGTTTCCTCTCCTGTGCTTCTTGCATAGGCGACGGCCATGCTGATGGGGTCATTTTGTCCCTTGTAGCGGCTCGGAGGTCGTTGCCTTGCTCGGCTTGTTGAGTTTGTTGGGTTTCGGCTTCTCGCTGTTCCCGAAGGGCATTCATTCTTTCCCATTCGGCTAAATCGTTTCCGCCAGCATCCATGTTATTGCGAACCCAGTCCCTTGTTGGGAACTCTTCTTCACGGCTCCCATATCGGTTCCATGATCGAAACGACGGAGGGAGTTCGGCTCTTGGTGTGTCCATAAATGAACGCTCGTCAGCCGGTGCTGGTTCCTCTTGAAGTGAAGGTGGAGTGCTTTCGGTTTGTTGGGAGGGTGTTCGTTTGAATCTGTTCATAAAATTGCCAATGCCTTGCTTGGCTCGGCCAAACATTCCCGTCTTGTTTGGATCACGGGTTTCTTGTCGCCCTTGACGGAAATTAGCCCCCATGCCTTGTGTTGGCCCATCCAGCGATGCACCCTCGTTCATTTGACCGAACGGATCGGCTGGTGCTGGTGAAGACTGTGTGCGCTCTTGCACTTGTTGTTGTCGTTGTTGGTTTCTTTCGTTTTGGTAGCCTTGCATTAAACCGTATGGATCGTCAGCGGGTGCTTTGACAACATGGTTCCACACATGCGAGAAAAGTGCATCATGCGGTGGTGCTTTGCGTAGTGGTTCTTTGCCCAGCATTTCAGCACGGGCTTTGAGTAGCATGTCGTCGTATCTATCCATTTGAAATCACCTTCTCATTTGTTTGCGTAGCATAATATGTTCAATTGAACGGTGAATACGATCTGCGGATTTTTGGGCTTTGCCGAACATTGGGTTCGCCACTTGGTTGCCCATGAAGCGTTGTTGCATGTTATTCTGTGCTTGATTGTAGCGTTGTGTTTGCGCCTCGTTCTTTTTGTTGGCTTGGTTGCGAGCCATGATTCCTGTTGACCCCATACCGCTTGTTAATCCCATTGACAATACATCGGCAACCTTTCCACCAAATGAACGGTCTTTCATCCACGATTGCTTTTCGCCGCCTTTTCCGGCTTGAATTGCTTGAGCGTCAGCACCGAACGCCATGTTCTGTGCCATTTGTTGCATGTTGTTTGCTGGTGCCGCCGCTGGTGCCGCCGCTGGTGCCGCCGCTGGTGCCGCCGCTGGTGCGCCTCCTGCCGGTGCGGCTCCTGCCGCTGGTGCTGGTGCGGCTCCTGCTCCACCTGCTCCTGCTCCACCTGCTCCTGCTCCACCTGCTGGTGCGGCTCCTGCTCCTGCTCCACCTGCCGGTGCGCCCCCTGCCGGTGCGCCTCCTGCTGGTGCGCCCCCTGCTGGTGCGGCTCCTGCCGCTGGTGCTGGTGCGCCTCCTGCCGGTGCGGCTCCTGCCGCTGGTGCTGGTGCCCCTGCCGCTGGTGCTGGTGCCCCTGCCGCTGGTGCGGCGGCGGCTGGTAGTGGATTTCCGACCTTAGCGTTCATAGCGTCCAATTGTTCAGTTTCTCTCCCTTTCCTGCGTTTATCACTGATTTGATTTGCATAAGCATCGGCATCTCCACCGAATGATGCTTGAGCCGTTGCTCCTAATTGGTTGAACTCGCCTCTTGCTTTTCGTCTTTCGTTGGCATCGCCGAGGCGGTTCGCCACCCCTTTTGCACTTTGAATAGGATTCATCATTCCCCTTTTTGCGGCATCCCATTTTGCCCCTTTCTCAAAAGCCTCTCTTTCAGCAAGCATTCTCGCTCTTGCCATTCTGTCTGCACTGAACTCACGCTTACTGATCATTGAAAGTCACCTTCACCAATTGTATGCAATCCAACGGGATGTCCATTGATTTGGACATCTCACGCCAGTCGCCCCTGCTATTGAGGATGGCGACGACATCGGACACTGGGCGTTGTATTTGGCCCGCCATCATGGCGAGATCCGTTGCGTTGGATTGAATCATAGGGGTGTGGGGGACGGACTTTGCGATGGTATCATCCTGCAAAGCGATTTGACATTGGACGGTTTCAAGCATGGATTCAATGTCCTCTTTGCCGAACATGTTGCCCATGCGTCCGGCACCTCGTCCAGTGAGGTATGCAAGTTTATCAGCCATTCCTCTCCATCCCTCTCTAAATCGTGGCGGGCCGTCCTGCCGTTGAGAGCCAGCAGGTTGCGCTTGAAAAGCATTTAGGCGAGAAGGAGGTTGTTCGGGGGGAATGTTGGGGGGTATTTGTCCCACTGTTGCTGGTGGTGCTGGTTGCTGACGAGGAACTGGTGGTGCTGGTTGTTGGCGTGGCACAGGAGGTGCTGGTGGTTGGGGCTGAACGACGGGGGGTGCTGGTGGCTGTGGTTCGGGTTGAGGTGCTGGTGGCTGTGGCTGTTGTTGAGGTTCACGGGCTTGCGCTCTCCTTGCTTTTTGACGCTCCATCGCTTCACGAAGTCCCTGCGGCCCCTGTGGCTGTCCTGTGTTTGTGGGTTGAGGTGGTTGTTGAGGTTGCGGTTCGGGTTGAGGTTGTGGTTGTTGAGGTTCTTGCATCCTGTTTTGGTTTGGCTGAATGCCCGGATTGGTTCTTTGAATGTGACTGATGAAACCGCTGACAAGACGATCTGCCCCAGCCCTGCCGGAACCTTGAGCAACCAATTCTTCAATTGAAGGCATATTGTCGCCCATGTTGTATTTGTCACCCAAGTATTGGTGCAATTTAGGGAGGTAAGCACGCTTGTTGGCAAATGAGTTTGCATACAAGTCCACGCCCTTCTCGCTCTTGAACCCATCTTCAAACCATGTGCTGTATGCGTCCATTGGGGATTGAGGCATTTGCTGTTGCTCAATTGCTTGCTGTGCGGCATCCGGCCCTTCGGGCACAGCGTCGGCGACAATGCCGGGTGTGTCGGGTGACTGTGCGGCTTCTCGTCGGCGAATGCCATAGAGGTGCTGGATGTTGGTTTTGTTTTCGGGAGCGTGTTGGCTCAACACTGGGTGATTCAACCATGCGTTTTGAACCATTTCGGGTGTCAATTCATAGCCGCCCATTTGAGCCTGTTGAGCCATTTCATTCACCATAGCAATACTATGCTTGTATGCTTCATTGTTAATGTAAATGCCGTTTGGCCGAACTTTGCCGGGTTTAATGACTTTGCTTGTATTGCCTGTGTGGCCCGATTGCTCACGCACCCACTTGAGTCCTTCGTGATATGGTCGGTTCCATGATTCGTTTTGAAAGTTTTCTTGATCTCGGTTTCCGACCCGAAGTTTAGGCACACCGTATGCGTCAAATTGCCACGGTGTTTCTTTCTTCTGTGGCCCCCAAACCCCTTCACGCCACTGCGAATCTAAAACCGCACGCCCCATATCGGTCTTGAAGGGCAGTGGTAAATCGTCGGGTATTTTGTCAAGACCTTTTCCTGTCATGGAGGCTTCTTGACGCTTTTGTCCCCATAGGTGATTTTGCACTTCAACGGCGTGGTTGATGGTTTTACTGCCGATTTCAATTGCTTTTTGCAGTGCGGCTTTGTAAGTGTCTTCATCGCCCTGTGGCCCCGCTTGGATTAAAGCGGCTTCTTGGATTGTCAAGTGTTGCGGATCTGATGGGTCGGCGTTGTAAATTGCTTCATACACAGCGTCGGCTTCAACGCCAGTCAAATGTTCGCCTGTAATGTCGTCCATAGCCATTGGATAACCCATTAACTGGCCGTTAGGGCCGACCATTCCAAGCAAACCGTTGATGAGTTCATTAAAGTCAAAGAACCCAAGACCTTTGTTAATTATGGTGCATCGATCAAGAATAGACCACGGTGTGCGGAGAATGCTCATCGCTTGCTGGCCCCCGCAAACGCCACGGGCATAAGCGAGGTGTCGTCAAATCTCCAACCTTTTAGATTTTCAGTCGGGCCGGTCGGGGCACTTGCTTTTTCCTCACTTGCTTGATTCCCTCTTTTGGCTTCGGCACCAAGTTCGGGGGTGGATTTTGTCAATTTTTGAACTGCTTCAAGGAGTTTCTTCAAATCACGCTTGAGGGATTGGAGTTCGGTTCGGGTGAAGCCACTGATGTCGGTTGCCCTTGATTGAAGACGCTTTTCAATATCCATTTTCAATGCGTCCCCGCCCAGTGGGTCATGGAGCAAAGCGGCGTCCCTTTCAGCATTTTTTGGCTTTTTGAAGGATGTGCCTTTACTGGATGAGGGTTGTGAAGGCATTTTTGTTCCCTTTCCGCCCATACCGATTGTTTGCACCTTTCCTGTGATACCTCTTGTATCGGCGTGTGCGGATTGTCCGGTTGGGAGTGAACCCATTTCACGACGGAACTTTTCAGCCGCTAATTTGCGTTGATATGCAACCGGATCTCGGAGTCGGAGGGGCATGTCTTTCGCCCGTGGATTGCCACTAAACATACGGCGTGGAGCAAATGCTTGACGCTTGGTGTGGCGTGTGAGGTTTTGTTCAGCGGCGGCGGCACGACGCTTTGATTTGCTTTCGGGTTGACGACTGGCTTCTTTCTTGCCACGCTTCATTTTGCGCTTTCGTTCCCTCTTGCCTTTCTTTTTTGCTTTCTTTTCATCCTCTTCGGATTCCTCGTCCTCTTCGTATTTGCGCCCTTTCTTTTTGCGCTTTGCCTTTACGATGTCGGAAACGAACCGAGGGTCGGATGATGCGAGTTTTTCTTGAAAGTCTTCGGAGAACTCTTGTTCTTCGCCCATAGGTGTTGGAGCGAACCATTTGAACGAGCCTTCGGGCCAGCCTCCGAGTGGATGAGGCATTTGCTCCATCGCTTGCCTTTCCGCTTCGGGTGCCAAGTCCGGTGTAATAGGTGGTTGGCCTTCCATAAAACCGCCCTTTGAAGTGCCAGCAAAACCGACATCTTTGAGTTCAAACAGGTCGGAGAGCATGAATCCTTGCATTCTCCCCTTCTTTTCTTCGTCCATCTCGGAGTATTGATCCTGCAACATTTCGGCTCTTTGGTCTTCCATGTCCCCAATCATTTCTTCTCTTGAAGGTAAGTCCTCATCTTCACCGTTCTTCACCAACGACCAAGCGTCTTCAAATGCGTCGTTGCTTCGGCCAAAAATCATTCCCGGCCCTTCACGCTGAACAGGGCCAGCGTTGGCACCGGCTGAAATGCTCAAGCCGTTTTTATGCCCCATATCAACACCCATGCCCGATTCAAGCAGTGCGCTTTCACCAGCCATCATTGGGGTGTCGTTGAGAGTTTCAGCCATTTCTTCGGGTTGGATTGAAATGTGTGGGATGTCGCCCTCCAATTCTTTGAGGGCTTTCTTTTTGCGTGTCACCGGATCCATTTGATCGCGTGTTTCTTGCGAGCCAGCACCGTATTGGCTGATGTGGGACAAACCGTCAGCGTTTTCATTTGGGTTGACATCATAGTCCCCCATCATTTCTCGCCCACGAAAACCGCCAGTGAACTCTTGAACCCGCAAGGATTCTTCACCGGGATTGCGACGGGGGTTTGCCATTGACATAATAATCACTCTAAATTGTTAATTCCGTATTTGGCGGTTTCGGGGTCAAAGTCAACAGTGTTTTCCTCTTCCTCTTTCATTTTTGCTTCGTGCATTCGCTTCAAGCGAGCCAACAAATCGGGATCTCTCGGCATACCTGCGTGCATGGTTGGTGGGTCGGGGTTCCTTGAAAGAACTCCGTCAAGCGCACCGTCCTTTGGCAAGCGTGGGTTCATTTTCACCACAGACCAACCAGCATCAAAAGACTTCTTCAAATCCTTCGCTTTGTAGCAAGGGCACTTCGGCTCTTTGCTTGAACATTTTGTTATGCCTTTCTTCATGCAAACGCATGGTTTAGATTTTGTCGCACCGCAACAGCAACCGTCTTTCATTAGCAATTCCACCTATCAAGTGCGGCACCCTTTGGTGTCTTTTTGCCGCCTTTGCTGGTCGGCCCTTTGACACCACCCATACGGGCACAGAAGGACTTCTTTCGTGCCTTCTTTTTGCCAGTCGGGTTCTTTTCGGTGACTGGTGGTTTGAGGTTTGCTCCTTCTTCACGCTTGGCCTTTGCACGGCCTTTAGCGTTCAATCCGCCTTTGCGGCTGTGTTTGTTTGGATTGTAGCCGTGAAAGGGTTTGTCGCTTTCTTTGGTGAGAAGTGCCTTAGCCATCATGTGGCATTCGGGACAAGAGCAAATTGACTTCTTCACTTTACTTTTCTTTTTGCTGTCCGGTATTTTCTTGCTCGCTGGGACACAGTTCGGCACTTCACGCCCTCCCTTATTTTTCATGCCGACTTGCTCGTAGCCGTCCCAACATGGATCTTCTTTGATGAACTCAAGTCCTGCTAAAAATGCGTTTCTTCCTATTGCTTGCATTATCGTTGCCCCCTCAAGCGGTTGTATGTTTCGGCAACGAGTATAGGGAGTCCCATATACCACTGCGCCAACATTGGTGTCTTGGAGTATGATTGAGCCAAAGGCAGGAACGCCCTTGCTACGGCTCGCAAAAGTTCGTCGGCTTCTTCACGGGGAACTTCGGGCAAAGCCTTCTTGAGATCGTGAAAGCCCATACGCATGAGCATGATTGCGCCTAATGCTTCACTTGAGCAATCCTCTTGGGATGTGAGGCCAAATGCGTCAAGACCTTCTTTCCACACCCCGACGACTTCTTCAAGTGCGTCGCACATTTGCAGTGCTTCACACATTGTAAAAATGTCGCTGTTGCCGTGCAATAGTTCAGCGTATTCGGTGTGCTTCAACATCAACGCTGGGATTGTTTGATAGCCTCTTTCATCCATTGACTAACCCTCCATCTCATGATCACAATTCAAGCAATAGCCCCAATAATTCGGGCCTTGCATGATTTTTTGTTCTTCACGCCTCAAATAAGCAGGATCTCTATCAAAGCGATATGAACCTCTTCCCTCTTTCAATTCCCGCAGGTTATCCTCTTTCGTGTCAAGTTCTAATTCCGAAGACATGCACATGGGACAAAAGCGAGGTGTCTTTGCTTTGATGATAGACCAACCTGTGCTGAACGCTCGGTCAATGGATGCCTTCTTAGAACCCCATTTTGGACGGCGGTTGCACTTTGAGCAATTATCATCACCGCATCCACCACCGCATGAGGAACAATTGCCTTGTCCACAGTATGCGAAATCGTCTTTGTCGGATTTGTCTTCACAGTTCATCGTTGCACATTCATTAGCCATCTTCAAGCACCCCCGCTTCGGCTAACGCCTTACGCATGACTCGCCACTCTTCGGGCGACTTTTCGGAGAAGTGTGCTTGTATGACTGTCAAGACGCTGACCTGTTCGTTGCCACCAACGGCCTCGGCCTTTTCCAGCCACTCGCCAATCTCGGTCAATGAATCACGGACTTCACGGTGCAGTTTTACTGCGGTGTCTAATCCCTTGTAGTCAAGTGTCCCCGACTCCATCCGTTCCTCTTGCATCAGATCCAAGTGGTCGTTAAAGAGTCCATTAAGTCGTTGGAGGTTTCGCTCACTTTGTTGCATGGCCGTGCGTGCGCTGTCAATGGCGGCGGGCATAATCTCCATGTTGACCTGTCGTTGAATGATAGGTTGAGTGTGATTTTCCATGTGTTGAGCAAGAGCCTCTTCGCTTATGTCCAATTCAGTCGCCATGTCGTCCATACTGACAAGACGCTCAAGGACAGCGTGTTCAATGTTGGCTCTTTCGGGATGAGTGCATAGAGGACATTCTGTATTGCTATTGTTATGATACTCGCCGGAATGCCTTCTCATGTGGCGATGTGCAGTGCCTTCGGGCCAGTCATGGGTCAAATCTAATTCGGCGGGTTCAAGCAATCCAATGCGGATTTGTTGTTCCCATTGATCACGCCTGTCGTCTTGACAAAAAGGACAATTCCTGCGAACACGCCTCCCCGTCATATTTTACCGATAGCGGGCGAGTTTATTTCACTTTTCATTCTTACGGCGATGGACACCGCAAAAGTCGCTATCAAGCATCGGTCGGTTTTTACACGGCGAACCGTCTTTTTTCTTAGCCGCACACTTCGGTGATTTGTGCTGAACGACTGTGGGAGGGGGAGGTTTCACATCATACGCCTGTGAATGCGGGACGGAATACCTGCGCCCATCAATAGCGAAAGGATGCGTATTGACGGATGGCGATAGTGCCAGTGAGAATCAAACCGAAGAACATAGCCATCACTGCGCTGGTTCCCAACGCTGGGCCTTTCCAAACCAAAATGACGAGGGAGAAAAGAATGAAGGCGATGATATAGATCATCGTTGCACTTTCCACCAATAATTTCTTTGGACTCAAAATATCAATCGTGGCCGACGACCACGAAACCTCTCCGCTAATTGCTTGTTCGTCTTCCTTCCCCATGTTATCACAGTCCTAATGGTGCCGCCTTAGCGGCCATATTCACGCCTTGCCCCATCGTTGCTCCGAAACCGCCTTGATTTTGAACAGCGTTGCCCATCATTCCTCCGAGAAGGCTTCCGAAGAATCCCGGTTGTTGTGCCCCTTGCATGTTGCTCATCATCATTCCTTGCTGGTGTGCCGCAAGGAACATCTGTAATTGTTGTTGGTTTTGGTTCAGCACATTCTGTGCGGCACCTTGAGCCTTTTGTAGTGTCAAAGCAAGGTTTTCCGGCGAAAGTGTTTGGAGGGTTTGAGGCATTGAACCAGTGTCTAATTTCATTTTGCCTTCATCAACGCTGAATTGAACATTGTTGAAGAACTCTTTGAGCGACAATTGCACGATTTCACCAATCAAGTCCAGCATTAGCGGGAGGTTTTGGGTGACAATAAATGCTGACACTGGGTCATACATTGACAACAATTGAGAGGTTGCGAGAATAGGATCTGAAGCGGCTTGTTGCATCATGGGATTCTGTGCTTGTTGCATCATTCCCATAGCACCCATTTGCTGGGGTTGTTGCATCCCATAGCCTTGCATCCCACCAAATTGGTTTTGCTGTGCGGCCAAAGAGGGGGCACCGAATTGTTGTGTCGTTGCCGGTTTATTTCCTCCAAATCCAAAAAGTCCCATATTATTCACCTGTTTATTGTTGCGCCACCATCGGCTCTTGGGGCACCATAGTGCCTTGCATGTCTTGAGGGGAAACACCCATCATAGATTGTTGTTGCGCCATTTGTTCCATTTGCATGGCTCGCATATCAAAGGTCACTGTCACCAAATCCGCAACCCCTGTTATTGGGTTGGTGTGCTGATTAAGGACTACTCCTTTTGAGTATTGGGCGTCTTTTTGAATCATTTGAAAGAACTGTGCATACTTCGCCAATGATTCGGGGGTTGAACGATTTTTACTTTGCGACTTGCTCAAACCGGGAACTTTCAAGAAACGAGTTCCTTTTGCGACCACTTTGCCAAATCCTTCTTCGGCTAATTCGTGTTCATCAACCATACACCTCAAGGTGTGGTAAATGTGCAAATGTGCTGGACAAAGCGTGCTGTTCATTTCGTCGCCGTGATCACCGTGTGTGCGGGCAAGAGGCTTTCGTGCCTGTCCAGTGTCTTCATCAAACCAATAAATGTCAGCCAACGACAACCCTGTCTTTTCATCAACAATGTGATTGTATGCGTTGTCGCCTTCAAGGAAACGGCGCACATCAACACCACAGCAAGCGCACTCATGTGCGGCGTTGTAGCGATATACCTTGAAAAGACCCAAATTGTAGTTTGGTGGACGAAGGGCTTTACGCATTTTCTTGATGTTCTTTTTGCGAGCCTTTCGTGGGTTTTTGGTGTTGGTGACGAGTTTAAGTTCCACTGTTGGGATAAGGGATTCTCCCTCCACTCCACCAGTCGATCCAGCACTCGCCATTTCAGCCCGCTGTTGGGTTTTCAACATGTTGTATGAAACGCCTGTTTGAACAGCCAGCATTTTCAATTCATCATCGGTTAAACCGTTCAATGAAATGCCGCCGTTGCCGAATGGGTTGAACCTCACTCATAACTCCCCCTTGACCCTGTGAGGACTGACAACATGAAAAGGGTTGCGGCCTAAATCATGTTAAGTGTCCTTATCACGGCACCCTCCACATTCAGCCCGTATTGAGCCGCCATAGCCTCAACATTTGTCGCCACTGCGGATTTTCTAAGCCTCCGCATATCTTCTTGAAAAGGCATCACCATCGGGTGTTGACGACGCAAACCCATATCCCACATCTGCTGGGACTCGTTTGTCCACCACAGATCCATTTTGTTGAGAACTAAGCAAACGACCTTTGGTTTGTATTTTTTTGCTTTTTTCTTCATGCTTCGTGAGAAAGTGCTGGGAAACCTATGATTGACGATAATATCGGTGAGGTATTTGAAACCGGCAACGGCTTCTTGCATGGCTGGTTGCGACCAACCAACACGGTCGTCAACAACAAAGAAAACCACGCTTGTGTTTCGCTCAATCATGTCTTCGGCCCACAGGTTCCAGTATTGGGATTGTCCCCCGATGTCGGCTGTCATTATTGGTGTCTTTTCCCCTTTCCACCGCACTTGTTTTTTGGTTGCGTGGGGGGTTTGAAAGGCACCGTTCTTCACAGGATGCGTGGTTCTCAATTCAACGGGTATCGGATCGATGTCCCCCGGAACTGTCAAGTATTGATCGAGGGTGGTTTTGCCAGCCAACGATGGGCCGAATATGCCGATTTTATGTGGTCTAATCAGCCGATACACATAGGCCGCTAATTGGGCCGAACCCATCAATATGTGTCCAGCAAGCATCCATGTTGCCATTCACCTCACTTCCCCCGAATCCAGTTCCAAACAGAAGTCGGGTTGATCTCAAGCCAAATATCCAAGCCCAGCAAAACAAAGAAAGTGAGAGCGATTCCCCCAACAAAGGCAAGTATGGATTTCACAGTCCAAGCGGCTCGCTCCATCCTTCTATCGTATGCGTTTTCAGCGAGAATAGCCGACATGGCCTCCGCTTGTCTTTCCTGTGCGGTATTGAAAGGCCACATCATGTCCCACCACACTATTCGTTATTTTTGTCGTTATTGGATTCTTCGGTGTTCGGTAAGCCGAAAGTTTGCTGATTCGGATCGACCTGTTGCCAAGCCTGTTGCTTATACATTTGAGCCTCTTGAGCCATGTTGTAGTCCTTTCTCATGCGGCGTTGTTGTAGTCTTTGTTGATTGCGGAGCCATTTGTCATGGCGTCCTTCTTGAGAGAACTCGGCACGAAGGGCAAGGGAGTCACGAATGCCCCCAACATGAAACAGAACCATAGCGACACATAGGAAACCGAATGCAATAAGACCGTATTGAAGTCCCATTTCACCCGGTGAAGCGTCCGGCAAATACCAGTCCAAATGCGACACTGTGACTGAAACCCCAGTCAAAAGTGATTGCCATAGAAGCATGGCTATCAAATTGATGTCGATCCGGTTATTGTCGTCCCCTCCTGCCCACGGTGGTATTCGTTGTGGTTGCGGCACTATTGGCTGTTGCATTATTCATCATCTCCTTTTTGTCGGTTTTTGAAGAACTCTTTCAATATGTGGCAAACGAATGAGGATTTTGATTCTCGGCCCCTTGCCGCTTCCATTTCAGCGAACAATTCATCGGGCATCACGACTGACACATGACGGCTCATGTGTAAATCCCACTCCTGTCAAGGCTATGAAGGTTGTGATTAAATACGACGACGCTATCCGCTATCTATGTCAAACCCCAATATGCCGGAGGCCGTCGCCGCCATGCGTTCATACAACCGAATTGTAAGCGCATCACCAAATAGTGCCCCTCTCCTTTCATCGTGGATCCAACGCCACACCGATGAGAACTTGGCCGCTGACTTTGATTTCAAGGCCGCTGTCGCAGTGTTGGCGCATTTCAACCACCCACTCTATGCAACCGCCTCAAATCAACCGACAGGCACTACGGCATGGGTTTCTTTGATGAATGGTGCCGAAAGCATTCTTCAAGACGAAGCGGTTTGGATTGACGATCAATTGTTGATTGCGAACATCACACGCCCACAGCGTTTGTTTGACAGCGACATATCATGGTTGAATCAGTGGGCTGTGGCGAACAATGTGTCGGGGAACACGGAAACCGCATACCTTGTCAATTCCTTGATTCAGCAATTGCAGACCTGTGAAGGAAACAACGGCCCGACTGGTGCCGCTGGGATTTCACACACCAACCACATGCCAATGGCTCCTATTCCCTAAACATCGGCAAACGACGAGTATTAGTCGGGGTATTGTGGCTTGACTCCATTTGACCCATCGCTTTTTCTTCGGGTGAAAATACCCTTGAAGGCTTGCCGTCATGGTGCCCATAAACAACCGGCTTATCGCTCCAACAAGCCCTGCAACCCTTTTGTCCCGTTAATGGATCTATGTTTGAATTGCACTGCGGTGTGTTGCCTTTTTCGGTTTTCGGGCAAATGACATAGCCCGGAGCAACGGTGTCATAAGACGAGGGCACGACATTGGGATGGGTGAGCAATTCCGAAATTAAATCCCCACCGGGCAAATCGTTATGTGTTTTCTTTCCGGGCATTGAAAGGCGGAGTCGGATATTATCGGGGTTCCAATCATCCCATCCTCTTGCATCTAAGAAGTTCTTAATCGTGGGATATTGCCTTGAAGCAAGCCAAAGGTCTTGCTTGTCATGATCAGGTTGTTGTTCCATAATGTCAGCAAGCATTGACAATTCACCCGGTGTCAAATCACCACTGACTTTACCTCTCACGGGTGGTCGGCTTCTCCTTGTCATTTTGTATTGAGCCGACATTGGGGACAGTGACTCTTTGTAAGCCGAAGCCAAGCGCATTGGGTCATTATGCAACATTCGTGTTCTGCCCCACATGTTGTTTTGAGCATTGTTGAAAAGGAAATGATTTTTGCACGCATAACAATTGCCGCACGCACTAAGCGGGTCTTCCGGTGTTGAATAAGGGCAAGCAAGTGGAGAAGTGTCAAGAATTGAAAGACCGGGCATGGCTTTTGCTCTCCCATACCCATAATGTGTTTTGAGGGCTTCATCCAGCCTGTCAATTTCGGGGACACCTTCGTCCTCCATTATGTCGTCCCATTCAGCGATTTGACGACCTTTTAACGGCCAATCCACCTTTCTCGCCTTTGCACCACGGCCTCCAATAGCCGCACGCATTTGGTCGGGATTGTTGGCGACCCAATCAGCAATCTCTTGAAAACCGCCACCGCCCGTTCTTTTTGTTCCACTTTCTTTCGCTGACGGAAAACCGCCACCGAGGTTGGTGTCCCAATCATACATTTTCTCCCAATCGTCGGGATCGCTTGAAATTGCCTTAATGAGAACAGCACCAAGTTCAGCCAGCCCTTCGGCTCGTTGAACATTCGTCCAGTCAATGTTTTTAGGAAAATACATGCCGTGAGGGGTCACGACACCAGTGTTTCCTGCAAACCGTGTTCCTTGACTGATGGGTATAGGTTCGGCCATTTCACCGACTGGCCCTGCTGGGAACATAACGAAGTCGCCCGTTCCTGTAATTTGGTGAGGGAGAGGGCGACCCATGTGTTCGGTTTGCGTCTTTGTTCTTCGTCCAAACAGGGGGTGAATATCCAATTGTTTATGATCTTCGGGTTCCATCACAGCAGTGTCGTCCCGATAAACGATATTGCCTTGCGAATCGTAAAAGAACGGGCGGTATGTCACCAAATCCGCTTGCTGTCCTTCTTCGTCAAGGACTCTTGCGTTTCCGTTGTTATCAAGTTCAACATCATAATCGTGAACATCTTCGGGCAAAGCATCACCCATGAGGTATTGTTGGGACTCCGATATTGGCAAAGTGCCACTGATGGGTGCGTGAAGCGTCCTGCCCGGTGCCCTCGGAGTTCCTTGTATTTCTCCCCTGTATGCTTTGTTTCCGTGCCAAGCGTCTTGTTGGGCTGTCCTGTCAATTGACACCATCGGGTCAAGTAAAGGAACTTGAGTCGCCGCTTCAACACTGTGTTTTCCTTTTGATTTGCCGTCACTGCCGACCAATCTTCTTTGAACTGCAACCATACCCGGCCCTCTTCGTGTTGGGTCTTTTGGATCTGATGGGAACTGATCGAAGTGAAGTGGGCGTAGTGCAGGAGGCAAACGCAAATCACGACCGGGACTGGCTTGACTTATGTTGCGGAAAGTGGATATGGAGTCGTCCTTCGGGGTATTCCCAAGACCTATGTGTTTCTCACCAGCCCTCGTTCGTTTCCAGTCAAAAGGTGCCGCCATCAGTGTTCCTCCTGTTTCAGCACAGCCCACCCATGTTCAAAGGCATTTTGGGGTTCGGAGAGTTCAAAGTCCAATAATTCGGACTGTTGCTTTGAATCGGGTGCATATTTGTTATGACCGAAACGACTCAAGAGTTCAAGAGGTTCTAAGCCCTCAATGTTCCCAAAAGCAACCATTTCCGGTTTTATTCCTCGGTGTTTCCCTGTTGGTGCTGTGTTGTCGGGCCGATTCATAATTTGCGGTTCAAGTCCGATGTCGGCATACAATGGAGCGACTTCGGCACTGTCAAAGGCAATCATTGGCTGTCCTTCTTCTAAGCGTTCTTGTAATTCTCGCAAATAGCCTTGTAGTGCAAAGTTCCCCGAATAGGTTGAAGGTTCTCCTTCATAGGGCGGATCCGAAGTCAACAATTTGTCGGTGTCCACATCCCATTCTCGTAAGGCTTCTGTGGCATCACCTTGCCTCAATTCAGTGTCAGCAAACAAAGGGGCGTAATGTGATAGGTCGTCCACCTGTCCCACATTGAAAGGACGGAGTGAACCAGCAGTGTTGTTGTTGTAGCCAGTTCCGGCTCTTATGCCTCCTTGCCGACCAGTTTTCTTGTTTTTGTAGTAAATCCTCGCAAAAGCCACTTTTTCTTCGGGAGTCATGTCATTCCAGTCCAAGCCTTGTCGCAAACGATGGAGAGTGTTGTTCAGTGAACCTTGATTTGGCAAGTTCCCCAAATTGATTTGCGATATGGTGGTTCCTCGTATGTCGTCCATCCAACGCTGTTTATCCATCGGCCCTTCGTCAAATGGGACAGTGAACCCACCCTGCTTCACTTGTTGTGTCAAGTTATGGAGGCCGACATCCCATTCGTTCATTTGGCTCGTCCCTTCGGGCAAAATACCTTGAATGAAGCCACCCGGCCCGCTTGCAGGGTCTTGAATACCTGTGGTTCCTGCTTGTTGGGCGGCATACCGACCAAGAGTGTTGTAGTGAGGTTTGTTTTTGTTTCCGGGGTGTTTGACATAACCGGGTATTGCTTTACCTCGCATCCAGTCGGGATTGGCTTTCAAACCTGCGATGTCAAAAGGCTCAACCATCATTCCTCACCATCGTCAAGCAATTCGCCATCCATCTCACGCTTTTTTTGACGGTCTTCGTCGGAACTGTGCATCCATTGTTCAGTCATTGGATCCCACGGCCCTGCGTGCATGGTGTCTTGGATTTGGCGCAACATTTCTTCATGGCTGTATTCAATCATGTTTGGGGCACCGATTTGCCCTATCCCATAATAGACATCGGCAGGTATTGTCATTCCTTTGCCTCCATCGGCACTGGGGTCGTGAACCATCTTCCTGCCGTCTTCACCCATGAAAGTGGTGAATGCGTGCCCGTAAGGGCGACCAGCCAGCGGCCCCATGAGTGGGGTCACTTGGGCATGAACAAGTGTGTGATTGGGATTGGCGCACATGTAATTGAATGAATTGTAATAACAATCCCCGCCTTTGTTTTCAGCGGGTATGTCGTCTAAATCGTCGTTTTTCAACAGACTGAAACCCACATCAATTGCGCTCATTCATTCACCCCACGATATGCGTTCTTGCCACGAAGGTGCCGAGAATGGAGGGAACCTGTTCATTGACGGCGGCATACCCCCCATGATTCCCCGTCGCCGCTTTGACGCTTCAAGCATGGCTTTCAATTCTTGAATCGTTGAGGGCCGTTCATTGTCCAATTGCTGATTGATTGAATGTGTAATGTAGCCTAATTTGTCCGGTGTCCCTTGATGTGTCAATTGCGTTCCGTCGTCTATTGACATTTCAGCGGTTCCTTGATGGGGATAGCGAGCGTTGCTTTCTTGCCAATTGTTCAATTGTTGCTGGGCATTCATCACGGGCCTTTGGGCCATAGGTGATATACTCATGTTGTGCCCAATCCCCGCCTCATCCAATTTGCGACCAAGACCTTGTAATGTAGCAAGACCCCCAGCACTCATGTAATTTTCTTGAAGCCTCCCAGTGTTTTCTAAGAGGGATGCGAGGGTTGAATATCCCAGCCCCATTCCTGCAAACGCAGGGTTGACATCGATCATCGGGCCTTGTCCCATCGCACTTATTGAGCCAGTGGACACTGGTGCTTTTGTCGCACCTGCCTCAAGCCTTGAGTCAAGTCCTTCAAGCATAGTGTCCCTTGCCACCGCTGGGAATGCTTCTCTATACTCGTTGGGGTGCCCCATCCCCTCCATATTGACACGCAGGATTTCTGCATCTGTAATGCCTCCATCCGGTCTTCTTGCTATGTCTTTAGCGTGATAAGGGCGGAAATACTGATATTCGCCCGCCAAGTGATCTAGTGGGTCATAGCCAACGCCCATTTCGGCTTGGGCTTCATAGAACTGATCTTCATCGTCAAAGTCCTCCAATTTCAATCCAACATCTTCGGCACTTTCCCAACCCTTCGTGCGTGCGAAGTCCTCAATGCTTTGAGAGTTCTCAAGGTGCCGGATGGCTTCTTTGATTGGCAATTTACCAGTGGTTCTCAATCCCAATTCGGGAGGCATGTTGCCGAACTTGTTTGACATCAAGTGGGGTTGAACGGCCATCCGATAGGTAAAGTCCTCACGCCCGATTTGCTTTTGCATGATGTCCCATGCGGCCTCAAACGGATCTGCCGAGGCATATTTCATCCCCATGCTTGTTCGGCTGGCACATTCGTCCCATTCGTCTAAAATGTTCTGATCGCGGTTAATGTTGCTTTCATGGTTAGCCATGTCAGTCCCCGGCCCTGTGCCCGGTATCGTTTCCAACATCATTCGGAACTCACCACAGTCCATTGAATCTAATTGGCTTCTCAATTGTTGGTATTGACTGGGTGAAAAATTGTTTTTATCACTCCAAGACTGTGCCAATTTTTCCTTTGCATCGTCGCAACATGAGTCACCGTCCTCCATTTGAACTTCTTCGGGAACTTCAATTTCACCGTATTCGTTTGGAGGTTGGGCGTCGGGGTATAACCCAATCCGAGGCCCGCCGTTGGGCGGCGAAGGTCGTCCTCCCATACTCGGCATGGGTGCGCTATGTAAAGCGGGTTTCAAATAACTGCCGATGAAAGCATCCCGAACCCGTTCTTTTTTATGTTAAGGCTGTTAAGCCTCACAACATTGATAAGCCATTGATGATGAGCAGTGATTGAGCAACATGATGCCAAACGGACAGCAACCAATCTTCATTCTCAAAGAAGGAACCGAGCGAAGCCACGGACGAGTGGCACAGTCAAACAACATCGCCGCCGCAAAAGCGGTCGCTGACGCAGTGCGAAGCACTCTCGGCCCGAAAGGCATGGACAAAATGCTCGTTGACGAAGGTGGCGATGTTATCATCACCAACGACGGAGCAACCATCCTCGGTGAAATGGACATCGATCACCCTGCGGCGAAGATGATTATTGAAGTCGCAAAGACTCAAGAGCAAGAATGCTACGATGGGACAACCAGTGCGGTTGTTCTTTCCGGCGAACTTCTCAAGAAGTCCGAAGAACTCATCACCCAAAACATCCACCCGACCACGATTTGTTCGGCATTCCGTGAAGGAGGGCAGTTCATAGCAGGTAAATTGGACGCTTATGCCGAAAAAACCGAAGATCGCTTACTTGCTATCGCAACCACAGCACTCACTGGCAAATCATCTGCTTCAATCAAAGACCACCTCGGTGGTATTTGCGTTGATACAGTGGAGGCACTTGCCCAAAACGGGGCTGTTGATCTAACTCAAATCAATGTGGTGAAGGCTATTGGTGGCGACGCACATGACAGCGAACTCATCAGCGGCATTATCGTTGATAAAGAGCGAGCGCACAGCGGGATGCCAGCGGGCATTTCCAACGGAAAAGTGCTTCTCATTGATTTCCCCCTTGAAGTGAAGTCCACTGAAATGGACGCCAACATTCAAATCACTGATCCGAGCCAAATCACTGCTTTCTTAGAGCAAGAAGAAGGCTACATCCGTGAACTTGTCAAAGCAATTGTTGACAGCGGTGCAACCGTTGTCGTTTGTCAAAAGGGAATTGACGACCTCGCCAAGCATTATTTGTCAAAGGCTGGCGTCTTTGGGCTTGAAAAGGTCAAGCGTTCCGACATGGAGGCACTTTCCCGTGCTACGGGTGCGGGCATCATCAACAACCTTGAGGATATTGAAGAGGCTCTTGGTTCCTGTGAAAGCCTCACGGAAAAGAAAGTGGGCGAATTGCCAATGTCTTTCTTCTCCACACCGAACTCTTCGGCTGTCACCTTGCTTCTGCGAGGCGGCACAGCACCATTCGTTGAAGAAATTGAACGAGCATTTGACGATGCGGTCGGTGTAGTGGCTGTTGCCTATGAAGACGGCGAAGTTCTCACTGGTGGCGGGTCAATCTATGCTTCTCTAAGCAGGGATCTCGCTAATCACGCTCTCACTATCGGTGGTCGTGACCGCATGGCTTTGGAGGCTTTCTCACAGGCACTTGAGGTCATTCCACGAACACTTGCTGAAAACGGCGGTCTTGACCCTGTTGATGAAATGATGGCACTACGCAAGGCACATGCCGAAGGAAACCATCATCACGGTGTCAATGTATTGGCTGGTGGCGTCATGCACATGGGTGAAGCCGGTGTATATGAGCCAAAGCGTGTTGTGGCACAGGCATTGAAGTCGGCTGTTGAAACAGCGACCATGATTCTCCGCATTGATGATGTGATTTCATCACGCAAGGCTGGCCCACGATAACGCTAAATGTCGTCTTCGCCCAACCAATCCCACGGCTCTAATTTATCACTGCTGATCTTAGGAGCGAAGTATTTGCCGTCTTGGGTGACACGGGGGTTCGTTCGTGACGAAGCACTGTGTATAGCACCTCGGTCAACCATTTTGTCCCAAAAGCCCGCTTTTTCGGGTTCAACCTTTGTAGCATGGGCATGAAATTGTCCGTCATGGACAACTTGGCCCATCATATCCGCTTCAATCTCTTGAATCATTTCACGGAGGTATGATTCACCAAGCCCACTGTCCCTCACAGGGGTTGCGACCTCAAAGTGGTGAACATTCACCTGCCCTGTGTCAAAGTTCAATTGAGCCACACCTCTCGCCATTCCGTCCTCGGATTGCCACGAAACATCGGAGAACCCTGCTGGTGCCATCAGATCCTCCATGTAATCGGGAAAGTTCTCTTTTTCCCGTGCCGATGCACCGCCTTCGGTGGGGCCAGCGTAGTCGGGGTCGTCCATATCACCCCAGTCCTCATCGGGATAATACAGGGGTGCTTTGATGATTTTTCTTTCAATGTCCATGATTTGACCCCCTATCTCTTGGTATCGTCTATACACTTCACGGAGCCTTTCTTGCTTTTCTTGCTTTTCTTGTTCGGCATCCCAATTATCGTTGTAGTCAAAAAAACTTTGAGTCGTTCTTTTTGGTCGGTATATCTCACGCTCAACCTCGTCTATTTCGGCTTCAAGTTCTTTTTCAGCCGCTTGAAGTCGCTCAAGTTCTGTTTGCATTGACATTTGGTTCATAGCGTTGCCCCTTGCCCTGTGCCCCATTATTTGCGCCTGTTCTTCGGGGTTCTTGTCAACCAAAGCGTCCAACACCTCTTGTATTTGGCGTTGTGAGGATTCGCCAATGCGTGGGTGGCTTTTCAGCCACCGCATCCTTTCTCTTATGTCGCCCCAATCCTTGAACTCGCCCATAACCGCCCCTGCTTCGTGCCCTATGATTGGTTGGTGAACCATCTCCGGTTTTACACCGTGCAGGGCTTGGTGCATGGATTCGTGCGAACCAACCCTGCTTAGGTATTGAATTGCCTCTTCATCAAAATTGTCCGGCAAAGATCCACCATCAGCCAACATGGCTTGGGTTTTGCGGCCAAGAGAAGGTTGAACTCTTGAGTATGAATGGGCTTTGTATTGGTTGGGCATTTCCTCCCCATCCGGCAAATACAGCCAACGGTTTGGGAACAAACGAGCGACACCCGTTCCATCATCGGGCATATTATTTGGGTTAAGTTCCCAGTCTTGGACACCGAAGCCACCGGGTTCGTCGTGGGGGTTTTGTCGGTATTCCCATTTACTTGCGCTTTCTTTGAGCAAAGCGAAGGCTCGGTCAAATGCGGCCATCAATCATCACCCTCTAAACAGTCGTCGCAAACAATCTCGCCCTCATCGTTATGGTGCGAACAAGAACCATCGGGTTCACACACAGACCAACCACAAACGGAACATTCCTCTTCTGTTGGTGCATCACAAGACTGACATTCCTGTCTTTTGAGCAAAGCGAAGGCTTGATCGAATGCGCTCACGGCCCATCACCCCACATTTCTTCTTGATCTCTTGCGTATTGCTTTCCTGCCTCGTTCCATCGTTTTTCCCACCTATGTTTAGGAACTTTGTTGGGAAAATTGGCGTCTTCGGCGTTTTGCCAATGGGCACTGTCCGGCCACTCGCTGTGCATGTATTGTGTGTCGGGGTCATTCCAATTCTGTTCTTTGGGTATTCGTGCTAAACCACGGGGAAATAAACCACGACTTGCTAAAAGCCCAAGCATGTCGCCTGTGTTTTCACGGGACGGTTTCATTCGCCCTCTATTTGCGAAATTGGTTCGGTATTCCAATAAGGCGTCCAAAAGCCCCTGCCCCATTTCCCTTCTTCGCAAATCACTGGGAACATAAACCCGTTCAATCAAATTGTCAATGATAGCGGCAAAAGGGTTCTTTTGAGGCATACCGAACTGCATTTCACTTTCACGGTCTTCGTCAATCATGTCCATAGGAATGACAGCGGCGTCCATACGATCCATGCGCTTGTGTTTGCGCCCAAAGCCGTGCGAGGGGTTGTCTTCTCCTATCCAATCCCTTGCTGGTTCAATGTTGATAGGGAGAGTTCGGTCGTCTATGGGGTCATAGAAGTCGCCTACGAACTTTTGCGCTGGTGCGTGGTCGTCGTCGCCCTCCATGAACTCGCCCTCCAAAGGGCGCACTGAACCGGGAACAAAGGGCATTTTCAGCAGTGAAAACGCTCGTTCAAAGGAACTGTTGCTCGTCACTCCATCACCACCGAATACAGCCACGCTAAGGGGAGTAAAATGATAAGGATTGGGATTAAGAGCATGGCTCCCAGCCCTTTTAGCAACAACATACCCAACGAGTCGCCTTCCATGTTCAACCCCCCCGTTCGTGCAATTGAACACCCATGTCCCTGTTGGCATCCCATTCGGGGTCTAAGCCGTTTAAGTGGATGGCATTAAACCAATGCCCACGCTTATTCAAACGAATGTAGTTCTTTTCCCACTCTTCAAACAAGTCCTCTCGCCACATTTGTTCCATTTCATCCAAAGACAAATCATGGAGGTTATCACTACGACTGGTTGAAAGATGCGGCAACAGTTCATCGGGCAGGGCGACATGCCCCGAAGCCCCTCGTTGTAGTCTGTTTAAGGCCATCTCCATGTGATCTATAATGGCTTCTCGGCCATGTCGTTTCGCTGATGTCCCCAAAAGTGGCAAACCGGGAATACGGTTCCCACCCCGTGCTTCAACATCATAATTTGGTTTTTCACTCATGGGATCCGGAATTAGCGAAGAAATCCAGTCCAACAATTCGCCTTCATCCATGAACTCGGCGTCCATGCCTTCTTGTTGGTCTTGAATGTAGTCCTTTGATTGCGGGTCTTCTGTGACAAACGAGGCATTCCGCCCGTGTTCATCCACACCGGGGTCGGGTGCGACCTTGATTGCTGGGTATGTTTCTCGCATGGGAACGCCTTCGGTGACGAATCTTTGGCTTTGGGATGTTGGGATAGCCGAACCAAAGAGGGCATACGCCAACGCTTTCTCTTTGTCCGGTGTCCAGTATGTGAACTCGTCGTGTATTCTGTCACCACCGGAATATAACGGCCCTGCGACTTCGCCCAATTTGCCCGCCTCATAACCATAATCGTGATTTGGGGCAGGGTCAATGTCCCACGGAGCCTTGATGAGTTCCCATGCCTTTTGCACAGCACGGTTAGCGTAAGCCTCATCCATGTCGGGATAGCGATAAGAAAGTCTGTCAGCGGCCCTTAGCATATCCAAAAACCGAATCCATTCATCCCCGTCCATGTCCTTGCTCCCCATCGCAAACAACCGAACATTTTCGGGCGAAACGGGTTCTTCAACCAACCAATGCCCATATTCCGAACCAATGTCATAACCTTGTTCTTTTGGATCGTGGATAGTGTGTTCGGGTGTGGTGTCAAAGGCAAGCATGGCCGGTGCTTCATTTCGGGCTTCCATTCGGTCAAGCGAATACATTTCCGGATCATCGGGGTCGTCTGCGCCAAACGACCAAGCCTCAAGCCCTTCATCAAGGATTTGTCGGGCGGCGTCGGCTGTTGTCCCGTGCCAGTATTCCATGTTTGGGAACGCTTTGGTGAGTTCCCATGCTCGGTCAAAGGCGGTCATTATTCCACCTCTCAAGTGCTTCATTTGCTAATGGGGTCATAGCGGCTCTCCATCTATGCCTTGTTGGTTGTTTAGGCAAAGGTAAATCGTCAGCATCCATAGCGGCATAATACTTGTCATTCATTTCCTTTTCCCAATCCGCATAGGGTTGCCCTCTCCATATCTCCTGTGAATGTTCGGCGGGAATATCAAACGGATAATAACCATAACCCGTATATTCGTCATAATCACCAACGCCTTCTATGTTTCGTGGTAAATAATGGACTAAGGGGGCTTCATCGGGTTTTGCCGCACCGAGAGCATAAGCAAGAGCCGTAGCCATAGAATCGCTCGCCCAAACCCCTTTACGATCCTTTTCAACCTGCCTTGCAGGTATCACGCCTTCTTGCATGGCTTGATCGTAGTATTTGTCCTGTGTTCCTCGTATTGGTGCTTTCACCAATTCCCAAGCGGTGTCAAAGGCGTCATTCATCGTGAACCACCTTCCACTTCGGATCGTTTTGAAATTGATAAAAATGTCCTTCGGGGTCATTTGCTTTGCCCCAATGCCCATCAAAGCGTCTTGTTTCAGCAAGCGGCATGTCAGCCGCAGTTAAGCCATCGGGCAAATCGGGAACCATTCGCCCCATACCGGGAACCAATTCTTGACCGAACAAGAATGAGGTCGGCATACCCATCCCTCGGCGACCCACATTTGCCCCAATCCCATAACCTTCGGAGTGGTTAAGGTAATCCTCATCGCTCATATCCGCACCCATCCATCGCTTCAAGTCCTCGCCCATAGGCAATTCGGCGGAATATGGGTGTTGGCTTTTGCGCCCCCAAGAATTAGAAGAAGCATAGGTGGGAATGTAAGGTGCGCCTAATCGTCGCAAAGCGGCTGTTCGGTGGTTTCCTTCTCCAATGACCCACCCCTGCCTGTCAAATCCAATGTTTGGGATTGCTACATTCCCGACAGTCGTTTCCCCTCTTTTGTTTGCGTCGTATCTTGCACGGCCTTGTTCGGGTGTGTCGTCCCTCCACCGCCAATGTGAAGAATCACGACCCATATATCCATCTTCAAGAATACTTTGCATCAATCTCTCAATGTATTCGGAGTCGTCGGGTTCCTGCAATTGCCAGTGTCTTTCTTCGGGCAGATCGCTCGTCAGCATAAAGTCAAGCGGAGAGTTCGTTCCAGCCTTTCGGTGGGGGTTTTGACCTCTCCCTCCCAACACCTCAAAGAGAGGGGCATAGATTTCCTCCCACATGCCCTCGTCTATTTTGAGCATGGAGAATGCGGCGTCAAAGGCGGTCATTATGAATCACGCATCCTTTCAGCCATCCACTGCTTTATGTTCCTCATGCTGTTGCCACGCATTGGCAACACATCTTCGGGATCTATTTGCCTGTGAGTAATCGTTTCATGGTTCATCTCCGGCATATCAGCCGGTATTTCAAGAGTCAGTTCATTCCAGTCGGGTGTTTGGAGGTGAATTGCGTTGTAGTAAGGGTCACGCATAGTAGTGTCAATTTGATTTTCGCCAATCAATTTTCCTTGCCATTCGCTCAAAGGCATATTGAAGTCCTCATATTTTCTTGCGATAATGTCCTTCAATTCCTGCATCCATTCGTCACTGTATGGTGTTTCAAAATCGGGGTTTGCTTCTTCAAGCCCTTGATAAAAATTGCCCATACCGTCAGCCACCTTCATGTTGCCAGCGGTTGTTTCATCCATGTAAGGCTTCAAATCAATGATGTTGTGCCCTATTCCGCCTCTCGTCATGCCAGTGAAGTCCCTTAACTGCGAAACAGGCAATTTAGAAGACCCAATGGGGATCCCGAACACACCGTGTTCACGACCGAGTATTTCGTTGTGAGGCATGGTGCTGATGAGTGCGTGTTGGTGGTCGCCCATTTCGGAGGGCTTTAGGGGTTCACCAGCAGGAACATGCCCGCCGTGATAAGCAAAACGAGGTTGCGCCTTCAAGAGTTCAAAGGCGGAGTCAAAGGCGTTCATTATGACCCCTCCATGTCCAGCCGCCCCTCATATTGTCGTAATTCTCATACCAATTGTTTGTATCGCCACCCCTTTCTATCCACGGTGGGGAGTCAGTTAGTGGGGGGAGTTTCTTAGAAGCCACTGCCCCGTCCAACCAGTTCTTGATTTCGGTTGCCTCATCATATCCCTGCGTTTCCCAAAATCTAAGCAAACCAACAATTGAAGCCGGTGAAGAAGGATCGAAGTCAAACGAGGGGTGCAATCCACTCTCACGCACACGCCGCACGGCTTCTCGGAGAAGGGAGTGATACGGGGCGGTTTGTGCCGAAATACCTGTCGCCATTTGGTCGGCAATATCACGGTCATACCCTTGATTCCTCGCCCAAAGCCTCCTTGCGTGTTTGCTTTGGTTATCATCCGGCTTCAATTTGACACCCCAATGGTTCAATAAATCATACATGTCCGTTCCTAAACCAAGACCGTGCAATTCTCTTGGGAGTATAGGCATGGGGACTGACCGTTCATCATCGCTTAGTCGTCCCCAATTCCGACCAAACGGATCTGTTTCATTGAAGAACGCTGTCCCTCCCACCTTTTCTTGATCATCTCCATACTCGGCCAGCACTTCACGGCTGGTGTCCATCGTTTCGGCGAGGGCGTCGGCCTCTTCTTCGCTCATAGGTTGAGTCACGGACAATTCACCGCTTTCTCGCATGTAGGGGGACATGCGTTTCGCTCCCTCAATGTCAGCCTCGTTTGGTTTAAGAATGTGGCGAATCCACTTATCCATGCGTAAATCGTAGCGTTCTCCGGTTTCGGGGTGAATCCACTGTGCTGACGCCTCACCGTCCATTGTATCGTTTTCGTGCGCCCTCCATCCGGGCGTCCAAACAGGTTCAGTCACCGTGTCCCAGTCAATGGGCATCTTGAGAAGGGTGAAGGCTTGATCAAATGCGGTCATTCGTAGTCACCCCCTTCCCCCTCCATCTCACGCCAGTATTGATCACCTTGTGCGTCTTCTAATGCTCGGCCTTCTTGAGAGCGACCTTGCTCAACGAACAAATCCCACGGCGATACACCGTCGGGGCAACGATGTCTGTTCTCCCACCTGTTCACTTCATCTCCATAGTCCTCGTCGGGGGCTTTTCCGTGTATAAGGTGGCGTTTAGGTGGCTGATCTAAATGCTCATGCGTTAAACCATCCGTTAGATTTTCGCCGCATCTTTCACATACAATTTCCGCCACACCTCTTGTCATAACAGGCGAAGGGCGTGTTTCACCTGTGGGTGTTGCTCTATCGGGTTTGTGTTTGTTATTGTTAAAGTGTGGGTAAAACGAAGTCCAATCCATGTGGTAAAATTGGTTGTCATACTGCATCGCTTCCACCACATCGGGAATATGGGCGTAGGGAACAAAACCTGTTTTTAGAAGATTGAATGCCCTGTCAAATGCGCTCATCTCTTCACCGCCCGCATAAACCGCCCCTTTGTTTCTCGCACCTTATTGGTGAGCGCGATCCGCAAAGTCGGGTTCTTTATGCGGCTTGCCAGTTCAACAGCAGGTTTCAGTGTTTCGGCACAAACGGCACAGGGGATGTTTCTTTCCTCCGCCCATTGAACGAGGTCTTCGGTCGCCAAATTAGCACCGGACTTCGCCACGAACGGACAACCACCCAATCCACCGATGCTGGCGTCAAACTCTCGGACACCGTGAAGGTATGCGGTTTCAATGTTCAACCATAGATGCCGACCAACATGGAGGTGCATGGCTATGTTTCGTGTCAAATCATGGGCGATGTCAAGAGCAAGAGCGATGTCAAAGGGTGATGCAGTGCCGTCAGTGTCGCATAACACGATTTTGTCCCCGAATCGCAAGCCCGTTTCAATTGCGTCATACAATTCCTCTATGCAACCACCAAAGGCCATTGAAATATACACCCGAACATCGGAGGTCGGAACACCCACAAGGGCTTCTTCATACCCTGCGATGATCTGTTCCAGTGTCAAACCGTAGTTCTCACGGTTAAAATCACTGTTCGGAGAGTAAAATATGTTGAAATTGGTCGCCCCAACCGCCTTAGCACGGTCGATCCCACGCTTGTTGGGCACTAACACTGAATGTTTGACACTATATGAAGTATTGAGCCTAACAGCAGTAAATACCTCTTCGGCGTCAGCCATATTGGGAACTCGCTTCGGATTCACGAATGAGGTCACTTCTATGTCCTTGAGGCCAGCATCCTCAAGCAATTTCACCAATTCAATTTTTTCGGCGGATTTTACCTCATGCTTGAGGTTTTGGATCCCATCACGGGGGCCAACCTCAAAAATGGTAATACCCGCCATGTTCGTCTGTAAAAGCACCAAACAAAAAAACACTTCGCTCAAAGAGGGGTGGTTCACCACGATTCGTCGCCAATCGGAGGTAGGCTGTGAAGGTAGCGTGGGATGCCGTGAGGTAGTGGTGAACCAATTGCTCTCAAGGTGTGTTTTGTTATGAAAATTACGGAGGGTTGTCAGTCCTGTCAATACTGACAAAAAAAGTTCTCAATTTTTTTCCGAGTAGCGTCTGTGGTTAGGGAGGCCGAGCAAAAAAAAAAAAAAATGTGCCCACCAGCAAGCCGGTGGGTGTTTTTTTTTCGCTCCCTGCGCCCCAATCACACACCCGCCCAGCATCACACATGGCTCGCAGTGCATCGTTTGGGGCTGGCTGGGTGTATCACACATCAATAGGGCTGGCTGGGCGCACGCCCAGCCCTCCCGTCGCACAGGCTCGCTGTCATGCGTTCTGTGGCCCACTCACACGCTGTTTTGGCCTGTTGGCTGGGTCAAACGGCCATTTCAGCCTGTTTTGGCTGGTTGTCGCTCGCTGTCGCACTCATGATCGACCCTTCGTTCGGTGTGCATTTGAGTGTGTGATTCGGCGTGTTTGCATGAAATCACACACCACCACCCACCCACACAGCAGATCCGTGCGACAAAACCGCCTCGCCGAGCCTCCACGCAGGGTGTCGTGAGGGTGTTCTTTTCGGTGTGCTGGTCGCACATTGATGTGTCCTGCTGTTTCAGTGTCATGTGTGCCGTGCATGAACTCATGCTCATGTCCCATGTGTCATGTCATGTATCATGTGTTGAACTTTCATCACTTTCTTCACTTCTCTCTCTCTTCTTCTCCCCCTCTCTCTATGCCTCTCTATGGCCCTATGGGGGCACTGATGAATGAAGAAAGTGAGGATAGTGAGGGAAGTGCCCCAGCGGTGTCAAATCGTGGCTGTAAAAGCCCCTCCTGCGAACCGTTGAACTGCGGGTCTGTATGAGCCGTGCCTTCATATAGGCCGGAGTGGGTGGATGAGCCATGTCGGAAGAGAACGCCACATTGAAGCCAGCCGCTAAACCAACCCTAAACGCCGCACTGCGTGATTGGATGCCGAGTGAAGACCACAACGGAAACCCACCATCACCGGAACAAACGGACATCATGTCGTATGCAATCACCATGATTCACTCCGGCCACCCGATTTCATCAGTGATTGAAGCCGTCGCAGGATCTGGCAAAACCACCCTGCTCCGAATGCTGTTTGCTATCCTCGCCAAAGCCCACTGTGCTGGCTATCAATACAGCCTCACCACCACTGCCCTCAACACCACGACAACCGCTGTCGTCCTTGATGCTATGAATGCCGAGAAACCCGACGGTGCTGACTGGACATCGGGTGGTGGGACAGGCA